TTAGTTCTTCATCATTAAGCCGTGATCATCGTCATGATGCTGTAATTCTTTGCAATAATAATCTGTTGCTATATCAATAAGCGGGATGTTACCGAAGGATTCCTCGACGATAAATCCTCTAACTGTGACCTTATTTACCTGTTCTTCCGGCATTTTATCATCTCCTATAAACATTTTCTCCTTTTCTTTGGTTTGTTATACTTTCGAGCATGGTGTTAATTACATATTCACGCCTATTGCTTTTACCGAACATTTGTTCTATAATGAGTTTGAGGTGATACTATGTACGACCCCATCAGCGGCAACGCCGCGTATGCAAAGTATTCTCCGGTTACTCTGCCGCCGATTGAACAGCGTGCAGGGTTTGCCGAAGTTAGTGTGACACTCAATCCGCACACATCACAACCAGAACTGATAAGCTATCTCAACAAAGGCTATCGTATACGTCTCGTCACCGGCTGCATGTTTAATAAAGACCTTCGTGCCACCGAGTATGGGGTCAAAATCGGCAATCATCGGACGAAGGTTTGGAAAACGCCCGAGGGCGTGTGGTATATCCATCCCAATAGGTGAGGCACCCTTTTCGGGTGCCTTTTTTTACGGATACAGCGAACCTTGACGAATTTTAGAAAATGCGGTATGATTGGTATTGCACCACCAGAATCACCCGCAATTCGGCGGGTTTTCGCAGTCCCACAACGACTGCGTCGCCTTCTGTAAAAGGAGGTTAATATGAGAGATTTCCGATCTAAGGTTCGCTGTTCCGCTGCTACGGTAGCGTATGGAGTGCTTGCGGCCGCCCTTTGGGACGCGCTAAAATTCTTCATCGGACAGCTTACTTGAAGTCTCTTCGGTGCTTGGAGCGGCTTTGCCGCTCCTTTTTTCTTCTTGAATCGCTGTCTTTGTTGTTTGCGATCTCTAAGGCAGTCGTAAGCACGTTGTTTTTAATTGCCAGTGGAGCCGAGGCCGCCGGTTCTCTTCCCTCTTGGTTCGTCATCAACCGTGACGCCGTAAGGAACGAACACGCCCTGCATGAATCGGTCACCCGCTCGCAGATGCATTGTCTTGCCTTCGCGGCTGTCGTTCGTGATCTTTGCCATGATGTGGCCTTCGTTTTCGGCGTAATAGTAATCACTATCAATAACGCCTGTGCCATTGTCAAGCTGCATACGGTACTTGAAGCCCATACTGGAGCGCGGGAAAATCAGCAGCACCCAGCCTTCTTCAATCTGGCAGCGCATGCCGGTCGGGATCAGTGCCGACTCGCCCGGTTCAAGGATGATGTCATACGGCACGCGGAAGTCGTAGCCTGCACTGCCTTCGGTCGCGCGATCAGGGAAAACGAGGTCGCGCCACATATCTTCGATGCAACCCTCCGAAATGAGCGGGTTGCATTTTTTTACGTCTGCCGTGAACTGCGGATAGCTCACGGTGTCAAATTCTGCTACGGTTAAATACAATGGTTGTCCTCCCACAAGGTAATTTTCCCGCTCGTCGCGGTCTTTTTAATATCAATTACGCGCTGGTTGGTACTTCCGACCCACGGCGCGTTTACGTCTCTTTTGGTCTCCAGATATTCTCCATCGACAAGGACATCGGCCAGTTCCACAACAGGTAAAGTGCAAACCTGCTCATACGAATAGCCAGTATACAGCCAAATGGTCTTATCCGGAAACTCTTCACGGATTGTCTGGAGCAAGCGAGTTACCGCTCCACGATTACCCGGGAACAAAGGGTCGCCGCCAGACAGTGTAATTCCGTCGATATAATCTTTCTGAAGCTCTACACGAATCTCGTCCATCGCTTCTTTGTCAAATGGGATACCAGACATCTGTTCCCATGTCTGTGGGTTCTGGCAGCCGGGGCACGCATGAGCGCACCCCGATACCCATAATACGACACGCAGGCCGGTTCCGTTCAGCATGTCATCCTTGGTAATGTTATGATAATTCATGCTTCACCTCTTACATGCTGACGCGGTCTTTGATTTCTGCGTTCTTAGCGTCGTTGTATCGTGTCTTGCCGTGAACACGAGTATAACCAAGATAGCCATTCATCCTATCAATCTTTGTGACGTCAGTCGATCCGCACTTCGGGCAGACATCCATATCAAGCTGTTCATACCCGCACTTCTCACAGTACGCCAACGACAGATTTACACCTTCATAGAATCCCAGTTTCATCGCTCGGCGAATCAGCGAACGGATGGCACCTTTGTTGTAAGATACCGGGTATCGACAATACTGGATTTTGCCGCCATTGAACAAATCCCAGAAGCGATTTTCGAGATCCTGCTTCTGTGGCGGAGTAATGTCCTCCCATACACCGCAATGGAAGCTGTTTGATACATACGGTCGGTCGGATACGCCCTTTACGATGCCATACTTCTTGCGGAACTGTTCAATCTGTAATCCACAAAGGGACTCGGCTGGCGTTCCGTAGAGAGCGTACAGAATGTGGTCTGCCTTTTTGAACTCCTCGGCCTTCTTGTTGATGTACTGCATCACTTCCAGCGCGAACGCGCCATCCTCGACGATAGACTTGCCGTTATACAGCTCCTGCAGTTCATTCAAAGCAGTAATACCGAATGATGCGGTCATTGGCGGGAGCAGCTTGCCAATCTTCTCCTCTGGTTCAAGATGGCCGCCAAGGAAGCCTCCCTGACAGAAACCAAGTGGATTGGTAGAAGCCTTCTTCTCGGCCAGATAATCGTAGGTCTTCTTATGGAGATTTCGAATCATCTCGAGGTAGTAGTCAAGCACCTCGTAGAAGTCGCGGTTCTCCTGACGGGACTTTGCCAAAATCATCGGCAAATGAAGGGAAATTGCGCCAAGATTAAATCGGCCAACGAAGACGGGCTTGTCGTTCTCGTCTTCTGGGTGCTCTCCTCCTCGTTCAAACCAAGGCGAGAGCGAAGCTCTGCACAAGCGGACTATGCCGCTCAGACTATATCATAGCTGTTAGGTCAGCTTTCCGCGCTTCCACAGCAGGATTTTCACCTACTGTGTACCCTACTCGGTTACTCTCTGAGGCAACCCTACTTTCACCTCAGATACCCTTTCGGTAGTCGTTTCACATTTTCATAGCACAGCGATTATCTTGCTTTCACAAGCCTTCCCTGTTAGCAAGGACGTTAACGAGTCATTTCCTACTCACACTAAACGCCGCCCTCACACCCTGCATTTGCAGGTTCGCGGAATTTTACATGGGCTACGGTGCTTTTCTCAACCCATGAGTGACACGACACGGCCATACTTCTTATACATAGAAGGAATATAGCCCTCGCCGGTCAACGAAAGAAAATCTGGATACATGGCCTTGGTACTGCAATCTACTCCACACTCAAAGACGTCTTCCATCGGTTTCCCTTCTCCATGAAGCTCCTCATCATAAAGGAACGTCAGTTTCGGGAACAGCACTGGCTTTTTATGCCCAGCAGCTCCCTGTCCGCCTGCTCGAACGTTCATACAAGTCATGGATGCCATTCGGCCGAAGCGAGAATTGTCAAGACCAAACGAAACCGCAATGAACGGATAATCACCGCGACTGGAACCAACCGTGTTGAAACGATATTCCCAAGACTGGAATCCCTGTTCCATATCACGCTGAACCTTCTTCACAGCATACTCATCGGCGGCGGTCAGTACATCCTCGTGGTCGCCAAGATTGTTGTAAACCGCAATTTCTGTGTACTCCTCAAAGTATTTCTGGTACGATTTTTCGGCATAAGGAGCCAAAATCTTGTCTACTTCAGGGATGGTGAATCCGCCATACTGACAAGCGGCCGCGCTGATTGCAACATCGGAGATAACATCGAACGCCACGTCAAGCGTCTTTGGCTCGTTGTACCAGACATTGCCCATCTCAAAGCCGCCAGTCAGGACATTCTCCATGTCGAAAAGGCAGCAATTCATCGTGTCAAGTCGCGCAGATCGGTCATGAATGTAGATGTAACCGTCTTTCATAGCCTCGCGCTCTTCTCGGTTCAAGAAGAACTTCTTATATAACGCACTGGACAGCTCATTGTAAATCAAACTGCGCTGAGTCGGAACCAGAGCGGAATCCGTGTTGGCATTGTTTCGGTCGCCGATATAGCGAATTGCCTGACTCTTGCGGTAGACATCATCGAGCATATGGACAAAATCCTGCTTGTAGTTGCGATAATCGCGATAGCACTTGGCCACATCTGGAGCTACATCGTCCAGAGCTCTCTCGACTGCATTGTGTACGTTTGCAACCGGAGCAACGTCCCCGCCATGCTCTGCAAGGTGAGCCAACGTCAAATCAACAACGCGGCGGCATTGTTCATCGGACAGGTCATACATAGCACGATTAGCGGACTTACGAATCGCGGAAACGATCTTTTGACTGGAGAACGCTTCGATAGAACCATCTTTCTTCTGGATTTTTAGCATAGGCACCCTTCTTACTTAACTTCCTCGCGGCGTTTTTCAAAGTAGCCGTCTTTTACCTTTTCGATGAAATCGCTGGCCTGCTGTTCCAGATCCTGCATCGTACCGTTGTTGACAATCGTATAATCGTAATCATACTGATCAACATCACGGTCGGCGTGGTTGCTCTGGATTGGCTCGTAACCCGGTCGCTTAATCAGCAGTGTCAGAGCGTCAAAACGTTCCTTGGCTCGCTTAATCTCCTCCGGTTCGCGGATGTGCATGAACAGCATGACGTTGTCGTGATCCTTCACCCGATTGAATTCCTTGGTCAGATACTCAAGCGGCGTGTCGGAATACTGCGTCGACAGGTCTTTCAGGTCAGACAAGAACTTTCTGGACTTGTCGTCCTTCTCACCGTTCCAGCCAAGCCGTCGAGCGACTTCCTTGATGATATCTACAGAGCTGATCTGTGAGATCAGCATATCGTAGAAATAAGCCCGGTCTCGGCACAAAGAACAAAATGTGTCCTTTCCGCTTCTCGCGGGCCCATTTACAATGATAATATGTGCCAACTTATTCTCCCTTCTGGCGGGTCTTCGGATGTCCACATGTCATGACACCCTCGGGACAAGAGCCGGAAACACACGGTGCACCGGCGTTTTCAAAGATAGTCGGCGCAACCTTCTGGCATAAAACTAACATTTGCTCCGCCAGCTCTCTAATCTCGTCCTGTGCGCGATTACAGCACCGTAGAGCGAAGAAACTGAGCAATTCGCGTGCATTCATGGTTACAGAGAACGACGTTCCTGCGGCATTTGGGAGCACGCAGCGGGCATTCTCGTTAGCGTATTTTTCAGCCGCCGAGCGATCCTTCTTGTACTGCTTATACAGCGCTTCATCCTCGTTTTTCTTCTGCTCCATAATGGCGTCAAGCTGTAGATAGAAGAACTGGCCGTTGTTGCGGAACTCGATATTAAAGTCGCCGATTGCGTACTGCGCGTACTTCTCACGGAGCTTTTCGCTCATGAGCGTTGCGTGAATGTCGCTGTAGGTCGCTCTGATCGTCTCCATGCAGTTCTCGAACATCAGCTTGGCGGCCAGATTATTCTTTACAGCCTCCGGCATCACGAACTCTGGCTTTGCCATATTGACATAGCGCTGACTCTGCACCGAAAAGGATGCGATACGGTGGCGCGTAATCTGTGCAAGCAGAGAGCGGGATACTCCGTCGATACCGAACGTAAAGGACGCATGCTCCAGAACAGAAGTATGGCCGGAACGCTTAATCTGCCGGATGAACTTTGCCGCCTGTTCCGGAGTAATGTCCTCCAGAATATCCGCAGCCGTGCCGGAAGAGTAACAACCCTTGCCGGCCGCCGCGACAACAAGTTCCGGCATTGGTGTCCAAGCGAGTAACTTTACGTTCATGCGGTCACCTTCTTCTTGCGCGGTGCGGTAATCTTGAGCCAGCTCTTTGGGAACGTGTAGTTCTTGGAGCCGTTGCACTCAACGCTTAACTGAACTTCGTCAGGATGATCGGCGCAGAGCTTGTCCATCTTCTTCTGGAGCGCAGGGTCATAGGTGAACACATGTGCTGTGTCGTCCTGCTGGTTGTAGTCTACGATGGTTTCCATCGCGGTCTTTGACATTTCTTCCATTCTCATCACTCTCTTTCTTAAAACAGGTCGTCGATTTCGCGGATGCCATTAAACAAGATGGCACATTCTTCGCAGCAAAACAGGTTGCTGTCTTTATCTTTCCAGAGTTCCCAATCCGGAGACAGCTCATTGCCGCAGTTTTCACAGCGGCCGATAATCTCCGGAACATAATCGGGATCTCGTGGGTTCTTAGGGTTTGGGAATTTAGGAATCATACGGCGTACTTTGAGTCCTCCGGAGTTTCCGCGTAGAACGGGTTCTGCGTAATCGGCGGATAATAATTTCCGTACTGGTTGTCGTCTGTCTCATCCGTAGTGGTCGTCGTTCGAGAGACAACCTTCCCGTCCTTGTCCAATTCTTCGATGATTTCTACTATGTGTCGCTTAATCATGTTTTCCTCCTTAGCCGACCAGATGATACTGATCAAGATACCAATAGCCGGATTTGTTCTTCGTGCATCGGTCAACGTAAATGATGCTGCCGTTTTTGATTGGATTCTGGTCGTACTGCCGCGATCGAAGCGTCAATCGAATGCGCTTACCAGAACCAAGTGACTGTGTAAAGCAAGCATAACCCCACGGTTTTCCGGTGTCTTTACTCAAAAGTGGCCGGAAATCCGACACGAGGACAAGTCTGCGGTCTTCTTCCTTGCCTGTCCGGATGTCCACATACCCGAGAATTTCCTGCTGGTTCTCAATCTTCACTCGGAACGGAAGGTCTTCGATGCCTGCCGCCAGTACGCGGTCTTCACATTCTCGGAGCACCTGAGCGACGATTCGCTTCAGTTCCTCAGCAATTTTCTGTTCGACAGCGATAAGCTGTTCTTCCAGTTCCGGTGTTGGGTTCTTTTTAAGAGCAGCCGCGAGCTGCTTTTTTTCGTCTTTCAAGGCACTCATTTGCAGGCTCGTGAACGTGTATCTTGTCGCTGGTTGACCGTCCTTCTTGAGACCGTCGGCGTACTTCGGCACAATATCAGCCAGAAAGCTGTTATCAACACGCTCTCGCGGCATGGATGCTTTTGCGCCGTACCCGAACTCCTCGCACAGGGCGATGATGTTCAGAACCTCTCGGTCGTTGCCGTAGCTTGAGAAGTAACTGATCTGAGCCAGCGGTTCAGTCGTGGACTTCATAATGCTCTTTGGTCGGAGAGCCAGAAGAACGTCGGAAAGGTACTTCGGCGGCTCTTGTCCGAGTTCATAAAGAGCAACGGCGGCGGCCTTATTGAATCCCTTGATAGAGGTCAGCGCGTTGCTGATTGCGTTGTTATCTTCGTCTGCGGTTACCTTTCGGTTATCCTGACCAAATTTGAACGGCGGGAACTTGATATTAAAGTAGCTTTCAGCCTCATCCTTAGCAGCGGCGAGCTTGTCCTTGTCGCCCTTTTCGTCCATGATACGCATGAAGGTTTCATAGAACGCGAGAGGATGATGCTGTTTGAGCCATGCACCGTATAAGGAATCGAGGGAAACACAATAGGAGTGGCTGTTCGATGTCACAATGCCGGTATCAGTTACAAAGTTGTGATACGGCGAAAGCATCTCAACATCGTACACGCGCTCAACGCATTTAGGTTCAATACTTACGATCTTAGATCTAAGCGTAGGAATCCCTTTTTCGTAGCGGCCAGTTCGTCCATGTGCGTAGTGGATTTTCTTATGACAACTAACACAGCACCAGAGGAAATTATCTTCTGTGTTATGGGTGCGATTAAAATCCTTATGATGAAGTTCAAACCGGCAGTCCTCTGTGTAGGACTTTCCGCAAACCTCACACGCACATCCTTCTCTCTTTCGTTCCTCTCGCACTCGGTTATACACAACACTGGGTCCATCCGGGTGGGTTTGGAATCCCATCTGTCCCGGTTTTGGGATATTCGACTCGTAATTTCCATTAGTAAATGTATACTTATGTGTGTTCTTTTCATACGCTCCCAACACATAAAGTTCATCGCCTACGACGAGTTCTTTAAGTTGTAATTCGCCCCGGATTGTTGGGAATTTATGATTGTCCGTGCAGTCGATGTGAGATCCGTTCTCAAGGGTGACTCGATATGTCTGACGCTCGCCTGCGTATGAAATATCCACAATGTTATTCTCATGGATTTTCCCGTCTTCAAACATTGATAACCCACAACCATACGTTCGCATATATTTACTACGCAATGGTAAGTGGTTTGTTCGCTTAGCGTAATCTATATCGTTTCTTATCAGGAACATTTCTTCGATTGTTGGTTTGTAGGGGTGCCCTCCCCCGCTACCACGACGAATCTTCGTATCGCCGGACACACAGGCGTTGAACGAATAGCTCGCCGAGTCTTCGATAATCTTCCAGACCATATCAGTTTTCTCAAGAGCCGTCTTTTCGTCCAAGTGTTCTTGCTCGATCAGCTTCTTAGAGAACCCGTCGATGAATCGTTCGCGATACGCGAGGACTTTTTCCTTGCGCTTCTTGGCTATATTCTTAACCGCTGCGTAGCATTCCTTCATCGGAAAACCAGCGAAGTTCAGCGCCGCCATCTGCTGTTCCTGATACAAGCAGAATGACTGCGGCAGCTCATCGGTACGGAGAAGCTCATCGAACGGTTTAACGTCATACGAGAAATCCTGCCTGCTCTCGAAGGTCTTGTACATCGACTTGAAACCCGGGCGAATCGCGGCGATGAACGCGCAAAGCTCGGAGATATTGGTCGGCGCGTAGACTCCGACACGGCTGGCAGTTCCCGGCTGCTCGACCTGATTGATACCAAGCGTACAGCCCTTACGATAGATACCCCATACCGGGTCATCCGGTGGACACATATCGAGGAGTTCGTTTACCGTAGGAACTTTTAATCCTGCGCGGTGATAGCCTCGGTTGATAAGGTCAACCACAGCAACACGGAGCAAGTCGTTCTTCAGAAAGTGATTCTTCTCCGCCCAGTGGCCATCCATCGCGCAGCAAATCTTGTCTTTAATCTTCACAAGACCAATCTTTCGGCGGATGCTGCCCTGATACAACAGGAACGCGCACGGTGCCGGAGACCAACTCGTGATAATGCCCTGATACTCGGTCGAGCGGAGGTAGACGTCATGGAATCGCTTGTCGATGTAGTCCATGATATCGATAGTGTCCTTCTCTTCCTCATCAACGGTATGGAGTTTGTTCTCATATCGTTTAATCTGGGCGGACACTTCATTCGCCGTAGCAAAGTCAATATTCTGCGACTTCGCAAACATCTTCCACGCAGCTGATGCTTTTTGCGTGCCGTAAGCAAGCATCTGAACTGCATGGTCACGGCCGCAGACCTGAGCCTGGCCTTCCGCAAAGATATCCTGCTCCGCTACGTTCTGGTCAAGATCGGGGATACTCTGCGTTTCGAGGATACGTTCTGCGGTCATAAAGCGTTCGGGGTACATCTTTACTTTGGCTGCAATTCGGTCAACCTCGGTAAAGCCGAGCAGCTTGTTTGTAAAGAATCCAACACAACTGCCACGACCAGTAGTAGTCAAGTGACCGCCGAGCTCTTTTCCTCGCTTCATGATGTAATAGTCATCAATGAAGTAGTCGCTCATTCTGCACTGCTTAACAGTATCGGTTTCTTCCTTAATAGCCTGCTCATACACCGGATACAGACTCGGGTCAACCTCTGGTTTATACGCTTCCCAGCCCTGCTGAACAAGCCGCATATACTCAGCATCTTTCTGCTCCTGTGTCCATTCCGGATGAAGGGAGAACAGTTTGGTGCTGTCGTCAAAGATATCACATTCGTACTCCTCTACTTCGAGGAAACAGTTTGTCCGATCGATTGCCTCCGTGATCTCAGCTTCTGTCAAGACACCCTGCTCGCGGAAGCGTCGGACGGCAGTGTCGCCATCCGGGTAATCCATGAACCATTCTTCCTCGTCGTCGTAAGCCTTGCGGTCTTCCTTAGAAACAAGGAAATCGGAGCGGAGTTCTGCGCCGTTTTCTTCGATGTAGTGACTGTCGCAGCCCATAATAATCGGCGCGGGAATCTCTTTTCGCAGATTCAGAATGTAACGGTTCAGCTCTTTCTGCCGTTCAGAGAGGTGGTATTGCACCTCAAACATGAAGTTGTCGCCGTGTTTGTCGTACAGCTTCTTCCAAAGAGCCTTGAGTCGCTCTTCTTCGCCGAGATACTTCCATCCGGCAACGCAGGCAGTTGTAATCCAAACGTCGCCCGCCGGAAGCAAGTCGAGAAGCTCTTCATCCAGTCGCGGCTGGTAGTAGAAACCATCCTCGTTCGCCTGACTGAGAACCTCGTTAATCCATTCGCGGCCGTTTTCATTCTTCGCGCCAATCCAAATGTGGCAGTTGGAGCGATCTTCTTCGTGACGATCCCAGACCCAGTAAGCCTCAGCGGCGAACAGGAACTTCAGACCGTACTGCTTTGCGAGGTCGTAGCACTCGATATATCTCCCCTGCCAGCCATGCTCGCAGCTGGACAGAATGGAATGTCCGAGCTCGACGGCACGCTTGGCGTAATCCTCGTAGGTCACGACCGAGTCGCTGACGCGAGGGTTACTGTAGGTTGTGTGTTTGTGGTAGTTCTGAAAAATTATGATAGCCGCTCCCTTCGCTGATACAATTCATTCCAAACTTCCGCTCCATTGTCTACGGGAGCCATCTTTTCGCCCAATAGGTTGTCACGGTTACGAACCCAATCCACCCCGCAAAAACGTTTCAGCTTTTTGATTTCTCCATCCTGCCGCGGGTCAACCTCCTCGTCGAATGCGATGACAATACGGACGCCCAGTTGCAGGAGAATCTTGGTCTGGTAAGGGTTGATGTGTGAGGTCAGTACGGCACAGCAGTTATCGAAACCGTAACCGGCGGCCTTGAGAACGGACTTAGCGCCCTCAAACAGGATGACCTCTTTCTTCCGGAGGATTGCTTCGCGGTTTTCGTAAAGCCCGAACAGCGTGTCGAGCGCTCCGAGCTTTACGAGATAGGTGTACTTGCGGAGTTTTTTCTCCTTAAAATCAGGGTCGAGTGTGCGTCCGCAGATACTGAAAATCTGGCCGTCGGGCAGTCGAATCGGGTGAACGATACGATTTGACAGCGCATCATAGCGGTAGCCGAAGCGCTTCATCTGGTCGAGAGGGATACCCTCATCGAGCCAAGACTGGAACTTCTCCGGTCTCCACTCGTACTGTTCCATCACATTTTCCCCTAGGATTTTGTGTGGTTCACACACATTTTTCTGTTCTTTTCGCGGCGCGTACTTCTTGAGAGCCTGTACAGCCGCCAGATGGGTGGACGGTAGTGACACACCCTCTGTGATTCCGGCGTAGGCTTTGAGTCGCTTGACCGCTTCTCGCAGAGAAACGTGGTTATACAACACCTCGAAATCGGCAACATCGCCGCGAGCTCCGCAGCCGAAGCAGTAATACAACCCTTTGGAGCGCGTAATCGTGAAGGATGGTGTGTTCTCGTCATGAAAGGGACACAGCGCGACGTATTCGTTCTCGCTGCGCCGCTCTACTTCGAGGTACTGGGAGATGTAGTCCACGATATCAATTTGTTCTACCACATCTCTGATTTCCATAGTTACTCCTTACCTTTAATATGGGGCGTATGGGTCGTGCTGCTTGGCAGCCTGTTTGTAGGAAACAAGGTTGCCGTTAAACTGCAGGTCGATATACTCATTAGGGGACATCTGTTCGCCATTACGGTTTAGAACTACGCGGAGCTTCTTGTTACCGCATTCGATTCCGTCTTGACTGATCTCCTGCGGGGTTTTGTTGTCCAACATTATAATAGTAGAAGCATTACGCGCGATTTTAGCACTGTCGGCCAGCTTCCCGGTTGATGTCGCTTGTGCCGCACCAAGCCCAATTAGACCCATATCACCGCAAAGAACATTTTTGACCATATCAACCAGCCTACCCATGACCTGGTAATTTTCGTAGGCCCCGCTCTCGTCCCCTGAAGACTTAAAATAATCCACTATCAGAACCTGCGTCCCCTGCGAATGAATCGACTTCTTAACCGCTGCATAAATTCCGTTCGGTTCAAAAATCGGCATATACTTGTGGGTGAACTTTCTGGTTTTGAGCCAGCTTCTCGCCCGTTCAAGACGGTCATTCTCCTCGGCAGTATATTGACCGGAACAAATGCGACTGTATTCGATGCCGGTTAGATTCGACATAAGGCGCTGCGTGAACATACGAGAGCTTAACTCGCTGTCCAGATACAGAACGCTGTAGTCTCGCTTCAAAAGGTCAACCGCTTCGTTCAATAAAAACATACTTTTACCCTGCTTAGCATTCGCGCCAACGATCACTAATTCGCCTGCTTCGAGCTGAACGTAGTTGTTCAGCGCCGGGAACTTAAACGGCACGCCGGCCATTCCATTATTCTGGCGGTCTACGATCTCCTGCCAGAGCTCGTCAACGACGTCCTTATAAGCCGGCAGCTCGTTAGTCGAAGAATAATCCATAAGCACGCCATCCAGAATGTTATAGATCTTTTCCTCGATATGGTCTTCGTTCTCGCTGAAGCAAAGGTTCTGGCACTCGGCGAGCTTCTTATAAGCGTCGCGCCGGAACGCTTTATCCAACACGTTGTTGACCGCAAGCATATACTCAGCAACCGAGCTGCGGGCAACCATACGGCTCATCTCCATCAGCTCGTTTAGTTTGCCGGGAGTGAACTCTTCCGCCCACTTTTTCATGTTTTCCTTGGAGTTTAGAACGTTCATAAGGTTGTAAGGATCAACCTTTTCGACGTTGTTCTTCGCAAGTTCTGTAATCGCATAATAGAGGCAGGCGTTCTCCGGATCTGTGAAATGGCGGGGCTTTAAGTTTTCCGAATGGAAGCAGAATTCCGGATGAATGAACAATGTTGAAATAACACCGGCTTCGCTTTCAACACTTTTAATGTCGTTTACGTTGTTTACGTTCAAATTTAACCTGCTTTCTTACTCTTCTTCTCTTTCTTCGGTTTCACATAAGCGGAGGACATCGGGCAATGAGAACGCACGGAGCAGATTTCAGAACAGAAGAAGTCAGCCTTTCCGGCCTTTTTCGCATCCTTGGCAGACTTGAAGTTCTCACGCGCCTTGATGGAATGCTTGTCCAACCACTCCTCGGTTTCGCAGGCGGTCTTTACGGACTCGATGAAGTAATCCTTAGCCGCGATGCAGTCCTCTGCTGTGCAAGGCTCGATGTAATGCTTCTGCCCTCGAAACAGGTCGAGGTCTGTATAAGCCGGCCAGACGCCCATCTTCTCATGAACGAGGTAGCCGTAGAACTCAAGCTGTTTGCGGTACTTCTTCTCCTCTGATTTGCTGGCGAACTTCTTCTTACTCTTATGGTCTACGATGATGTACTCGCCGGTCTTTTTGTTCTTGACCAGCAGGTCGATATAACCGATGACCTTGAAGCCTTCGATCTCCGCCTTCATCTCAAGTTCTACACCGATGACTTCATAGTTCGGCGAAAGCCCCTTAAAATGACGGGCGAACGCGAGACCGTCCTCATAGTAGGATTTCTCAAGGTCTACATAGCGGTTAAACGGCCACTTGAGCGTGATCTTGGAATCGTAATCGGTGAGATACAGTTCCAGAAGCTCCTCCGGCTGCATGATTCCTTTGAATACCATTTCGAGCCATTCGTGCATCTGGCTGCCGTACTGAGCGAATACGTTTTCGTCCTGTTCAATCCTCGGCTCAGCGAGCCGCTGAAGATAGAAGCCGTAGGGGCATTCGTGCGCTTGCGTCGCAGAAGACCAGCTCCAGACTCTATTCTTCAGCTTTTCGGTGAATTCGCTCACTTAAAACAGTACGTCGTCGGACTCAACCGGGTCGCCGGAGTAGCCCTCGTCAATACTCGGCTTCTGGTTGCCACCGTTATTCTCGGACTTGCTGCCGCAGAAATTTACCTCATCGGCATGAAGCGACCAAGCAATGCGGTTGTTGCCGTCCTTGTCCACAAACTTACGGGACTCCATAGCGCCGGAAACAGCGATAGAGCTGCCCTTCTTGAAATACTTGGCCACGAACTCAGCGGTTGCGCCGAAAACGGAAATGTCGAAAAAGTCGGTCGGGCGATTGCCTTCCTTGTCACGGTAAGTACGGTCTACAGCAACAGAAAAGTTACATACGGCAGTACCTGCGTTGGTGGACTTGAGTTCCGGGTCGCGGGTCAGGCGGCCAATAATTACAATCTTGTTCAAATTTATATCTCCTTCTTGGTTGTTTTACTTCATTGCCTTGATGGCGGTGGTAATTTCGGTGCAGAGTGCAATGGTCGGGATTTCGGTCGGCGAATCGTTGCCGTTGTTCTTCTCAGCAATCAGCGCGTAAATCTTGGCGCGGTCAACGCCCTTCTTAACGGCTGCCTGCGCGGCGGAAACGACCTTCTTACGAGCGTTGGCCAAACCGGTGCGCTCCTTCTTGACGCCTTCCGGCATATCCTCGCCCTCGTACAAAAAGAGCGCCAAGCCATGCTGCGAACAAGCCTTCGCCAGAGCACGCATCTTTGCCTTGTTTGCATCGGTAGAAGTTACGTCCTTGGCCATAATGGACTTATTCTTCATATCCATAATGGCGTAGGTTTCCTTGGCTTCCTTGCCGTCGATGGTCACGCCGACCTCGACCCATGCGGTTCTGCCGTCGTCAAACCACGGACGCGGCTGCGGCGTGCGCTTGACAGTGCGGGACATAACCGGAACGCCGTCCTTGAACTCTGTGGTGGTTTCCTCATACGGCTCCGGCTGACAGGTGTAGACATGATAGGTCGCGTCAGGATAACGCTTCTTGACCTCTGCCCACGCGGCTGCCCAGCTGATGTACGACAAACCGTTCTTCTTCTTTACCTTTCCGGTGACATCTGCGTCATACAGCGTCTGAAAAATGCTCTTTGTTGCTTCGCTCACTTAGCTGCCTCCTGCTTCTTTTCGCGGCGCTTCTCGTACTTCTTCTGGCGGCGCTTCTTAAAATACTCGAGACGCTTCTCGTGCTTCTTCTGGCGGCGCTCCTTATTCTTTGCGAGACGGTTCTCGCTCTGATACTTTGCGCGAGACTTCTGCTTCGCGCTTGGCTTGTGCTTGGGGATACCCATGTTTATCACTCCTTAACTGTGATTCTGTATTTTTAACCCTTTGCCGGGTGTGTTGTCCTTAGTGCTCCACGGTGATTTCGAGCATGTGGCTGGCTTCCATGTCGGCCAACTGAAGCATCGGCACGAGCTTGCACTTCTCGGCTGCCGCGCTCATTGCCCGGTCGCCGCCCTTGACGGCACTGTCAAACCCGTTCATGTGCCAACGGATTGCCAGATATTCGTCTGGCGTCAGCTTCATAAACTGCTGAATAATGAAGCACGACTTCTCGCCATGGCCGCCCGGAAATACCTCATCAAACTTGTACGACATATACTGCTCCCAGCGGCCGTCTGCGTCTTTGCGGAATGCCGGCTGTTTGGAGTAGACGCGGATTTTACATAAATCGTGAAGTAAAGCCGCGATTGTCAGTGTTTCGTCTGTGTACTCGAACTTTTCGTACTTCTGATGAAGAGTCACCAGACAATCATAAACATTCAGCGAATGCTCGCAGAGGCCGCCCTCATAGTTGCCGTGAAATCTGGTGGATGACGGAGCCGTGAAGAAGTCGCTATCCTCCAGATAGGCGATTAGGTCTTCGATGCCGTCGCGCTTTACCTTATCTAGCAGGATCTGCAGAAATCTTTCGCGATTTTCCGCCAACTGTTCCAGGGCTAAAAACTGTGTTTTGTCAGCCATTACTTCTCCGCCTTTCCATAAGCTCGACTCAGCACTTTTTCTAAGCGCTCTTTCAGGTCTTCGACGTTTCTTTTTTCAACCAAGTAGTCAGTGAACGCTCGCGCTACGTCATCTTCTGTATTTTTAATCTCGGCTCGAATGGATGCCAACTCAACACCATAAGCAAGGTCGAAATTGTCATCCGGACTACAGGATGCAGTACCGATAAAGCCGTCGGGCGTTCTCACTTTTACCTTTGCAGACTGACCATCTGGACGGCTGACGGAATACTCATACCACTGGTCTTCGCCCCATCGCTTCCAGTCAGTCCACTTGCGCTGTTTCTTTGGCTGCTTGCTTGGGTGCCATTTAATACCGAGCTTCAGCAGAGCTTTGAGATCCTCGTAAGAGCCTGCAAGACACCAGAGATCATCAAGTTCGGTTTCGGTGTAGTCGCCAATAAGCGCCTCGCTTTTGGCATTCTTCTTATCCTTTTTCGGCTCTTCCATGCCAATGACTTCAAAATAATCCGGGAAAGCGCTCGCGGACATTTTGTAAACACTCTCTCGACCATGATCACAACTCTTAACCACGATTCCAACATCATCCGAAGCGGTTACAGTAAAAATTCTCCCTGACGCCATCTCTGGGAAAAGGCATCTCTTCATGCACACTCTTATGCCTACTTTAATCATTTTGTTCCCTCTTTTCGTAATTCTTTCTGATGCGAAACTCCAGTTTACTCAATCGCCGACTCCGCATTTTTCGGCGTATTTTTCGATGAACTCGATCATCTCCGGCTCTTCCGGGAAGAATGGGTCGCGGCCTTGCGCGTTCATAGACCCTAAGCAGTTCATCATGAACTGGCCGAAGCGCCAGTCCGGCAGCTTCTTCCACGCGACCTTCAGACGGTCGCAGAACTCATCAATTCTCGCCGGATTTCTCATACTCGTTCTTCCTTTTCTGGTACTCTCTCATGTGCTCACTCGCTTTCTGTGGTCGCTCTCGTTTTTTCTCTACACTATCTACTATACAAAAATCGCGATTTTGGGACGCGAAAATCCAAACTTTTTTTGATTTTTTGAAAATATTTTTGAATGGAGGGAAAATGAACGCCGCACAGTCGTGCGGCGTCTCTTAGACGTAATATTCAGCCATGTCTTCCAGTCTCAAACAAGCCAGTCGGCGGTATGGGTTCGTCAGGTTCCCACAGCCGCAGTCGATGCAAAGGAATCCCTTGCCGTGGAAGATGTGGTACGGCTCTTTGAATTGCTTGGTCAGATAACAGGTCGGCGTGTGCCCTACTATATAATGCGCGTTGCCGAAATCGTCATCAGCTTCCACCCTGCCCCAGATCATATCAAGGAACTTGGTGGAGGGTCGTCCATGAACCAAAGTCCACATCGTGCCGTTAACCTCAACGGTCTCCATTGCTGGCCGCTTGTGGCAATACCGAAGGATTTTTCCTCGCTCAGCAGTGGTGCGGCGGTAAAGCAGATCGCGACGAGTCTTGCTCCCTCCGTTTGCCGTCCACATTCTGCGAGCCTCTGGGAACGAATCTTTGCTCAGCGTACCGAGCATCATATCCTCGTGATTGCCGAGAATAAGGTGAATGTTACCCTTATCGATGATTTCGAGAAGGATTTCTACGCCCTCGGCTCCCCGGTCGATTACGTCTCCGATGATGTAAAGCTGGTCGTCCGCGCTGAAGTTGATAAGGTCGAGCATCTCGTGGAAACGGTCAATCTCGCCGTGGATGTCGGCCATAACGTATGTTGCCATAACTGCCACCTCACTTGAAGAAGCCGCCGGCCGTCAGCAACGCCGCCTCGATAACGCAGCCAATCAGAGTTGTCCAACCGTTATACTTGTCGGTTCTCGGCTTGTTGTGAAAAACAAAGCCAATGGTGACGTTGGCTGCCATAACTGCAATCATGATAGCCTGTGGAATTCCCATATTTATTTCTCCTTTTTCTGTGATTGAGTTTATCCGATAATACCTAAATCAATCAACTGGTTGATTTTTGCCAGAAACTTTATCTGAATCTGGAGGTCATCATCGTTTTCGATATCTTTTTCTTCGAAGAATTTCTTAAATTTGTAACTGAAATAGCCTCCGCATGTCCAAAACTGAATCTTGAACTTTCCAGCATAAGCAGGAGCATCTTCATCGTAAATTCCGATCCAGTAGCTCGTTTCGTCGCAGAATTCTGGATGACCAACTTCTTCAGAGATACACCACGCTTTGACAACATCGTTGCGCCAGAACAGAGGTCGCTTTAACTGCTCCCGATCCAAAACACGCAGCTTCTTAATCTTTGCGATTGTCAGATTGTGCTTGTTTAAGGTTTTCTTTTCATGCTCAGTGAGCTTGATTTTCAAATCCTTTTCCTCCCTCGGTGTCGTTGTTGTTAACTTATCGCTTCATTGCTTTTTTCTTGAACTTCGTGTTGAACGGTTCCGGTACCGGAAACTCTGCGAAGTCTCCCTTCATCACCTCGTCAGGATTCTTCTCCATCTCTTTGAGAATGGCGATTGCTCCGGCTGTGCTGTTCATGCAGTACAACCTCATCTGGTCTTGGTGGCTTTCAAACCATCCGCGAACCAGATGGAGTGCTTGGCAGAAATAGCGGCGCATCGGCAGAGGAATATCATCGCTCTGTTCTGTGAGATATTTGCCGCTCATGATTTTGCGGTAAAGCTCCTGTGCCTTGGGGCTAAGATCTGAAATGTCACTCATTAGAAATCCTCCACAAGAACAATGCCGAAATACCATTTAAGCCACGCAATTTCAATACTGACGTAGCATTCTCCGTTGTGAAGCAGAATGGTCGGCAGGAAATAAAAATCTCTGGTGTACCGTCCTTTGGTCATTGTTCTCTCCTCTTCTTCTGATTCTCTTTCATCCATTTACGGTTTGCTTTGCACTGGTTGCAATTGAAGTTTCGCTCATTGTAAGTCACTCCAAATTAACCTTTTACGTTTTCAGAAGGTAGTATATACGGTCTTGGCATTCCTTTAATATAGGATGCAATCTTCTTTACGCACCCAGAGCAAACCTCTTGGTAATTATAGGACTGCTCCCCCTCAAATACGGTTCCACTCACAGCCCCTATATTGATCTTGTAGATTGGCTCATTCAATCCGTAGTAGATTTGTTCTCCACAGATGTCACAAAATACTCTGGTCATCAGATTCACTCCTTGCTCTCAACAACGATAACCGTTCCGCCATCAAATACGGTTCCAAGACCGCCCTTCTCTGTAAAGGTGTGCGTCTCAGGCTCCTCATCCTCGCGCATCGGTCGAGTGAGATACCAAAGGTCGTCGTCCTTCCAAGTGATTTCTTCGAGCTTTAGGTTTGGCCCGAGGTTGATAGTGGTTGTGCCGCCGAAATCTCTGGCGAAGCTCTGCTCTACGTTGCCGCAGCCGGTCAGCAACGCGAGTAATAAACAAACTGTCGCAACTATAATAGCGGCCGCTCGTGAAATAAAAATCTTCTTCATTCGTACACCTCAGGTTATCTCTTTCCCGCAGATGTCGCAAAATGTTTTGGTCATTATGGTTCGCTCCCTAATTGTTCAATGTACGCTTCGATATTGTCTGCACAATCCGGACATACTAAGTTGTAGCTCTCCTCCACGATACGCCCTTGGAAGAACGTAATTTGATATTTTTCGCCGCATTCTCGGTTACTCAACTCTTTCCCGCAGATATCACAAAACATGCCGCTTCCTTGGCTTGATCTAAGTCCAGTAGCCGAGATGACATCGGGATTTTCAGATGACTCTCGCACCGTAACCGAACAGCCAGTTAATGTCACCAAGGATAAGCAAACAATCGTAGCAGCAATAAAAATCTTCTTCATCCGTACACATCCTCATAAAAGTAATCAAAGCATTCTGAACTGCAAAGTCTTCGTCCAAAGCGGAGATCGGAGAATGGAGTTTTCTTCCCACAGATACAGCATGGCAAGCTGATCTGATGCTTGAGAAGTGCGTGCTTTGCTTCTCCGACTTTCATGTCAGGGAATCGCTCAGAAAAGTCCATATAAAATCCTCCTTCTAGTAATCCGAAAATTAGTGATTATCGAAAACCTTAGCAAACGAAACATAGTTCTCATGGTTTGGGTCAGGTATTGCGAATACGACTTCAGCAAAAGAATATTTTCCTGCAAGGTCTCGCATGATCTCAGCTACCTCCGTTGGGTTCTGTCCAAATACACCGCAGCCGAACGCGCCAAGAACCAGCGTATCTACTTTCTGCACTGCGGCAACGTCCAAAACAAAACGGATACGAGAAAATAAGGCTTTGCTGTTAGTTGCGGGATCTACGTTCGCGTATTTGGCACCTGCAGAAAAATTGGGAGCTGCACATGTAATGACGTCGCAGGTCACATCTCCCCCGTTGTGGTAAAAGTGTACATCAGGGGCATAAATGGCGCGATTGGTGTACATTGCTCGGCGCAGCGTTTTTCGATTCTGACTATAATACTCTTCCTCAAACTCACGCAACACATTATACAAGAACGACTCGTGGCACAGGCACTCTTCCTGTGCACGGCTGCCCTTTAGGAACATGCCGCCGGGGTTCTTGTAGGACGCGAAATTGAGCACGGCGACCTTTTGTGAGGGATACTTTGCTTTGCAATTACAGAGGGCCGTAACAGAGTCTTCTGCGAGCAAGCGAAGAACCGGCGCAGAGGTGGGTGCGCCCGGCATGAAAACGCGCTTGCGTCCATCTTCATCGTCGTAAATCACAGCGTTGGCAACGCTTCGTCTTATTTCCTCGCTGTGTTCTCTCGTATTCTTAGTTGTCCATTCGGCAGCCTTTTTAGCTCGTGCTTCTTTGCCTATCCAATAATTATTATTTGCCATCTGATTCAGTTCCTTTCGCGCTCAGATTTGCTTTCCGATAATGAATTGTTGTAATTCGCTGATCATATCGTCAGCCGTAGCGACCCTCTCGGGCGATACGGATTTTGTAAAGGAGAGCTCTACGCCTGACTGGACAGTTCCTTCTATTGTAATTTTACATTTAGGAACACCCCCGCGGGAACTGTCACTTTGAACACCCTTTTGCTGTTACAAGTTCTCTTGTATTATCCAGCCACACCCCACCATCGAAGAATGATGGTCGATTAACTTCCATGCTTTCTTCAAGTTTCAAAAACAAATCTGGATGTCTCCTGAAATATTCAATCGCAGCTCGTTCGTTTGGAAAGTCCATAGGGTATTCATAATAAAAGAATCTCTGATTGGTAGCAAACCAACTGTCTGAGTCTGGACAGAAAGCTAAGATGTATGTCGGAAACTCTGTATTGAATGTGACACCATCTATATCCGGGAGGGACTTATAGATTGCATTTTTCATAAAATCAGCCTTTCTTATTGGCACGATAGGAATAACATGATTTGTTGTGGCAATCTGTGCTACAATGTGGTATACCCTTTCGTTTGTAATCTTTTGGGGCGATAATGTTCAAAATGATGTCACGCTCATTCAGGCAAGTTGCCATATATGACATTCTTGCTTCAACTGCTTCTGCGATTTTTCTGCGATACCATCTCAAAAACATAACAATCACTCCCTTCGATATGCGAGAACTAAAGCGGTGTATAAAAAATATTCTGAAGACTTTCTGAACACAGTTTGATACTGAACTTCAACTTCACAGCCATGATTCTGAAAATCCTCAATCGTACTCGCTAAGCGTTTATTAAAATCGTCCGCGGAACCAGAAGTAATCATTGCCGTATGCACATATTTTTTCATGTTGCACCTCTCATCGTGCCGATTAAGTGGAATGCGAACGCCATCCAGAACAGAACCGAGAAGATAAAACACGATTCTGCGGCACTTTTCAGCTGCCACCGCAGGATTCGATCTCCTCTCACTCTGCCGGAGGACGTGTTCAGGATGAACCCGGCCACGCCGAATAAGAACGCAATAATTCCTGCTGTCATCCAACCCTCCTTGCTGTCAAAAACGCAAGTATTACAATCAACGCCATGATAGCGAAAACCTCTAAGAACAGCTCGTCCGTCCTCTCTGATGTATCAGCGACAAGCCAAATCATTACCACAATCATAACGAGCAGAGTGACCCAAAAGATCATCCAATCACTCCGAACATCATCAGGATCATCAGAACTGTGCAGACAATCGGCGCGTATACGGAGAGCCCGAGGTTCAGCGCGTCAGCACGAGCTTCCGGGTTCCTGCGGGCTTCTTTGATCTTGTTCCACGCCTTCTTTACGTCCATAACGGACAGAATAAGGAATGGGATGATAAGTAAGAGCCAGTAAAGTCGCATTCTCGATTACTCCTTTTTTTCAGGTAAGTGTATTCCTACGGAACATCTTCAGAGGGCGCTCATCTTTGCCGATGACTTCTGCCTCATCGTCTTGTTCGTATTGCAGCAAAGCAGCCGATGTGTAACTGTATACACCCTTTTCGTTTACGAGTTCCGGCTTTGTTACCCATACTGTGCCGTAGTATGGTTCGGCAATTGCTACATAGGTAACGCCATCTCGTACAAAGACATCGCCGGTTCTGAGATCGCGCATCTTTTTGTTACCAGTCTGCATTGATTGCCACCTTATGTCCTCTCAGTAGAGCGACTGCTACGAGCTTTTCAATCTCGTTGTTCGGCCAGTAAATCTTCTTGACGGAATACTCGGCGAGAGCACGAGCCTGTTCCTCTGTAAGTACCATATCTTCTCCGTACCAGTTGCAGTCGCCGTTCCCAGTATAATAATTGATCGACTTCAAGAAGTCACGCCAGTCAGACCCTCCGGCATTAACCTCGTTGACATCCTTTGTCGTGACGAGCTTGCCGCAGTCTGGACAGCGAAACTCTTGCACTTCCTTAATCGTAACGTCGAGACCCATCGTCATTTCCCCCTCCATAAAGTCGCTTGCCGCAGTACGGGCAATATCTATATGTGTTGATTACATGGTTGTCCAGATTGCGCTTGTAATGGCATCGAGGACAGATGTGATCCATCCAGCCGTTATCCGCTAGCTCGACAATCCAGCGGTTGGATGAATCGTCGTTCTGTTCTTCTGGTGTTTTCCAGTCTTCAATAAACTGCCCCCACATAGGATTTCCCTCCCAAATATCGATGAAGCTATCGTACATTACCAATCTTCCTCGGAATCGTATGACGGATTGAACGGGCAGTCACCGCAGCGAGACTGAAGTTCGCCGTTTTCGTCTTCGTAAACATCGTCGTCGTATCCGGTGCATTCGTAACAGTAGTCGTTATCTTCCCACATGTTTATCTCTTCCTCCACACAGCTGCTACTGGTCTGTCGCCCTCGGGGCACAGAACGAATAATCTCCGGCCGTCGTCTGTGCCCTCGTAGTCGTCTGTGCCCTCGTAATGGATATCGTCCGTCGTATACTCAAATACACATTCGCATCCGACACATCTATGTCTTCGTGCGCCGAACTTTCCGTGATTGATTACTTTCACAGCTCCACTCCTTCGACTTCGGCGCGAATTTCAAGATCGTGCAGGTATTCGCCCATGTGACGCTTCTGCTGACGAAGCAGGTCAAGAGAACAGTTGGGAGTGAAATCAAGCGTTCCGGCCTCGTACTTCGTCACCATGCGGTGCAGCTTCTCGTAGCGGGTCTTGAGGTCGTGGTATTCGGCCTGCATACGTTCCTGCCAGCAAGGCTCGACAGGAATGGATTCGCTTTCTTGCGTAGGTTCGCAGTTCACTGGTACCAATGGTTCATACATCGCCTTAAATTTCTTCGCATCAAAGCGGTAGACTTCTTCTCTGGATGGAAGTTTAACAATGTAGTCTCCAGTTTTAGCTCGGATTGCCTGAGTCATGGTGTGAATTCCTAATTCATTATCCCAAACTCCGGCGCGATACACCTCACCGCAGTTCATCTTTTTGATCTCTTGATAAGTCTCGTCCCGGCCGTCCCACTGGACGGCCTCGACCTCAACAGGTTTCTTGCGGTATTTCATATCTTGCCCCCCCCTCTTTCGTTAATGATTTATCTGTATTCCTGTGTAGAAAACATACCAAAACTGATAGCATCAGAGACAACGATTCTTTTGCCGCAATCCGGGCAATAAACAAAGCCTTGTCCCCGTTTAGATCCGTCTTCGTGTTCTGCAAACCAATCATATTCTTCGTCTTCAATTACATATTCGAAAAAGCATCCGCATCTTATACATTTCTCTTTGTGAACTACCGGCTCTAGCGGCTTTGGCGGCTTACGAAACCCGTGTTTAATAATTTTCATTCTTCTTGATCCTCCTGTTTGAGACGATAAGCTGCCCACAAGTCCCAATAAGCACAATTACGATTCGCTCCATCTACAAACGACAAGACAGTCCCCGGTAACAATGAACCACATACCTGATTGGTCGAATCCACCACCATGCACTGACTTACGACGTAATCGTTTTGGATTTTAACCCAAACCACTTCACCGTCTAAGGACATCAACTCGCGCGGTGTAAGTGGACGGTTGTCTATCAACTTAGAGTCGCATAACTTTCGCAGTTCTTTCAGTTCGGTCAACCAACGCGAAAGCTGCGGAAACTCAACACCATCTTCATCTGTTTTTTCCCAGTATCTACGCTCAAAATGTTCAATCGCTTCATCTAACGTCACGCTACAAACACCTCATCGTTCAAATAGGTTTTCAAAGGTATGGATAACACGAAGAAGTCGCTCATCCAGATAAGATTCGGCCTTTTCTCTTAATTCCTGCGGCACGCCATAGTATGCTTCGGCTACACCGCCGGTAATTGCGGCAATCGTATCGCTATCGCCACCGATTGAAATCGCGTTGCGGATAGCATCCTCAAAACTGGTCGATTCAAAAAACGCTTCAAGCGCCTGCGGGACGGTATCCCAGCACGCCAGAGAATACGAATACGTTGGCCGAATTTCATCCAGAGTGAAATCCATTTGGTAAAAATATTCGTTGATGTGTTTCTTGATCTGCTCTTTTGGCCACCCGATTCGCGCATAATACGTTGACACAGCCACCGCGCTGGCACCAATGAGCGCGTGAACATGATTATGCGTTACGCCGGTAATCGTATCCGCGAGCGTTATCGTCTGTTCACGGCTTGCGGTAACAAAGCCGACAGGAGAAATTCGACTCGCAGCTCCATTCCCATAGCTGTTGGTCGGCTCATCGGATTTGCTATTGACCCAATCTTCAAACCGTGTGCCATAGTCTGCGGTGGGGTACTTCTTTGCAAGACCGCGCAGCCACACTCTTGTGCTCTTCTGTAATTGTGAATAACTTGGTCTGCCACCGTCTAACAATGCACCTGCGACAGCAACTGTCAGAACTGTATCGTCGGTGAAGTGGCAGTCATCCGTGAACAACTCAAAGTCTTTGGTTTTAATGTTATCGTACTCGAATCGTGAGCCGACAATATCTCCGATAATTGTGCCGATCATTGGTTCACCTCATTGACATATACGATATCTTGCATTGTATTTTTATAGCCGCAATACGGGCAAAATAGGGATTGAGTTTCTCGGCAAACCACAAAACCTTGTGCTTTCTGCCATTTTAGACGAGCTGGATCGTAGACGATTATGTTCTTGCAATCTTTGCAAATATACCGATAATTTGTCATTTTCTTATCCTCTTAAACAATGGTTTCATTATGGAGCTGGCACTCGGAATCGAACCGAGAAAACCCTCTGATTACAACTCAGATGCGCTACCAATTGCGCCATGCCAGCATATTGGCCCGCGAAACGCGAGCGGTGTTTATCGAATGTCGAAATGACCAAAGCCGCGAACTTCCTTTTGAGCCGCGAGGTTTGCTTCGTAAAGCCCTCTGAAGAAGTGCTTTACGTTCTGCTTTACGCCCACTTAGATCACCTCCATTCAATTTTAGAATGCGAGTTTCGCCGGCCGAGAGTTGGTCGGACTTTCGGACGCGGCGATCCTCTATCCCCCTTCACTATTCCGATAGGACATCATTTGACCGATGGCTGTCGTACCGGCGCGGTACCATTAAGCACGTTGCCTAATCAGACCGTGCCCCGTCTTTCTTCGCTTTCAGCTGGCGGGATAACCAGTTGAAGTTGCTTTTGCTGGCGTGCCCGACACTTTGCAACCAGTAACTCGGGAACAGAAGGCGTTCGACTCCCGTGCCCTATAAACGCTCCCGTTTTCAATCTTAGACACTTTAATGCTTCGCTCTGCTTCATCTCCGCGAACGCATCTGGTGATGTCTTGTACGAGCAGTACAGAGGATTATTTGGGCTTGCCGCCCTAACCACGGTTTAACCAAAACACCGGAAAGGTTGTGCCATTCCTCTTTTCTGAATCGACAGGAAAAGGTCAGCCGATTCTCCCTCGCCGGAATCGAACCGGCCGAGCATCGTGCCGCGGATTGCGCTCGCCGTACATGGAGGGAGATATTATTCCGCGAAAAAGTTGAGAATTGATTCATTCGTAATCTCGCTGCCGTAGCCTTTGGCATAAGCAACAGCCCACGGGAGTTGATGCTGAGTAATTTCGACGAGTTGCGACGAACTAAACGGTAGGCATGTGAATACGATACCGTCAATAAGTGCTGCTATTTTCTTTGGCAGCACCGATATCGGAACTGCACCTACTGGAATATGGGCAGATCCATAAACACAGAATTCGCGATATACTTTTGGAACCACTGGGCCAAAATCCCAAGCAACAATTTTCTCTCGGAAGCACGGTTTCCCAATCGCAACAAGGAACTCAGCCTGAACAAAGTACAACAGCTTCTGCAGCTTCAGGTTGCTGACAGTATACCCTTCGCCAGAGCAGCGTCTAATAATGTAATCTGCAATTGTCAGTACGTCATACAAGAAAATCACCGTTCCTCAACAATAGTTGCCGCGCTTAACGGACGCGGCGCGATTAAATACCGTTGACCATTACCATACCAATGGAACCCGAAGGTCACCTGCCCGAATCGAACGGGAACCGTGTTAGCTTACCAAACCTCGGTCAGCGAGCAGAATCGAACTGCATTCTTGGCGCGGCAGGAGGAATTTGAATCCCCGCGACGGTTTCCCGCCCTATCGGTTTTCAAGACCGATCCCTTCAGCCTCTTGGGTACTGCCGCACGTGGCCTCTCGGTGGAGACTCGAACTCCATTCCACTGATCAAAATGTGGAAGCTGCCCGCTCCGAGAGATGTGGCGGGACGTCTTTTTATTTTTAGTGATAGTCCGAGTACATCCCGCAGGCACGGACTGTTCACCGCAGGTGCTTGCAAGCCTTTTTAACCTGCGGCGCGATTCAGGTGAGGCAGGATTCGAACCTGCTTTTTGAGGCGCTTGCCACTGTGTTACCTGTTCACCACTCACCCGTAAAAGTGCGGTTTAAGGATTACCGCAAACCTCGGTTACTTATACTTTTGAATGTACTGGTACACTCTGGCTGCAACAACACCGATGCAGAACGGCCAAAAGATGCCGATAATGATTGAGCCCAATGTGCAGCTGTGCTCATCGAAATCCCACTGGCCTTCTTTGTCCTGCATAACAAGATAATTTGCTCCGCAGATGACAGCACCGATGATAAGATACAACAGAATCACACGATTCCCTCCAATGCCTTCTCGACTGGCTGATAGCGTTCGCTGTTGAGCGTTTCCATCAGGCACTCATACGGATCGAGCTTACCGCTCATCACCATAGAAGCTACATTCTGACTAAATCCGCTGACCAGAGCAACACCGAGATCGTTTTCCTTGACCGGAATCGTGCCGGTGCGGCTGTCGACATTCCAGAACACGAGGCGCGGCAGTTTATAACCGGCTGCTTCATATTTCTGACGGAGTACATCGAACAGGCGGGAATCCGGCCGCTTTCGGCTCCAGTAACCCGTTTGACTGCCACAAGTTGCACAGGAGTCGAACTCCATATCAGAGATGATGAGAATATTCTGCGGCATATCTTCCTGCTTCATCTGATGGCTGATTGCCGTTGTCAGAATCAAATCGAATACAGCTTCGATGTTGGTATTTCCCATCTCGTTATGCTGCTTGGCGATTAACAGCTTCTCACGCAGGTTCTTTGCTTTGGAGAAATCAACCAACCGAGGATGAGTGGAAAACGTGATGTACTTGTCCTTGAACTGGCCGGAGGAATGCTCCGCGAAGTAAATCGCAAGTGCATTTGCTACGTCCAGTGCAGTTACGCTGCTGTGCGGATCTGCGTTGCATTTCATACTGCCGCTGCCGTCCGCTACGACAATGGTGTTCCCGTTACCGTTTACCGTATCAGGCAGAGCCTTCCAAAGTTGCTCGAGCGTTTCGTTACGCTCGGTGATTGCATTCCATCCAGAGTTGCCATACTTATGGACGATCTCGTGCGGGAACAGCGTGCCTGCGTTTATCTTGGTTTCGCCCTTAGCGAGGCTTTCCAGATAAGCACGGCGGCGCTCCTCATCGTTTCTCAGAAACGCCTTATTATAAATGAGATTTGCGCGGGACGGGACTGCTTCATATTTGATCTCGCCCCACTGCTTTGCGGACATTTTCTTCTCGACTACATCGAGATAGCCGCGCAGTTTAGAAAGAGTCTGGCGGTAATACTTCTGAGTGAAGTTCAGTCGATTACAAATAATCTTTGCATATCGACGGGAATTGTAAGAAGAAGCGCATGGAGACGGAAGCCATTTTGCCAGCAGTGAGATCGGATTACCCTCTTCATAACGATGGATGTCATAATTGAACTGAAAATAGATGTAATCCAAAACTTTTACATCCAGTTCTGTATCCAACAAGCACATCAGGTCATCGTAGCGACCATATTCTGCAACCAACTCGATTACTGGCCGGACGTATTCCGGCAGATTATCCGCCAGATACTTCATTACGGTGCGGAACAGGCGACGCTCACCAAGTCCGCCGCGAACATCTCGGGCGAAGAACAGCCACTTCATCGCGGCCATTTTGTCCTCGAAGAATGCCTTGACGAACTTACTCACGATCTCAGCTTCGCTTGCGCTGCGGAGCGAGGCTACGGAAAAATTCAGGTCGAGCAGCGCTTTGCCTGTCGTTCTGTAACCGACAGCGCCGTTCTCGGTTACGCTGACGTTGTAATCTTCGTTCAGCGTGTTAGCCATTGCGGTTGTAAAATCCATTTTCTTTTCCTCCTTGTTTTAATTCCACAGGGCGCATTGCAGGGAATCAGCCTGCCGGTGTTTTATGGAGATAGTTTTTATTTGCTGTACGCGCCCTTTGGAGGGATGCGGGACACAAAGGTATTTTGATTAAAAGTCAAAGCCTGTAAGTTTGCTGTGAGTGTCCCTGTGGCACGGCGGGCTGGAGTCGAACCAGCGATTATCATCATGGCATATCTTTTTACTGTTAAGATTGCTGTCAGCGAACTTGTCAGTTCGCATTTTAAGGGATGACGCATTACCGCTTTGCTACCGCCGTATATTGATGGTGCGACTGGAGAGGCTCGAACTCTCACGGGAATCTCCCAGCGGAACTTAAATCCGCTGCGTCTGCCAATTCCGCCACAATCGCATTTGGTGCCGATGCGGGGACTCGAACCCCGACGCTCCGTTGAGCGGACGTTTTTGAGACGCCCTCGTGAACCTATTCCGACACATCGGCATATGGTTGCGGAAACCGGGCTCGAACCGGCGACATTCTGCCTATGAAACAGACGCGCTACCAACTGCGCTATCCCGCAATATAATGGAGCAGGTAATGGGAGTCGAACCCACATCTTCGGATTGGAAATCCGACCTATTAACCGTTATAAGATACCTGCAGATCTCCCGCGGTGACGAGTCGCGGGAGGCTCGCTTGCCGTGCCAAGCGGTGTGTGTGAGTGGAGTTTGCTCACGGACATAAAATTTCCTCTGCACGGTGAGGATTGGTCGAGGTGACAGGATTTGAACCTGCGGCATCTTGCTCCCAAAGCAAGCGCTCTACCAAGCTGAGCCACACCTCGTTGTTGCTCGTCTTTTCCGAGCTGTCAGACGAAAGAACTGATGATTCAGAACTGCGTAGGCTGTCAACCCACGGCTCAGTCGCCTTTTTCTCTTTTACTTCTCGGTGACTTAGAAGAAGGTGCCCGGAGGCCGGATTCGAACCGACAACCTCGAGATTACAAATCTAAAAGAAATTTGCTGTCAGCGAACTTATCAGCTCGCATAATACGCGCTCTATCCGATTGAGCTACACCGGGCATATTAAGTTGGCGGAATTTTGAGGAGCCGCGGAGTCGAACCGCGAGAAACTTTTTTGCAGAAAGTTTTTTGTATGTATTTGCTGTTCGTGCGCCCGCCCGTCGCACCATAATTCTGTCACCGGACGCTCCTCATATATCGCCGGTCTTTCCCGGCTGTCAGCGGTCTTTCCCGCCGTCGCCACACCGCCATCGTTTTTTGCCTACATATACTACTATACAAAAAATCGATTTTTGGGACGCGAAATCTGAAAATTTTTCAAAAAAATTTTTACTTGGTGTCCGTGACTACAGTGCCGCCCTGAACGGTGACCCAGCCATGCTTCTCGCGGGCTTCCATTTCCATTTTCTTGAGCAGCTTATCGGTCAAAGAAGCAGAAATCGTCGAGTTTGCCTTTGCTTCTGCCTCTGCTGCAATCTGCTTGGCCTGCGCGTCAGCCTGCGCTTCCAGAATCTTCGTCTGGTTCTGTACCTTGATGGTTTCCTGCTCCGCTTCAGCCTGCTGCTTCTTCTGCATCGCCGTTACACGGTCGTTGATCGTCTGCTGCAGCTGCTCATCCGGATGTACGTCGATGATAGAGGCGTCGATCACATCGATACCAAACTCGTCACCGAGCTTCTCGGAAAGAGCCTCCGTCAGCTGGGTGTTGATCTTCGCACGGTCGCCGGAATAGATGTCCATCATGGTGTAATCGGTCGTAACCTCGGAAATCTTAGATTTCAGAATCGTGCGAACGCGATTGTTCACGATGTCCTCGCCGTCCATGCCGCGGAACTTCTTATAGGTATCAACGACTTCATCCTGCTTAAAACGGTAGGACATCTGGAAGCTGATATTGATATTGGCGTTATCTGCCGTTGCTACGTTAAAGGAGTCGTCGCCCTCACTGCCGTCGCGGGAATCCTTGGTCAGAACGAGCTGCTCATTGCCGACGGTGAACCTCTTTACCTTCTTGGTCGGACTTACGACATGGAAGCCCTGCGTGAGAACCTCGTCCTGTACGCCGCCGTTCATGCTGTATACAACGCCGACGTAGCCGGTCGGGATTCGCTCCGTACATACGAAAGCTCCGATACCGCCGAAAATCAACGCGGCCGCTAGAACAACGCCGCCTACTGCACCCTTACTCATGTTTGTTTTCTCCTTCGTTTTTGTTATTTTCGTCCTCGTCGGACATTTCCTTTATCGCATCGCCGAAGATGCTTGTCAAAACACTGCCGAGCTTCTTAAACATAAAAGCGCAGCAGGCCCAGATAAACACCCCGACGATGATACAAAGCGCATAGAATACTGGATTCAAGTTTGTTTTCTCCTTATTTATTACCTTTTTTCTCTCTATCCTCTCTACCTGTTTCAGCGTCCCAATTCTCATCCACCCACTTGCTGAATTCTGCTGTACCAGCGATTACACATCTCTCACCTACATCAACCTTGATATAAGTAGCGTCAAGATTTTCAAGCAGGTCAAGCAGCTTCTTAGGATCAATCATTTTTTTCGCTCCTTTAGATTTACACTTTAGTTCTTCAAGACTGGTGCCCAGTTTTGCAAAAAATGCATCATCGTCCAAGGGAGTAAGATATTCATCCAGGCGATTAAGCGTATCTTCAAAATTTCGTTGTTTCATAAATAATCACCTCGGTAAATTAAACATTTGAACTATAAATCGTTTCTTTCGCTCGGTCGCTCGGTCGAGTATTGCTTCTAATTCTTCTCTAAAATGGCACAAGTTGCATTCAGTGCATTCATTCCCAGTGCACATATAACACGCATTACTGACTGTGGTTTCAAGTGTTTGAATATCTTCTGATAAGGCATACAAAAGTTGTTTGTAAGCCATTGTTTTAATCGGATAATACGGTTTTTCACAACTTAACCCGGCTGCCAAATGCTTGTTTGCTAAATCCATTGTCCGCCTCTCCTCAATTTTTACACGGAGAACAAAACAATCTATCAATCCAAGATACTTTTCCGTCGCCATAAGTAGCGCATTTCTTCGACTGGCAAGTTTTATTCTCTTTGTGGTAATAGATGCAGTCCTTGCACGGATTCCGCATTATTCTGCACCTCCGTCCATCTTTGCCCCGCAGTTGGGGCAGTACGGCTTGCGATAAGTTCGTTCTCTGCCACTTTCGCAGATAGCAACAACTTCGTCGCAGTTTGTACAATACCAATCACCGTCCGCATCTCGCTCCCACCGCCCATGCATCACCGGCGCAACATCGGCGGCGGGCGGCGAGGCAACAATCTCCATTGCCATGGCACCGTCGGAACCGTCCACCCATTTCGCCGCCATCACCGCTCTTATGACAGTATCCCGCTTAATGTATTCATCCATTGTCCACTCTCCTGTTCCATGCCTTAATTACGTCCTCAACCGCGCTCGTTCCGACGCGCTCGCTGTCGACCAAAATCCGTGTGGTTGCACCGCATTTAGTACAAAGCACTCTCACGCCGTTGCTTACAAACAGGCGAGCTTTTTCACCGCAGAAGGGACACGGTTTCAGTTCAATCATTGTCTCCGCCTCCATCCTTTCTCTCGCCGTAGCTGCAAAAATCGTTTGGTTTGCGAGGCAGAAATCCAAAAGCCGCGCACATCGTATAAAATAGATGTGCGCACTCCTTGCACCGCACCACCGGCACAACGTCGGCGGCAGGTACAGCGTTAATCGCTTCTTCGATTTCTTCCCACTCGCTCTGGAACAGTTCGATAGGGGCGTTTTCTACCGCTTTAATCGCGGCCTTTTTCGTGATGTATTCAGCCATCGTTTTCCTCCTGTCTCGCAATAACCTTTACGGCGCATTCTCCGCGTTCTGTGGAATACCACGCGCAGTTCTCGTGCACACACTCGGCAGAAAATCTTTTATCCTTGTCTGCCAGCGAGAATGGGCAAATTTCCTTTGTCCTGTTTGCCCAATTACAGTTTTCACTTCACATCGTTTTCCTCCCATTCCTCGCACCGACAAGTTTTCGTGTGATTTCTATTAACCACTGTAATCCACTGCTTCCTGACGATTGATGAAAAAATGAATACCCGGCGCACATTCATTCCAACGATCTTCATCGTATTTAGGCTCTTCCGCAATTTCGCCTACACGGTAAACAAAATTGCGGTCATATCCACTTGCGACTTCCGTTAATTCAGATGGTGAACCATCTAATTCCTGAATCTCTATCACTTTCGCTTTATCGCATCGGCACTTTCTTCCCGTTGCGGAACTTCGACGGGCATCCTCTGGAATCTCCAACTTAACAATGTGTCCGTTTGCCTTTTTCCATGAGACAAAAGTTCCTATATCTGGACAAGTCATCGGAATAAAAGGTATATTTTTTGCTCCGCACAGGTCTGCTCCGTACAGGTTCGCTCCGTACAGGTCCGCTTCGCACAGGTCTGCTCTGCGCAGGTCTGCTATGCACAGGTTTGCTCCGCACAGTTTCACTTCGCGCAGGTTTGCTCCGCGCAAGTCTGCTCCGCGCAAGTCTGCTCCACACAGGTTTGCTCCGCGCAAGTCTGCTCCGCGCAAGTCTGCTCCACACAGGCTTGCTCCGCGCAAGTCTGCTCTCATCTCTTTCCAACCATCTATATTCTTCAGAATCCAATGTTTATGATTTCTTAAAATTTCATTCAATTCTGCTTCCGTGTAAGTTTTCATTGCACGCTCCGTCCTTCACCATTCGTTTCACTCGCCAAATCTCCGTTTCGTAAGCTCGTTCTCATCTCAAACTTGACTTTTATCTTTCGTTATTTCGCCGGGAGCTTGGATTTCTCCGGTCGTAATGTTGACTGTTTTGAGGCACTCGAACGATTCATAATTTTCGATGCCTTTCTTCTTTAGACCCTTCTTCGTGAGAATTGGCTCAAAAATCAGGCCGTGGCACTGCACGTTGTCGCCGTTCTTGAATGTCTGGTCAATCCAGAGATTTCTTGGAACGATGACAGCCTTTACTTTTCTATCCTTGTACTCAAAGGAACATGGAATGCGGAGCAACATACTTAGCCAATACTCATAGGAACAGGTTTTGTGAGCGGAGTTCTTATGGTGCTCACATTTTTGGTTGAACTCGCAGTTCCGGAGAACATCTTCGTAATGCTCCCACGACTGGTAGGCTTCTTTGTCCTGCGGCAGAATCGGCTTAAAATACCTACAACACTCTTGACCGTTTCGGATCGTATCTGTAGACACTTGTATTTCGTTTCGAGCGCAGACCTGAGCGGCTTTGTGACCATATTTGTCATGAGTCCACTTTGCGTATTCGCATTGCTGACACATCCAGATATGACCGCACTGGTCTTCGTAATGGCATCCATGGCACAAGCCGTCGTAGTAATACTCTTTGACGAACTTCTCACAGGACGGATAATCAGCGAAAACCCGGTTCTCTAAGAACTTACATTCCTCTGGATGCAGTTCCTCTCTGAGCGCAGAGCGCTGGAACAGTAAGTCAACAACGTAGTGCGGGTTGCCATATGGGTCGATCTCGATTCTTTTTACTTTCGTAAGGCTGGGTTCCCACGCCATATATACCGCGTGCGGAACCCATACCTGATCGCCAACCTTAAATGAACTCATACACCGTAACCCCAAACGTAAAGGAACGCCGGAATGAGCATTACTGCGCCGAAGAGCATCCCTGCGGCGATGTCGCCCAGTCGATTTAACATTTGTCTTCTCATAATCAGCCTCCGAATCTGTTATTGCGGAATTCAATACTGAACTCAAGTCGCTTTACCTGCTGTTCAAGCTGATTCCATTCCTCTTCATAGCGAACCATTCTCAGCTTGATTGGCTGCGGCTGACGAGAGGCTTCCTCACAGAACCCCATAAACTGCATCATCAGGAATTCTTTCGGTGCGGCTGTCTGCTGACGGCTGACCAATGTATTTCCGATGTACTGTTCAATGATGACGCTGTAGGTTTCTCCGAGATCAAAAAACATAGTTGACCTCACCCGGACTGTTCAGCCAGTCAGCATATCGCTGGACAAACAGATCTTCTGTTGTCATATCAATTTTTGTCAATCCGGTAATCATACCCTGCATGATTCGATTGTTGAAGACGAACTCGGCATATTCCTTTACGGTCATCTTGCGGATACGGTCGATTCTTCGTTCCGGCAGGCTGCGGATGACTTTGATTTCATCCCAACCCTCATCGATCCTCGGCTCACACAGCTCCCGACTCATGCGCTTGATGACCTCTTCCGGAACCGGCATATCACGGTCGGTGTTCTGTGACAGCGCCTGCTCCAGCGGGATTGCAAAGTAAACGCAAACCGTGTGACCGGCCAGTCCCTTAATCTCGCTCAGAAACTCGGCGCGACGTGTGTGACGAAGGTTTGTTGCGTCATACACAACATCATTGCCAGCGGAGAGCGATTCCTTTACGCGCTCATGCAGGATAGTAAAGACCTGCTTGTGCATTTTCTTGTCGCTGCTGTCTGCTCCGATCTCAGCGCGGATATCGTTACTGGAGAGTACGGTTGCATTCGGAATCTGGCGGGCGTAGGTGGTTTTGCCGGAACCCGGCACGCCGACCATCATGTAGAACGTGGGTTTCTTCTCTGCCATTTTTATCGCTCCTTATCTAATTTTTCGTTGATTTTGTTGACTGCTCTTACCAATTCGTCTACCTTCAGCACGAGCATGCGCTCGGTCGCGGTGAGAAAAACTCCGGCGAGGTTAATCGTCTTAATCGGTTCGCAAGGAACTTTTGCTTTTGGAAACCTACTGCAACCGATTTGAGCAAAACGGTCGTAAACCGATTCGTTGTGTTTGACCTTTACCTTTATCTCGGTACCCTTCATACTCTCCGGAAAAATCAGGCTGATTGTAAGCACCATCCCCAACTCAGCTGTGATATCAAGGAATGAACTCACATCGCTAATATAGCCACACTCTCCGATGAGAAGTTCTACATACTCACCTACATGAAAGTCCACTTTAATTCACCTCTCTTACCACGAGATTCATAAGATTTTTGAACTCTGCTTCTTTAAGACAAAGCTCATAATGCATGGAAAGATGACCCTTTTCGTTCAATAAAAGAAGATTCACTTTTGATTGTGAAAATCTATCACACGAATTGACGCCTACTGGATAACAAATTACGAGTGCTTTTTCTCGTTTTTTGGAAAATCCAAATTCAATTACAACAACACCATTTCTGTTTTCCATTTTGTTAAAAACTGCATCTTCAAATTCAGATTTCAAGATTCTTTCTCCTCTCGAAGTGTCGGGTCAACCAGTGAACAGGTTACATTCACGTTGAGCGTCTTTACTTCTCTGGTGCGATATTTTTCACCAAGACCAAAGACTTCGCTTTTTAGTGTTTTATCAGCGAACCGAACCAATCCAATGCGGCCATAGGGTTCAATCGTAACGTACCAGTCGTAATACTCATCCGAGCGTACCTTTTTGTAATAGCAGATTATTCGTTTTGATTGCTTATCTTCTATTACGAACGCTTCATATGCCGAGATATACGGTGATTCAGTTCTTGCTACAGGGGCTTCTGTTATTTCAATCATAATTACACCTCAGATTACACTTACTGCGGTTGCCGCCAGCAGGAACAAGACCAGAATGGCGGCAGCCAGATATACGCTTTTACTCATGGAATCAGCCCTTCCAAATCATTGGTGAACCATCATCGTTGACAAGAAGTGTGAGCGTTCCGCGATTGTACATACCGCGAGATTGCGTATACATTACACGGTTTGCAGCGTTATACACGATGTCATAATAGGGATAGGAGGCGATTTTGACAAAATGCGCCTGCAGGCTTGTTGGATTCTCAATCGGCTGTGAGCCGCAGGCAGTCAGTCCGAGCGCCATCATTACGGCGATTAAGACTCCGAGAAAATATTTCCCTCTCAAGATTGCTTTGACCTCACTTTACGAGATAAACATTACGATACTGGATGCCGAGGCGACTTGCTTCGGATTTACTGCCGACGGCAACATCGATAATCGAACCATGGATGGCCGACCCTGTGTCAGCGCAGTAGAAGATGCCATCGTAACCTTCAATGCGAATCTTGGAACCGAGAGGAATCACTCGCGGGTCAACTGCAACCGTATACCACGGCGTCACCGGGGTGCCGAGAGCGGTAATACTTCCACCTTCATCAGCAGCGCCCGTGTAGAAAGTCAGCTTATAACGTCCGAGAAGCTGACCCTTGGAGTTTTCCTCGGCCTCTTTCTTTTCCTCTGCGACCGCCGCGTTGTACTGCGCGGTCAGGTCGATGACGGTTTCGTTATGCTCATTCCACATCTGTTTTGCGTACCAGATGGTGTAATGATGCTCTTCTGCACCGAGTGCGCGGGCATTTTCTGCGAGCTGATGCGCTGCGTTGCGCTGCTGTAGCGCCTTATCAAGATCTTTCTTGATGTCCGCGGAGCTTGCTGCTCCGGCGCTTACGGTAAGTACAGTGGTCAAACAGGCGGCTGCGGCCGCCGCTCGTCGAAGTGCGTGCTTGTTCATATTCAATCTCCTTTGTTCTTCAGTTGGTTGATTACGTCTTCTACGATACGGTCATAGCCGACCATATCTCCGGTTGTGTATTGGAATTCGATGCCGTTTTGGTTCAAGGTTTTCAGGATGAGCTCGGCGACACCATCAGCTTCAGCCTCTGTTTGGTTGCGTCCTGCCGGGTTGTATTCCTTCACTCGATCCAGAAAGTAATTGAGATTGTTGTAGGTGTTCCAAATGTTCAGCGTGTACTGTTTGTACGCCTCTCCGTAACATGGGTCATTCTTATTAAGATAAACCAGTCCGAGAAGCAACGGAGAATCTGTGATAACGACATCTACCTGATCAGCACAGCGCCGTAGTCTGTAATGCTGTTTTGCTGTGATGTAGTCCTGTGCGGCAAGAGCGACTTCGTTTTTCTCCCAAGTTTTGTCTTTCGCAAACTCGGTTACCAGTTCAGCGTTATACCCCAGCATTTTCAATCTTGCGAAAACATACGCCGCACCGGTAGATTTACCGCTTCCGGGGCCGCCGAACAAATTTACGACAAGGGTTGGCATTTTAATCACCTCACATTTTGTCGAGCTCGTTATAAAGTTCGGTTCTTGGGTTGTATGGTACGTATTCATAAGTCATTGCTGACTTAATGGCTTGGATTTGTGCCTTGGCTTTGGCTCGTTCCTGCACAAGCTCGGCCAGTTTTTTATAGATTTTGTAGCCGCGATGCGCTGGAAGTTTGGGATTGTTTCCAGCGAAGTGGTACAAGTCAACCATCTTTAGATCACAGTCATGAACCGTAATCGAAAGGTCGTCGATGATCTTTTGCAGAACCTCACTCTGGGAAACCGCCGCGTTCACAGTCGGTACAAGCTGCTGTCTGACTTTCTCATCTACTGGCTCGATACGACAGTTTTTGAATTCGCCGCGGGCATTTACTCGGAGAAAATTCTTAGCCGCCGTGTGCGTGAATGCTTTTGCTTTAGCCGGATCGAACACAAATGTCGGTCTTGCTTTACTGTCAATAGCGACATATCGCTTTTTCTTTGAATGGTATAGGATATATTCTTTTTCTAACACTGCTTCACCGACTTTCTTTTTTTGCTCTGGCGGAGGAGCCGGGACTCGAACCCAGACCGACGCAGGGTGTCACCTGCTCAGGGGTTAGAACCCTGCGTGCTGACCGTTACACCACTCCTCTATGTGCTGCTCTCGACCGGAGTTGAACCGGTATCTCCCTGCTCTGCTTTGAGCTACGAGAGCAGATCGCCCGCTGACGGGGCGGGCAACCCGTTTATGAAATTGTTGACGTCTGGGCAACGTCGTGCCCCGCGCGGCTTGGAAACCTTGGTTGGGAGTTCCTCCAATTTGAATTATTTTTGTCCTGCGCGGCGGACGTGGTCACCCATCCGAGGTTTGAACTCGGAACTTATCGGTTAAAGGCCGATTACTCTGCCAGTTGAGTTAATGGGTGGTTTGGAGGCGTTGCCGCCTCCCAGCATTGAAAGGAGTTGCCGACTTGCGTCGGTGGTGGGTCTTGCGGGGCTCGAACCCGCAATCTTTCGGTTATGAGCCGAAGGCACTAACCAGTTGCGCTAAAGACCCGTGTTGCGGCGCATTCCACGCCGCCGTCCGTCTTTCCGGATTGTCGGAGAATAAAATGAAAAACAATGACCCCGTTTGGGGTGGAGCGCCTGACGGGGATCGAACCCGCACTCTCAGCTTGGGAAGCTGATTTGCTGCCATTACAACACAAGCGCATATTTTGCGGGGCTTTCGCCCCGCGAGGTTATGCCGCGGACGAATCATCGATAAAGTCGTGCCACATTCTCAGAGCCTTTACCAGTCGGCGGTCAACCGACCGCTTTGTGATTCCGAGGATTTGACCAATTTCTTCAGAGCGATAGCCGACTTTTCGGTAATCGACTACAACTTTCAGATCACTTGGAAGCCGAGCGAGGAAGTCCAGCAGGTCAATGCAGAGGACGTCATCCGGCGAATTCATCGGGCGGCGATTTCTATCGGAACATTTAATCGCGTTATCCGTAGCTTTATTGTGCTTATTGATGGTTCTGGTGTAGGGAACCATCTCCGCCATGATGCAGGAAATTGCATAATGGGAAAATGTACAATCCTTATTCTGGTCGTATGTCACGGCCGCTCGCCACAATCCGCATTTTGTCGCCTGCTCCACATCCTCGTTGTAGAGCAAGGTCGGGTAATATTTGCGGATAACGAAATATCTGATCTTGTCATGCTGCTCAAACAAGAGCAGCGCTTTTTGATATTGGCTTTCATCAATCATCTGCAATCCCTCCGATTCTGGTTTTCTCGCAAGGGATTTATACTCGTTCTTCCTTTTGTGCTGCTATGCAATACTCATTCTTCCTTTTTGTGTCCGCCGGTCATGTGTTTTCCCTTACACTATCTACTATACAAAAATCGCGATTTTGGGACGCGAATTTTGAAAGTTTTTTCGGTTTGTATGATTGCACAACAAAAGGACGGCTAATGTTAGCCGTCCTTATCTATATTGCACATATTATTTTAGTTTTTGAAGCCTGTTAAACTCTTGAATCAGCGATAAAAAACGATTTTCATTGGTGACGATTCCGCTCCAATTTCGGCATTGCTCAAAGAACCATGCTTTTTTGCTAAGCTCTCCTATAATCTCACCGGACATTTCCTCATACTGCTCTATTTTGAGGAACAGATAAGACTTCGCCAGAAATTGCGGCACGAGAGAATGCGGCGCTTCAAACTTCTGATAGCGATCCAGTCGGTAAACAAGATTTTGAATGGCCGCTGCGGTGACTGGTCGGGAAGAATTGAGTTGAATTAACCGCCCTTTCTCCAGAGGAACAAATCGGAAAATGAAAGGCTCCACCTCTTTAATCACACGAGATTTTGTTTTTACCTGCATTCTGTCCTCGTCCATATCGTCCGTCGTTAATTCCGCGATTTCATCAGCGGACAAACCCAAAGCGAACATAGCCAAGGCGAGAGCCTTTTTATTATTCCTGCCGGAACGGAATGGGATTGAGGCGAGCACGTTGCTCATCTCTTCAAATGAATCAAAGAACTGTTCTGACCATGCTCCAGCCGGTTGGCCGACTGTTTCATCAATTGTATTCAGCGTGCTTGGAACGTTGTGCTCCTGAAGAAATTCCGCATACTTTCGCACGTCATACCGCACGTTGCTCGCAGTTTCCGGTCTATCCCAGACGGAGTTTTTCAGAAGCTGATTCCACTCCGCTCCAGAAAACTCTTCAACCGATTTTCCGGTTGCAAACTCTATCGGTTTAGATCGGTCAAATATTCTTTTGATTTTGATGCAGTCTTCGTGCTCTAACGACTGCATATACGCTTCTCTCAATGGCTTGTAATCGCTTTTACCGTCCATACTGCAATTCCTCGCATTCATACTGATACGGCTATTATAACACAAACACGAGGAATTTAACAAGGTTATCAGCAGTCTTCGTCTTCTCCGACACCGACCGTGAAATAATACGGAGACTGCCCTACTACGCGAAGGCTGAGAAAGAAAATGTCCGGCTCGGTTTCTTTTGCAACCGCCCAGAGCAGGTCACCTTCGATGAAGACCTTGCCTGTCATCACGGCTGCTAAGTACACACCGTTTTCCAACGGTTCAACCGAATCGCAAATCATTTCGATTGCGGCTGTATCATTTTTTTGATGGGAAAGCTCCATCTCGAGGCTGATGAAGTTCCCTTCTTGGAGAAAATGATTCAAACTTCTCCAGTCACTAAAGAAAACTGTGGTCATTGCTGCTCCTCCATTTTATCGAACAAGTGTTCGTATTTTCCGATATGATTATAATACCATTTTTACCTTGTCTATGCAATGGTAAGTTTTTCATGCAAAAGAAAGAAGTCCCAATATTGGGACTTCTCGCTTCTGCTTCGTTTTTTTACTTTCGCTTTTCTGCTGCTTCTCTGGCCAGACGTTCTGCCCGGTGAGCGGCGCGGCGCTGACGGATTTCATCGTCAAGTTTTTTACGCTCGTCGCTGTTCAAGTAGGCTTCCTGCTTTCGCGCAGCCTCCTCTTCCTTGCGTTTCTTCTCCTTGTCTTCTTTTACGCGAGGATCGACGGATTCATCAATCGGGTAATAAGGTTCAATATCGTATTCCGGATAATGCCATCCTCCGCCCGTTACGTCATCGCGGTGATAGGCACGATGCACTAGTTTATAATTAAATTCAATTCCGAGCTGCTCGCACTTCCACTCGAAATATTCAATCTGCAATCCGTGGATACTGGTGTTCCAATACCCGGCGAGGCGCTTCCAGTTTGTTTTGAATCCTTTATTAGCGATACGATATCTGGGCCAGTCTTCGTCTGGATACTCAATGGCTTTCGCTCTGATGTCCAGATATTTCTCGAACAAAGCCATACTCTCCGGCGTGGCCTGATCGGGTCTGTTAGCCTGCTCAGCCCGCTGGCGTACATCTGCTGTAAACAAAGCACCCAAGCCGAGAATCAATTTGAAACCGGGTAACATAATATCCCTCCTTAGTTATTCATACACTGGACAATAGCGCTGATAATGATAAGAACAATCATCCAAGTCCAGACTGCCCAGGGGCCGCCGAAAAAGGCAACCAGAATCTTTTCAGAAAGCGGCATTTTCACCTGTGCACTGCAGAATTTATGAGCCATCATAGTTGCTCCGATTTCACAGGCGATATCACATTCTTCTTTTGTGATAACACCTGCATCACGAAGATTTTGAAAATATTCCATGCTGCAATGCTCCAAATTGACTTCCGGAGCATCTTCAAACAACAATTCCAACCCTCTCCGCCAATCAAAATCATCATCGATGTCAACGCTGGCAAGGCCCTCTTTAGTGGTATAATACCACCGTTCTTCTGCTGAACCTCTCTTCGGTGCTTTCTTCTTCATAAAAAATTCTCTCCTTATCGTAAATCTGTCATTATCGTAATTATTGAGCGTCTTTGATATCGTCCAGTGTGAAGCCGTAGTCGAGGTTCTCGTACAGCTTGTTTTTCTTTTCCTCATCCAGACCGATGTAGCGAAGCGTTACGCCGCTGTTTGTGTGATTAAACATGGCCTGCAGATACGCCAGAATCTCCGGGGACTGCTGATTGTCCATGAACAGATGGTAGCCGAACGTTTTTCTCATGCTGTGTGTGCCGAGCTTATACGGCAGATTCAAATCCTTGCCGGCGTTGCGGAGGATTCGGCCGAACGAGTGACGGCTGATGCTTTCGTTCTCTCCCTTCTGGCTGAGGAACAGCTGCGTTTCTTCCGTATGGTTCGGAATGGAAGCCACCAGTTCACGGTAGCACTTCATGGCGAGGTCGTTCAGAACGACCGTGCGGTACTTGCCGGTTTTTTGTTCCTTGAGGTGATACCGGCCGTCCGCTGTAATATCGCCGACCTTAGTCTTGCAAAGGTCAACGCCACGGAGACCGACGCTGCACCCGATAAGAAACATCAGCGCATTTCGAAGCTGATGCTTGTCGTAGAAATACTGTGCAATCTTGAGGATGTCTTCTTTGTTGCGGATGGGATCGACCGTGCCGTTCGCGCCGACCGTTGTACGGCGCTTAACCGAGGCTTCTGCTTTGGCGGCTTTCTTCTGAGCCTGCTCTGCCTTCTGGCGGCGCTCCATTTCGTCAGCCAGAGCGGAGGCAAGGAGATTGTAGTCAATCGCTGCATACCTCGTCATGTTCTGCAACGGCTCTACGTCCTCGTCCTGATAAAGTTTAATTACTTCCGCTGCCATATTGTGTAATCTCCTTTCATTTTAGCACATCTGCACAAAAATGCAACATATGATTTCAATTAGTTGTCAATTGCGCTCTGAATGCTCTCGACGCTTTCGTTCAGACTCTCCGATGCGGAATCGAGAAAATCGATGATCTCGGAAAGTGCTTCGCCCTTCTCGCTGTCCTGCAGGCTCTCCGGCATGTTGTCAAACTTCTCTTCCTCACCGTCCTTGATCTCATCCAGTTCCTCGTGGATGGTTTCGATACGGCTGATCAGGTCTCTGAGCTGCTTGCGGTTCATCTTGTTCATGTGTCATTCTCCTTATGCTGTTCTGTTATTCTTGCATGCATCATACAATGCTGTCAGTAAGTAATCTCGTTCCTCTGCTGCAGGACATGTTCTTGCTGTAAAGTTATTCAGCGCCGACTGGATTTGCTCTACGCTGATATTAGCCAACTGCTGGCTGAGAGCGTAGCCGCTTGTCAGTGTGTTATCAACGCGAACGTGTTGGCTTGGTGTTGCAACGAGTTCATAGAGCAGACTGGTTGTCCGCTTCACTAAGGCTTCGTCAAAACTTCTGCAAAGAATTTCCTTTGCAGCCTTGTTCATAACGCCGCTGACCAGAGCTGGGACTTTCGTTTCTCTCTCTTCCATTTCAGTCTGATTAGACTTAATCTGATTATACTTAGTCTGATTAGGGTTCGATTTCCAAACTTCTGGGGTTTGAAAATCAAACTTCTTGGGTTTGATAATCGAACTGGTATCAGAATCGAACTGGTCTGAACCGGTTTGATTTTCAAACCGGTTTGGGGATAAAGTAGTATCAGAATCAAACTGGTCTGTGGATAAACCGGTTTGATTTCCGACCGGTTTGATTTCCGAACTGGTATCAGAATCGAACTGGTCTGTGGATGAGCTTGTGGATAAAGTGGTTCGGTTTTCGAACTGGTCGAGCAAGGCCGGGTCGAGAACATAGATACGATTCGGTTTGCCGAGCCCTTGTTTTGCTCTGCGAATGAGACCCCAATCTTCGAGCGTATCCATCAGCTTGACCGCTTTTGCCTTTGCACAGCCAATGCTTTCCATCACTGAGTCAATGGAAAAATAGACATACGGCGTACCGTTTTCATCTCGCCATTTATTCGCGATAGAGAGATTGAACCGGTCTACAATTAATGCGTACAGGAGCTTGGCATCAGCGGAAAGTGATTTGAAACAGGGCAGCTTGACCAGTGCTGCCGGAAAGCGAATGAACGGAAAGTCGCTCACTCGATTGGTATTTTCTTTCATTTTCTTTGTCCTCCGAGTTTTTTCCCTATACTATCTACTATACGTCTGACCCGAAAAAAGGACGCGGAAACCTGTTAATAATTTGTGAACAATTTATTTGGCAAATAACCACGGCTTTTCACTTCTGACCTGCTGATACGAGTAACTATTTACGCTCTTCAACCCGAGTGAAACCGCCAGTCCGCAATTGACCGCTTCCATTTCATCGTAGCTGCAGCAACCGATTCGTTCCATCAAGCGGCTCACATCGACCGTCACAACCTGCTCACAGAGAGCGATGGACGGAACGTAACCGCGAACTCGAATGTGGGTCGGAAGCGGACGGTGCTTCTGCGAAGTGGTAAGATACACGATCTCTACCACGCCGGAAGCGCGATTGTTGGCGTTGTTGGATACGATGATGGCCGGTCGGGTTTTCTTCTGCTCGAAGCCTACTGCGTTGTCGTCGTTCTTGATGTAAAAAATGTCGCCGCGGCGAATGTCTCTGTCGTTCATAAAATATTCTCCTTATCGATAAATGTTACTCTTAATGATTTGCATGCGGTGCTTTTCCTTGTTTGCGTCCTCGGTGATGACAATGATTTCATCGGAATGGATGCTGGCCGAACCCAGATAGGTGCCGTCTTCCTTGAGGTCTCTGATCCTCTGGTCGATAAACACGATGCGCTTTTCTTCCGTCGGGAAGAGATAAGTGGCATTGTCGCCGTCATCGTAGGCAAAAGTGGCTGCGAAGCTCGGGTTTTCTTCTGCTTCTGTCAGTCTCGATTCTTCGAGGCACTCTTCTCGAGTCATACCGTCAATGATGTCGCGGCCACACCCCGGACACGGGGCGAAACTATAGTCACCGACGGTTTCCCCATGAATGAACTTGTTCTCAAACCAGATTCCGCAGTTATCACAATGAATGAGATAATCGTTGTCCCACATATTATCAAAACAAGTGTCGCAGACAATTCTTTCATGCTCTGTGTCATCGTTGATGGTGCGCGGCTCGGGAAGCTCGCAATCATCAAGGGTGAAGGTCTTGCCGCATTCGGTGCATTTGAAGATCTTTTTCATGTCGTTTTCTCCTTATTTCACTTCGACTTCGGTGATTTCCCACACAGTTTTAGCGTAATTGCAGGGACTGCAATAAAAAGAGTAACAGACATACATCTGGTTGGGATCGTCGGTCAGAAACTCGGTTTCGTCCTCGTCCCACTCGATTTCCTCCTCATCCAGAACACCGCTGTGCTTTACGCTGTCACGCATAATGCTGTTCAGTATGTGCAGATTCTCACTGGCGGCGATTACTTCACCGCCGGAATTGTCTTCATTATCGTACCAGTGGCGCAGAACATAGATTTTTTTCATTTCGATTACCTCCAATCGGTCGGATTTGTTGTTTTCGTTCGGTCGGTTTAGTGCTCGTTGAACACAACCTGCTCGCCGCGCTTCAGCGTCCAACAGCCGGTGTCAGTCATTGCACACTCGGCACAGTTGCCGCTGCACGGCTTTGCATCTGCTCTTGCGGTTGTCGTGCCATCCCTGAAGCGAACGTGTGCTTCGGGTAAAGAAAAAGGATTGACCATTTCGAGGTCAACCCAACCGGAAAGAATGAGATGTAAATTGTCGGGGAGGTGCTTTCCGTCACTCAGGACAGCGTTTACAAAATCATATTGCTTGGTGAAGCACAGGATTTCGCAATGCCGATTGCGCTCGGCGATACCGATCATGTGGAACAGATAATCCTTGCTCGGAATGTCGCCGCTGACGTGAAACCGAAAGTACCGGTTAAGCATTACGGTTGCCTCTACTTCACGCCAGAATGTATCAGGATCATTCTGAAGCACTTCGAGGTTATGCTGGTAGGCGTTTCTTACGGTCGGTCTCAGACGCTCCAACTTGGCTGCGTAGCACTTCTCTTTGCACTTGCAGTCGCGGCAGGTCTTAATGGCCGGCAGGCTGACGGACGGGATTGCTCCCATCTTGGAATTGCCCGGGCTGATCTTAATATTGGTATTGATAGTCATGATGTATACACTCCTTATTTACTGCTGGTTGATTACTTCATGGAATGCTGCGGATGCGGCATCGTTCCACGCCATGCCGTTGTCTTCCTTCTCGCGTTTGAGGTATGCCATACGGTTCATGGTGTCAATCGAAATATCGCGGATATGGTCGTAGATCAGATCGTCTTCGACCTCGATAGTATTTTTGATATCTTCAATATCGTTTTCGTGCTGGATGGTTTCGAAAACCTTCTGTTTCACAGATTTTTTCAATGTAACAGGCGAAATATCCCATTGAAACTTGTGACCGAAACTCGAGATGGAATTATCAGTCAAAGACACCTCGTCCTCGAATTCGTCGTCCGAGCCGAAGAATGTCTCATGGTCGTCTATGTTAGAACCGGAGATGATATCGTCAATCTCCTGCTTGATAAATTCCTTTGCTTCCTTGTAAGTAAGAAAAATACCTTCGGTGCCAAAATATCGTTCTCCGCAGTCGTAATAACTGCGAAGCTGAGATACTGCGAATACAATCATAACGATTCCTCCTTATCTTGCGATTGCGGTATTGTGAAGACGCTGGTCGGGTTTGAAAGAACGTCCGTGCTCTACACCCTGATCACGGTACTTATTCGCCCAGGCACCGGCGGTTCTTGCATGGGAAGTGCTCGTTATCATGCTGAGATTGCCATAGGCGTCCTGCACATCCTTCGGCGTCATCATGACCAGTCCCCACTCCTGATGCTCGGCGTCCTGCTTCTGGTATTCCTGATCGAGACCGGCAACGAAGCCGTCGCCGTAAGCGTTGCAGGCAAGGCGGATATCGGTTGCGCTGTAACCCTGCCACTTTCTCGTGTGATGAATGGTGCGCTGTTCCCTCTTGACGCAGTCGATTGCGTAGCGGAGGATGCGCTCGGCGATTTCAATATCGCTTTCAAGACCCATCAAAATAATCGTGAGTGCCTTGCTGCGCGGCGGCTTGCGGCAGTAATTCTTGCAGCAATAATGCTTGGCAATCACGTCGCTCAGCTTGTAAATCCAGAAGTCGGTCATGGTCGTGCACTTGATATCGGCAAGAACCTTGGTCACGACCTTTTCTTTTTTGCCGGTACACTCTTCCGGGCGGAGCTTATGCTGAACCATGAGAGCACGAGCCTTGAGGAGAGCGGCCTTCGCTTCGTTTTCGTTCGGAGATTCAGCGAGTGCGAGGAGCTTTGCGATTCTTTCCTTGATGTTATTATTCATGATGTATGCCTCCTGTTTGGATATAAAAAAAGCAGGAGCTGCTGGCTCCTGCTTGTGTCATTATTTTATACGGATTCAATTTTAATAGGTCGTTCTTCCGATGCATAAACCGGAATCGTTTGCGGCGTATTTCTTCCAGAGCTTTTTGAAAAGTCTTACGACACCGTCAAACTCGTCCTTTTCCTTAGCAATATCGGCAAGGTCATATGCGCTTGCTTCATCTGGAACTGACCAAATCCACGTCATGTATGCAGTTTCATCGTTCATGCACATTACGAGATGGTGCATTGCAGTCAGAGTGTCGTAGCGTTCCTTTTCTGCTGGCGTGAGATTGAGCTCTTCCTGAGCTTTCTGTAATGCAATGTAATTCATAATTACCTCCTAAATCATCGTTTTCATGCCCAATACGCACTTTATTGCTTAATCCCAGTTAACAAATTTCTCAATCTCTTCCTTTTCGATACCAATTCCATCTAAAAGGATCAGTAATGTATTAACTGTATCTTCTTTATCAATCGGCTGAAGCCAAATCCAGTCAAGGATATTGCAGATTATCTTTCTTCCATCATTATCAATTGTAAAATTATCCAAAATATACTGCCAAAGCTCATCCTTCATATCTTTTTTTCTCCTTTATTTGTTCCTTTCTATATATATTCCGGAAACGAATTTTATCCAAACATTCGCTTTATGCTGTTGTGAAAATCTTAAACTCTGATTTCCACTCCATTCGTCTTCTCAGAACGATGTTTCACAGTCTCAAACCTGTACATGTTCTCGTCGCAATAAGGGCAATAATACGGATATTCTTTCCGTAATCCCTTCGTGGTTTCTCGCTTGACTTTATGGCCGCATCGCTTGCAGTATCTGTTTTTGATCATGTGGAGTCACCTCCCAATCGTATTTATTCATCGCCGTCTTCAACTATATCTTCTGCATAGCATTCACCGCCGTTGTTATACATACAAGCTGTGCAGGAGTACCAGCAATTCTGCTGTCCGCAAGGACCTACAACACCGCCCCAGCCGGTTTGAAAACCAACGTTGTAATGACAGCTATCACAATCAAAATCATCGGGTAGGCCAAAGCATTTGTTCTGGAAAGCTCCATCCATGGTGTTTTCTCCTCTCTGTTCATCGTTTTATTGGTCTGGATTGCCGTTTTCTTTGCTGATTTCCTCATACACTGAGGGATTGACGATAGCTAACAGCCTTTCAAAATATGCGTTCATGTCAGACACATTCTGAAAATGCTCCATCGCCTTATCGAAATTCGGCTCCCTAATCATGTCGGATAATTCTTTTATCACATATTCGTTTTGGCATTTGATTGCATAATCAACCATATTGGCAACCAGCTTGTCAACCCTTTCTTGATTCGGTCGGAGATATTTTCTCGGCATTGGAACACCGCAGCGCATCGAAATCTGACCGTCCGGCAGAAGACGATACTCTTCTGACTGTTTCTTTTTTCGTCCCATCTTATCACCTCCGATTATTTTTAGCTATTCAAACACCACACGATACACCGTTCAAACGAGAGATTATCATATAAGGTATCAGAATCTTCACCATCTGCCGTTCTCCAGACAGTATATCCATCATCGTAGTTACCAGCGATAGAATACTCACCGATAGTAAAGGCACCAGTTTCTAAGCGAATTTCCACAAGACTCACTCCTTTCAAACTCTTGTTTAATACGCTCTTCTATAGTAAATATTGGGGCATAGAGACACGTTATAAATGTAAGAACCACAGCGAACCAGTAGAGCGTCTTTGCCGTAGTATTTCTTTTTCATCCCCGAGATGCTCCCAGATTTATCGAAATTAGGGAATGATTCAATGTTGACCTGCCATCCTTCTGACACTGGAAGATACCTCACTTTCGGCATTTAATACTTCTCCTTTCAAATACCTGCTTACGTTTCAATAGTGATCGCGAACGCCTTTTCACCGTCGAGATCAACATCGTCTATCGTTACATCAGCGCCTAACTTCGTCAGCACGTCGCGGAGCTGTTCTTTTTGCAGATCCTTCTGCTCATCGGTTCCGCTAAAGCCCCAGACTGTTTTGAAATACATTACTATGTACCCTCCTTAAGGCCAAATGCTTCGGTCAAATGCTGGCGTGTACTGGAAAGCGATGTCGTACATCGGCTTGCCGGTAACCTGATCTCTGAATGTGCTAACGAACAGGCTTCGTGTAAGTCCCTTTTCTTTGAACCATTCGTCAATCACTTGCTTGGTCAGCGGAGTAAGGAATACATAGAGGTCTGATTCGTGATGGTACATCTCTTCTCGCGGATAACCTGCTGCTTCGAGTTTTTCCATCAGAGTCATATCATTCTCCTTTGTGCGTTCATTTGCTTTTCATATTCCTTGCTGTTGTCTGTACTCAACTCCAATGTTTCTATATCATTTTCGTAGAGCATACCGACAATTCTAATGGACATCTCCAACGAGATCTCCATTCCCATCATAATCTGCAACCACTGCCACTCATCCCACGCCAGCAAGCTATCTTCATCCGACTTTGCAATTTCGAGCAGTTGACCACTTTTGTACTCTACAAGTTCTGTGTCAACTAAATACGGCGCACCAACAGAAGTCACCCAACCGTTGATGATCTGCTGATCATCTTTATTATATTTCATGTAAGTTTCTCCTTAAAACAGATCTCAAAACAGATTATATCAAGTCACTCTGCAAATCCCAGAAGATATGCGACGCCTTTGCTGTGATGCTCATCGAACCAATGCCAGATATCTTCCTTGTCGGTTCTTTTTGGCCAGATATAATAAGGCTCGTCAAGCTCTTCCGTTTCGGGGTCAAAGGGGACATCAGTTAGATTGTCCCAGAGTTCTTCTACAACTACATCCCTAAAAGCTCTGTCACTGGGGAGCTTAGAAACCTTCAATTCGGTTACTTCTCCATCGTTTTCAGATAATACAATGTCAACGTGGAGGCTCGGGACATAGAATTTCCACGATTTTGGCGTTGGATCTACATACCATTCACACTCGCATTCAAAATCTCCGTAGTGCTTTTCAAAATATTCATCTAACGTCATGTATCTTCACCTCAAATACCCGTTTCAGCACGGAGTTCCTTCAGCTTTTCGAGATACGCCTGCTTGTCGACTATGTTCTGAAGATGCATATCATACTCTGAATCCATGGCGCTCGCAATTGTCCAGATTGAATCATTCAGGACATCGTCCTCAACATCCTTGATTTCTTCGTCATACAGGCGAGCCAGCCACTCGTTGACCATAGTCGGATTGGGCTCACGGTTGGTTTTCAGCATAGGTTTTACCTCCTTCTATTTTATACAAACTGGACATACCACAAGCGCGTCTTCACGGTCGGACGCCTCTACTTCGATGTAGCCAACAGAATCAAACCCGAACGGTACCTTTACTTTCATTGTGTTTTCTCCTTTCAAATTCACATTTTGTGTTAGTCTGTTGTGACGAAGTAATAGGTCAGTTCGTCACCCTTGAGGTTTTCCTGTGCATACTGAGCGGCACGCTCCCAGAGAGTGTTATACAGTCTGGCGAGCGGTTCATTGTGTTCGTAGTGCTGCCAGATCTTCCAGTTGAGCACCATGACCAGCTCGGTCAGGTACTTATAATCGGTTTTCCATTCCTGAAAGGCGCGGTTGTAAGTGTCGCAAACCGCATCGATACCAAAATTGTCGGCGATGCTAAAGTCCTGCCAGAAGGTAGTGAACGGCTTGTAGCCGCACATCTCTTCGATGTTCCAACGAGGGAGTTTTAATGTGTTGTCCATTTGTTATGCCTCCTCAATGTAGGTTACCGAGGGAAGATTGATGTCCTCGTTTTCCTTGAAGAAATTTACGATGAGGTTAAGAAGTTCGAGCTCATCGTATCCTCCGTTTATATTCGGAAGATCGAACTGTGTTTCGTCGTATCTGGTGGCCCCATCATCATCACGATAGGAATAGCCTACATTGATGCAACGGTCGAATGCTTCACTTGCCAGATTCATAAGTTCTTCATACTGGTCGCGATCCATGTCGTACTGCAGCCAATCGAAGTCACTGCCGTTTGCGTCAGTCGGAGAAATTTCAAATCGAGATTCAATCCAGTTTGGATAATCTGGATTAAATGCGATACTAATTGTCGCGCCGACCGCTTTTGCGCTGTCTTCTTCATCGAAGTAATCCTCTCCGAGATATTCCAAAGGAACATCAAAATACAGGATTCGTTCGCTGCTGTATTTATCATCGAAAACATCATCGAACACGATGCCGTTCCACTCGTAGGGGACTTCTTCAACCGGCTTCCCGGGTTTGTACTCATAGTTCTCACTAATTCCGAGTACGACCGCCTCTGGTTCGATCATACGGAACCAACGCTCGGCGAAATCCTTATTCTTGGCAACAACAATTCTTGCTTGACAAACTCCGTTTTTCTCGAAACTTACGTCAAATTCTGTTTTCATGATTCACTCTCCTCCTCGCTCTTCTGGTCTGGATAACTCAATGCACAAATCTTCGAGCATTCCGTCGATTTCAATCGCATCATCCAAAAGAGCACGAAGGCTCTGTGGAACTCCTACCATGGAATGTCGCGCATTGTACCACATTGCTGCGTGCTCTTCTGGATCGAAATCCTCGTAGTAATCACATAAATCTTTAAGAAATTTGTTTGCACTTACACTAAAACAAACATCTTCACCTAATGAAGAATATTTTTCGAGTTCGATATCATCCCCGTCTTCATAAACTTTCCAGCCGAGGTCTTCGCAGATTTTGCGCTGCTTGTCTGTCATAATTCACGCCTCCTTAATAAGCAACTTCGGTGGTAAATTTCGGGTTATTGAGCATCTTTGCGGCTTCGGAGATAGCAAAATCTTCAATCCGCATATACCTGTGTTCTTTGGAGGTAATAACTTCCGCGGAACCTACCAGATAACGGAGCTTTTCGTTTCCGGATTCAAGAAGGATGATTGCATCATCGTCTGCAACGCACTGCTGCAAGCCCTCGATGAACAGATCATATGAGGAATCTTCACAATCTTCGTCCATCGAACAAACGCCGCTGATGCCTCCGTAACAACCGAAACCATAACGAGTTACACCGTCCTTATCGGTTTCCTCGAATACTTCGATTTCGTCCTCGGAGCCATATACATCGGACATGAATGCTTTGAACTTGTCAGCATCCTTAACACGGAAATAATTCGTTCTGATTGCACAATTGTAATTTGCCATGGTTAATTCTCCTTTCAAATCTTCCAGCCATACACATCGGCGATTTTATCACCGAGACGCTGAGTGGTACGAGTGATATCTGCTCTGGTCACGGTTCCGCGAAGAACCTTTTCCAGAAAGTTTTCCTTTCGAATGTCGCTTACGTCCGGCTTGAATACTCGATATAGGTAATGGTTGGTTCCGTCATGATGAATGGCTTCGCAGCACAAATCGCCGCGGCCATCGAGATACCACGTTGCGTAGTCGGTATCTGTATACAGGCAATCTTTAATCGAATGTCCGTGGATTTCTTTGTAACCGGACTTACGACCGTCCCAGAGACCAAGGTCACCGAGCACGATGATTTCCTCGGAAACAGGAATGTCAAGGTTCATGCGCTCATCGTCCAGATATACGTTATTCAATTCGTACATCAGGTCGATGCGCTTATCTTCGGTGAGGTCTGGATACTCATCATCGAAGAAATCCTTCCAATCTTCATAATCGAGATTGTAATTGCTCCAGATTACTTTCTTTTTCATATGTATTCGCTCCTTTTAAGCGTCCGTCCGAACGTTTGTTCGGAACTTTTGGTAAAAAAGAAGAGCTTGCAGGTTATTGCAAGCTCTTACTGTGCTGATATTTGATTATACGATGTAGTCCATATTCTTGGTGATTTTCTTTTCCTCTGGATGGAAACGATTCCATTCATAAGCGAAATTCTCCGCATTTAGGAGAAGATCAGGTTCACCTTCGCAGATTTCGATTTTGCTGTCTGCGATGAACAACGTATTGCAGACAGCAACGGCTGATTCGCGGGTCAATCTGGTAAAGAACTCAGTCTCGACCAACTGGAATGTCTGCACATGACAGTCTTCGAGACAGTTTTCGAGGGTCTTGCTTTCGCCACGACCAAACGCCCGGTCGATTTCGTTGGTCGGAGTGCCGACTTCGTCAGCACATTCGCCGTAAATCTTGATGTATTCATTGCTCAAATCCATTTGAGCGATTGCGGTCATCAGACCGCGCCCGTATTTGTCGGTAAATTTGCTGTGGAATTCATAGTGATCCATGTTCTTTCCTCCTTTTGCTTGCATTATATCATTGTCAAGGTCCATTAACAAGGACTTTCGTCAGTTTCCGTCGTGGATTCTGTCGTAATATGCTTTCGCTTCTCCGAAAGTTGCAAAAGCAATATTGTAGCGCCATACATCATCGTGTTTTGTAAAGATTTCATACTGTGCTCCAAGATCAAACTGGTTGAACAGAAGCATCTTGCGATTGTCTTTACAGAAAATATCCATATCCCTGAACTTTTCGGTCATATTACCACCTCTTAAATGACGGTTTTACTGGATTTCTTCCATGCTATTCGGGTAATCGTAGATATTATTGATCACCCAGCGACGATTATAGCCGTTGAAGTGTCGGAGCAGATGGAGCTTCATCGGATCGTTTTCATCTACCCAGAGGGAAAAATTCGGAAAGCGTTTGCCATCGGCTTTCTCCTGCTGGTAGATGTCAGTATGGATTTCCTTTCGCTGCTGCTCGACTGCCGGATTATACCAGAACTCGTCGCCGAACCAATGGAAGTTACCTTTACTCGGATGTTCTCTGTGAACGCGATAACCGCCCAGTTGATTGACAACCTTGATTGCGTCAAAGGACGCACCGAGCCTGTTTACGAATTCCAGAATACCTTCTTCAGTATACGGAATCGTTTTCTCCCAATACTTGCCGATCTGGAACAAATTACAGTCATCATTCGGATGTTCATCCGTGATGTAATGGCAGGAATCAATGAATCCTTCGTACACAAACGGACGCTTTACCGTGTTAATTTTCGTGCGGTCACAGCCATACGGAAATGTGCCGCAGGTGATTTCAAGATATACACGGCTGCCGTCCCATAGGTGGAACGCGGTGCGGATACGGCAGTTGCCGATCGTTTCCTTGCTTTGTTCACAATTCTCCATTCCTGCGCCCTCAAAGTATAAAGTTTTCATCGAGCCTTCTCCTTTTATAATTAAAAAGTAGCAGTTTATCTCAGCAGGAGAACCGGATTCTTGCGTTCGCGCTCTGTTGCATAGCGATTGCAGAACGTGAACATTTCGATCAGCTGACCGCACAACATCGGGTCATCGCCGATATCATCCATCCAGCGGTCGAGAATCGTCATCACTTCTCTTGCGATTTCCGCCTGCTTTGCGGTGTCGGTGTCCTCGGCGATTGCGATTGCATCATCATATTCGCCGTTCGGGTCATTGCGGTTCATGTACCGCAGAATAGTTGTCATCGTCATAGTGATTCTTCCTCCTTTTCCTTTTCGATGATGAATCCTTCCTGCGGTTCAAATAGGAACCGCTCATCGGCTTCGATGGTTGCTTTGGGGCCTGCCAAACACCATATCATTCTGGCTGCGGCCGCCGGAGTACCGTTTTCTTTGTAAGCCGCAAAGAATTCATTCTGGATTGCGGTCGATACCAGAATGCGGGTGGAGTCGTAGTGGAGTGCGGATACGTTCTTGTATCCCATTGCCTCCGCAAAATGGTCAAACAGTGCGCTTATAGAGAACGTGTGGCACTGTTCCTGTGTGAGTTCATATTTCATTATGTATTGCCTCGCTTTCTTAATTTATGTTGGCTGCGGGCTTTATAGATGAACCCGCAAGAACCTCACACTAATTACTATACAAATTGCCCCGTTTTGGGACGTTGTAATTTCTTCCAGCTAAGCAATGGTGGAATTGCCGCCGGCGAATTCGGATCGCATTTGTTCCGAAATATCGTAAATGAGCCACTCCATCATCTTGCGAGTGACTGGAATTTTGTCCAGATTTTTGCGACCGAATATCTTCCGAACTTCATCCGCTTTGATGAAACTTGAATTCGTTGCGCAGGAAGTGCCGTTGGTTGCAAAACTGTATTTGTTCTCGATGGTTGCGGTTACGCTGCGGTTATAACCGCACATCTTACAAACATCGATTGCACGATAGTATGTTTCGCCGTCAGAAAAAGCGACGAGAACCTTTCCGTATTCACTGTGCGTGAATTCTTTCAGTGGCGGATACTTTTTCTTTTTGGCCGGACTCTTACCGCAAAGTGTCGGAACTATTTCGTCATCGACCCACTTTTCAAATTCAAAAAGCAGGTCAACCTTTCGCCGGTTTATGAGATTATGAACATCGTAGACCGACAGATAAGTTACGGAATCAACACTTCCGTTTGTTTTTGGTGCGAGGATAACTCGTTTATCCTCAAAAAGTTCTGCAATACTTGCGGGGTTCTTATATCCCAATGCTTTCAAGACGGGGAGTGCCTTGAAGTACGGGATATTTCCGATTCTGGTTGCTTCGATTGTGCCGAATTCCGGGTGAAAAAACTTTTCGATTTTGTTTTCCGGCAGAATCGGTTTCAGTTTTGTCCCGGTGCGTTTAGGCACCGGCTTTAAGACCGGCTCCGGAATAAGTTCCGGCGGGTTGCTCTCAAGTTCGTTTTGGGCAAGCTCGATTGCGTGCCCGAGAACGTCGAGGATTCGTTTCGTGTTAACATCTGCCATATGTATTCTCCTTTCAGGCTGCGCGGCGGCTGTGTTTGCCGCGGTAATTTGTTTCGGACTTATAACGCTTCCAGAGTACCTTTGTGGTGCTCCAGAAATCACCGATTGCAAACGTTCCGAACACAACCGTCCCGAGGAAATTATCCTCACCGGTTGCAACCGTAGCAACGGTTGCCATGATAGCGAGCACCGCAAACATTGCGGTAGAAGAGTAGTTTTTCATGAGATTTAGACTCCTTTATTTCCAATTTTGGGTATAAAAAATGCACCCTTTTCGGGTGCTGCAGGCATTTGATTTATTCCGTTTGTTATGATATATTTTTTTCGTCAGATCACACCGTGGACGCAAGGCATTGACATAATGATCCTATACATAGGCTTGCGATAAATCGTCAAGCCGAATACTTAAAGAAACGGAGTGATTGGTCTGAGCAAGTCTACGATTTGCTTTATGGCGCTGCTTACACAGTGTCTGACCGTGGCAGGATTTATCCTTGCGATTTTCTGCCGCTGATTTGCGACCGTCTGTTTGCGCAGGCGGTCTTTTTTTATCCTTGCGTCCACGGTGTGATCTGACGAAATGGATTTATTTCGGAACATTCATGATCGGAATCCATGTGATAGCCTCATTCATGATAGAGTAGGCTACGCTTGCGACAGGGTCTTCGGTTTCCCTGTCGGTGAAATCGCTGCCGTTTGCAATCCATCTTGCGAGCGTTTCGATTTCGTTTGCTCCGAAGGTGGTTTCGTTCACCCAGTTAAGCATTTTGCTGTACTGGTCATTGTCCATACAGGTGCAGTAATCATGAGCAATGCACATATTGCGGACACCATAGCTGTCCAGAAAGGTTTCGATTTTCATTTCGTTTTGCCTCCGTTTTGCTCCGGTTTCAGAGCGTTTCCAGATCGTTTTCAATCTGGTTCGCTTCCGTTTCGTTTACATAGACTTCAAGATAGATTCCCTCGAAACAGCCGCTTGCGCTGTAACTGATCGTGGCAGATTTGATTGCGGGGCGGAGTTTGTCCCATTCGTTGCGAGTGAGATAGACGTTACGCCACTTGCGCGGCATGGTAGTTGCGATAGCTGTCATATGTATTACCCCTTTCGATTTATTGCGAATGGTTTTCTTTTGTGATATAATCTGGTTGTCACCAACTTTGATCCGCTCCGGCCAGTGATATAAATCTTTACATACTGAAAGTATGTGTGCGGTTTCACCTTACATAGCCGCAGATTTTTATAATGAAATGGAGGGGTCACTGTGGAGCAGAACGTTTTCGTGCTTTGCTTTGCGCTGATCGTACTGGCAATCAAGTGCGGTTGATGACAACACCGGCAGGCTTGCGCTTGTCGGTGTTTTCTTTTGTGACAACCAGATTATCACCGCCTTTCGGCGTGGATGAGGGCTTTATGGATGAACCCTCGAGAACCTTCCAGCAGGAATCATTTTCAAATTACTTACCTTTCGGTTTCTTGTTCTCCGCCCTGCGGTGCAGATTGCAAGACCTGAAAGGCTCGGCCTTTTCTATTGTTGGGCACAGGCTTTTTCCCGTGCTCCGCAATCATAGGCATCACCCCTTTCGTTTTGGTTTTGTTGCCGATCAGATTCTTGCGATTGCTCGGCAACCGATAATCTGACCGGATTCGTTGCGGACTGCGTCGTCCACAATGAAAACGTCGGAACGGTTGCGGCATGCCTGCGCAGTCAGCGCAGACACAAGATAAATTGTTTCTGGCTGCGGGTCGGGCAAACCGGTTACGGCACCGTAGCTGCACTGGTTTACTACGATACCGTTTACTTCGGAAACCCTTTCGCGGGTCTGAGCGGCTCTTGCGATCGTGCCGCTCGGCTCGATGGTTGCGAGGACGGAATTGTCCTCGCGCAGGAAGTTGATGGCGTGCGGGGTCAGGTTGATGATGGTCATGGTAGTTTCTCCTCTCGTTTGTTTGCGTTTTGTTTTCGTTTCCGGTCGGTTTGTTTTCGTTTCCGGCCGGTTTGCCTGCGTTTCATGCGTTCCAGACGGTTACGATCTGGGCAATTTCATCATCCAGAATCGTTTCCGTGCCCATCGTATCGAAGGTGACGGCGAGTTTTACGTTGCGCGGGGCAACGTAGTCCTCAATGTTCCAAAGGTTGCCGTCTTCCGTCTCGATGGTTGTTACACAGTAGTCGCGGTCATCGGTCGGGTACGAAACCGAATAGATTTCGCCAGCGATTGTGCGGGTTTCCGGTTTATTTTCAATCGGATTTGCTACCGGCGCGGACACGCTACCGGTCATAAGGGTTGCGAGGAGCAGAGAAATTGTGCTTTTAATCATGGTGAAAACTTCCTTTCTATGTGTCGGTTTTGGGTAAAAGAAAAGCACCCGGATTGGGTGCTTGTGTTTATTAGGTTGTTATGATATGATTGCGGTAGAAAGTGAGGTGAAAATATGTATACTAAAGAGGATTTAGACAATGTGATTGATTTTATTGTGTACCAAAAACTGAATGCTTGCGAAAGTGAAAGCAGTCGTAATTATTTACAATTATTTCTTGATAATTGTAAAGTAGAAAACGACGACGCTTTCACCGAAAAAGTGTTCAAATTAGCAATCAAATATCCCAATCTTGTCGAATTGTCTAAATATTTGCATTGTGATGTCATGCGGTTGCAGAAAATTATTTTTTATCAGCAAATCGACGACAAAACAATCACAGGAGTTGCAAAACTCAAACAAGCTGAGCGTATGCATAAAGGTCCTGCGGAAATGTTCTTGCGAAGCCAAGCGAATTTATTCTTAACCGGGAGAGATTTTTCTATCAAAAAATATCTCTTGACTTTCGAGAAACATATTAACATGGAACTTCCTAAGCCTGATTATCTCGAAAAGAACTCTGTTTACGATTTTGAATGGAAAGATTGCTAATAAAAACCGACCGAGTTATTCCCGGTCGGTTTTTTTCAGTGTTACGTCGCAGTAGCTTTCGATTGCGTCAGTTACTAACTCTGTTACACTTTTTTTGCCACGAATAGCGGCTTGCGTTTTGAGAAAATCTTTACTCCCTTTGGGTAGACTTAAAGTAATTTTGTCATATTTGCTGCGAGGAGTAGCTTTTGCTTTCTCGATTTCAGCAATACACAGAGCTGCGAGTGCATCGTAGTCAACTATCGTTTGTTCTGACATATAATTCCCTCCTTTGAGCAAGGAAAAGCCCCGGAACATGGTTGTTCCGGGACTTGTTTACTTTTCGGTTTTCTTGCGGACATCAATATCATACGCCTTCAAGAGGGCATTTGCCACAAGGTTTCCAACACTGGAAAAACCTCTGATATTCGCTTCTTCGTCAAGCATTTTCTTTGAACCTTTCGGCAGATTCAGTGAAATGCGGTCGTAGTTTTCTTTTTTATACGAAGATGTGCTCATGTTCTCACCGCCTAAATTGTAGTATAGGCGTATTATATCACGCTTGCGGATTATTTTCAAATTGTGCGGGCGGTGATTGATTAGGGCGCACTTTCCCTTGCTTGCGTGGCTACGTTTAGGCGTGCTGCACTACCAGTACGCCTTTATTGCGGATTGAATTGGTATACTTTCAGGTTAGAAAGATACCGGACGCGCCGGTTTTACGATTGCATAGCCAGCGCGGCGCAGACCGTCAACCAGGATCATAACGGTTGCAGGCGTTGCTGCGTTTTCGCCGCAAACCTTCACGGTTGCGTAATCGCGATTGAACGCGATCATTGCGGATTGCGTTGCACGGTGGTTTTCCCCTGCACAGAAGTCGCGCAGGACGTTTATTGCGTGCCGACGGTTGCGAACAGCACGCTTGCTTGCGGGGAACGTGATCGCTACGAATAATGCCGCCGCTACGTCTTCCGGCAGTTTGCGACCGGTTGCCGCGTGGACTGCGGCAAAATCGTTCTTGCGCGACCATGCCGGAATCTTTGCTAACGTTGCCTTTTCCACCATGCGAATGCCTACGGCATTCTTTACGCCGTAGGCTTTTTCGTACTGAAAAGGCACATAGCCACTGCGTGGCGTACTCATACGGCACCGCGGCAGATCGCTTGCGTAAGTGCGGACTTTCGCGCCGGAACGATTGCGCGTTCCCTGTTCCCAATTCTCCATCATGTTCTTGCACTTCCTTTGCGTTGTTTTCAGTTCATTGGTTGGTTATCCACCCGCACCGCGTGGAGGTTGGACTGTTGCGGGCATGGGCGGTTTGCACCGCCCTATCGGTTACTTCTCGTAAACCTCGTATGCGTTGCCAGTGATACGGACGCGAACGCCCATAAAGAACTGCTTGTACAGAGTGTCAGAGGACGACTTAAGCTGTTTGCCACCGCGCGGAGTGATAACCGCGTCGTGCAGGCGGATCAGATCGCACTTGCACGGCTTTACGCGGATATCTTCCGGCAACAGTGCCGTGTACAGGTCAGCCAGCATTTTCATTGCCTTGGTTGCGCTGATTGCGTCGTTTGCTTCAAAGTCCGGCGTGAGGGTGTCACGGATAACGCCGTCTTTCGTCTTGCTTACGAGAACAGCGGCTTTGCCGCCACGGCCCTGAAGACGGACGTGACCCTTGAACAGGTGGTCAAAAAAGCCGTCGGCAAGGGCGTTAAAACCGACAGAGTCCGCAAGGCTTGCACCGTCGTGAGCGTCGGCGTATGCCTTGTTCGCGTGTTTCCATTGCAGTTCGGTGGGCGTTTCAGCGACAACCGCCTTGCCGGTGTCCTTGTCAATCTTGACGGATACACGGTTGTAAGTGTACCCCATTACGAACGCGGTGAGAACGTCGGAACGGTTGCCGGAAGCAACCAGAGCAGACAGAGCAGACTTGCGGTTCTGCTTGCTGATATCCTTGCACGATTCATCAATGCTTGCAAACGCCTTTGCGCTTACGGTTGCGGTTGCGGTGTCGCGGTTGTCATTGTACGCCTTGACAGCGTTCTTGATGTTTTCCATAGTCATAATAAACCCTCCAAAAAAATATGCGTTGTGTGTGTTCGTCCAGGGTTATACCCTTTAGCAAGCGCACAAAAAAATTGTGCGCTTATAAAAGATACAACTATATTGTACTGTCTGCGCGGTTTTGGATGACCGCAAACCCCGCCACCGCTTGCGCGGTTTTGGTGCGTGTTTTCACGGACACGCTAAACGTAGCTTGCTTGCGGGGACTAAACCCGTTCTTGCCTACTCTGCGCGGTGCACCTGTCACGATTGAACCGCATATGCAGAACGCAAGCACTTTCCCGCCCGCAAGCGCAACGCGCTTGCGGAAAGTCGTGCAATTCCGTTATGCACGACCGGAAAGCGGTATTTCACAGCTGTTCTTCTCAGCTTGTCAAGCATAACGCCCGCCCGCCCTCTATCGAGGGAAAAACGGTGCACTCGAAACCCGCCCGCCCTCTATCGAGGGAAAGCGGTACAAGCCGAGAAGTCGCTGTTCACTTGTCAAACTTCACGCCGGACGCCGTCCGGACTTCACGCTATAGGGGGCGCGCCCCGTGCCCTATACAGTGGGCACTGTCCCTGTCAAGCTGTAGCACCCGCCCGCATGGGGGACTGTCGCGCCCGTCGTATGGGGTGGGCTGTCGGGGTGCTGTCCCTCTTGACAGTACCCATTATAGCGCGGGGTGCTGTCCCTGTCAACAGTTTTTTGAAAAAAATATTTCAGCCGTTTTTTTCAAAGATAATGAAAACGCACGCGCGCGTAGGGGTTCGCAAAACAGGCGAAAAAAGACGAAAACAGGGATTTAGAGCACGGAAAAGTTTTTTGAAAAAATCAGAAAAGCGCGCAAAAAAGATTTTTCCGTCGTGCTGCACGCCTATTTTTTGAGAATTCCGCCCTCTGTCGTGCCCTCTGTCGTGCCGATCTGTCCCGCCCTGCATACACCGTTCCCGCCCCTCTGTCCCGCCGATCTGACAGCGGACAGGGTACACCAATAGTATGTTAAGAAAATAACATATGAGTGACTGTTCATATATCCAACTTTAGGCGTAAAGATAGGTGTCTTGACACCTCAAAAAATCGGCCTGCTTCAAAAATCGACTTTTCGAGTATACTATAAAACAGCATTCAGGCACTTTTCAGCGGTGTAAATGCCTCTTTTTTATCAAGGGGGGGATATTTTACACTTTTCCAGATATTCTACCAGTTTCCGGCAGGGTAGTTACCTCATCTCACTCTACCCCATATTTTCCCCCTCTTTCCCCGAACTTTCGCTCTCCTCCCCCTCCCTTTTCCCCGCTTTAATCCCCGTTTCCTCAATTTCGTGCGCTGTTCCCGAGTTTTCGCCATCCCTCCTTTCCCGAACACTCGAAAAAGGTGCATTCCTATAATCTGCTGTAACCGTCAGCTCGAGTATAGCCAGCCACAAGCTCTACAGAAGCTCTACGTAGGCTCTACCGCAGTTCCATCATACAGCTGCTAAACAAACCTGTAGCTAACCTATTACTTCCTTATCTCCCGCCAGAAGGAAATACTATTACCGTAGTCCTACACAGCACTACACCCGCTTGTATTCCCATAGCTTACAGTCTACTAAATAATTGCCCCGAGCGACCCGTCGCATACACCCTCTATAAGCCGCCTGTGCACTGCTTCTATCCTCCCGCATTTCCACATATTGCCTATAATGCCCCGTATTCGCTTCAGAATGCCCTGTACTGGCTTTTCGTATTCTCGTGGTATAATTTCCCGTTCGTATGTCAAAATCGATTATAGCTCAATTCTGCCGCCAGAACGAAAATGGCTCTTCCATAACTGACGCACCTCTCCATACTCGCCCTGTCACAGTTGCGTATCCGCTCATTAAAACAGCCGGCCAAGGTCTAATGGTCGGCTTTATCTATTTCAGTATTGCTACCTAAGTATTGCTACATAGGTATAAGCCAGCCAGAAGAGTATACTTCAGATTGCTATTTTCCCATTCAGCAACATGCACAAAACTATCCTCAATCTTTATGCATCTTTTTCTTTAACTCCGCGTCCCAAAAACGCCTTTTTTGTATAGTAGTTAATAGAAGCAAAAAAATCCAATTACCCCACGGAGGAGGTATTCAGATGGCAAAACGACCAGCTATCCACACGACATAGAAGAACCCAAAGTTCCGCAGCTACGATGGCCGCAGCGGATTCGATTTCATCCCTATCCCCGTAACTCCTGACCTCAAGTCTGTCTCTCCGGCTGGGAAGATCCTGTATTCTCTCATGCTCTACCGAATGCAGCTATCAAAAAGCCGGCCAGAATGGATTGACGAAGATGGCGAGCCATTCATCTATTACTCTCTCAAAGATGTTATGAACGACATCTCTTGTGGAGAGAAGAAAGCGCTGCAGATATTTAAGGAACTTGAAGAAGCACATCTGATTCGCCGACACAGCCAATGTCAGTTCTCTACCCCGCGCATTTATATACCGACCAATCGTTCAGACGAAGCGTGACGCTCCTCTTGAGTAAGCCTCATTCTGAGTGAGCCTCATTCTGAGTGATTCCATTTCTCCATTTCTCTGGCTGGCATTTTCAAAATCTGCCCAGCTCAGCCTATGTATTTATGATTAAGTATTTTGATTATGTATTTATGATTAGTGTATTTATGATTAGTGTATTTATGATTAGGGTTTGATTTGGAAGGACGATAAGTTTGATTTGGAAGGACGGCGGGTTTGATTTGGAAGGACGGCGGGTTTGATTTGGAAGGACGCGAGTTCGATTTGGAAGGACGATAAGTTTGATTTGGAAGGACGGGAAGTAACATGGGTAAATCCCCGCCAGAAAAAACGCAGTTGGCCGAGCTGACCCTGCGTGACATAGCCAACGCCGGGGCTGATTTACATGAGTTCGCCGCCGTTGTTCCCTTCACGCTGGAAGGCAATGGACAGAGGGCTTATATTCCGACCTCGGTACTGCGGTACTACAACCCCAAGGTGAAACTTGAGTCAAAGGATATCCGTTATCTCGACCCGGACTTCTTCGAAGCACGCATCAGAGATATCGGAGCCAATCCAGCCGCGAAGCCTTATAAGCGAGATGTTTCAGCAGCCACTCCGGCCTATGGCTCTTTTGTCTGGCTGCGCGTCCCGCTCGAAGGCGGGAGTTATTATGACGTTACGCCAACCGAGGCGCAGAAGCTGATGATGCTCCTGACTACTACGGACAAGCATCTGATGATCGCGGCTGACGTGTATCCGCCGGACATCGTAAGCTATTTGTCAAAGGTGTTCCAGCTGACCGCGCCAGTTGTTCAAGGGATGCTTCGGACGTTCCGAGAGAAAGACTTCATCTGGCAGAATGACCGCGGCGAGTGGTTGTTCAACCAAGACCTGTTTCGCAGGGGTGAGATTACACGACGCGAGTCTACGAAAGCGGAGCAGAGCGGTTTCAGGTATGTGAGGATGTATTTCTCCTCTGTCGCACAGATGTATAGGGCTGAGTCCATGAGTCTGGGGCTGAAATATCTGCTTCCGATGCTTCCCTATCTGCATAAGGACTTCAACGTGTTTTGTCTGAACCCCTTTCAGGATGATCCGTTTCTGGTGGCTCCTCTTACCGCAGCTCGGCTTTGTGCCGCTGGCGGCTATGAGCGAAGCGGTTACGGAGAGTTGACCAGCCTCTATTACAACCAAGTCATCCGAACCAGCAAAGGAACGGAGACGATTATGACCCGGCTGAAAGAACCGTTCCACGGTTTGCCGGTCGGAAGCATTATGTTAAACCCCCGCGTATTTTACACCGGCAACAAAGCGATAGCCGCCGAGCTTGAACCTCTGTTTCTGGTGCGGAAGCGTGGCAAATATAAAAAACGACGCAAGAAACCAGAAAACTAATTTTCAAGGAAGTGCAGAATATTATGAACGCAAACACAAATAAGGAGAGCGAGGCGGCCGCTTTTGCCGCCAAAAACCAATAAAAGGAGAAAACCACATGAAGAAAAACCACTGCATCCACGATGACTGCGAGTATTGCTCGCGCTACAACTCCTGCAACCTGACAGCAGATGATGTCTGCGGGTACGCAGTTGTATAGGTAGATCTTGAGCCAAGTGAATATTGGCTCGAAATGAGTTACTACCAAGCGGGCGACCCTGACGCGCACTTGTCTATGCGTGATCGTCTCCGCGCCGAGTACAGTGGCGAGGTGACTGAATGACGAATGCCGTATACATTCCAAGTGTGGACGGCAAGGATGTCTACCTCGCAAACCACTATGACCGTCCAACCGAGATCGGATACAACATCCGGTCTTCGGACGGCGGGTTCAATCTGAAGCGATTCAGAAACACGCTGGATTACTCGCTCGACCTGCTCAAGTTGAGAGATGTCTACGAGCGGGTATACCGCCGCAGGAATTTCTCTTTTGAGTTGGGTGGCAAGGAATACACCCACCGTGTTATCAACGTGACGGCGCATTACGCAGTCAAGGCATTCAACCGTATCCGCAAGACGCTGTACATCAAAAACGGCTGGCGATACGATGAGATTGCCGAGAACATGGATGACTGTGTGTATGTTGTCGACGGCGAGCTGATTGCCATCCAGTGCGACACGAATGTCCAGAACCCCCTACCCCCTTCCGTACTCGGCAAGTATTTCTATCTGGAAGACGGCCAGTACAAAGCAAAGATTAACATTGCCACCGAGGTTAGTGTTGCTGAAATCCGCGAGGAGCTTTACGAAAAGGGCTTCTATTGTGACGGCATCCATTATGTTCGTTACAAGCGGTCGGCCGGTTCCTCTCGTGTCGGCAAGTGCTTGTATATCGACGAACGCCTCTATCCCGCTATGCATAAGTGGGAGATGTGCGGCATCAAGGTGCAGCCGGGACAGGAGATTGACCTCGCTGCTCTGGAAAGCTACATCGCGCTGACGGCAAGCTCTATTGTGGACACGCTGGAGGTTCGGCCGGAGAACTTTTTGGTAATCGATGATTTTGAGAGCACGTTTACGGATGACGTTATCGCGACCAGAGTGCGTGAAGACGGTCATCTGGTGTCTGGCCCCGAGCACGTCGAGATCACGAACAGCATCTGGGACGGTCAGTCTTTGATGGACAAGTCCTTGTTTGGCCCCAAGTACGAGCAGTACGGCATGCTGCTGCTCCGGAACCGATTTTTCAAGTCCTGCTGCTTCAACGCAAACATTCAGCAGTTCCTTGCTGACCACGGGATTACGAGAATCGAGCAGCTGAACGGATTCACGTTGGCGAAGTCTATCGAGGACATCAAGCTGATCACTACGCCGTCCAGCATTAAGTATTTGAAGTTTGGCCGGCTGCGCGAGTGGCTGAAGCGTACTGCCCCTATGTTCGGCGTGGTAAAGCATGAGAAGAAGACGCACTTCTTTGACGGACGTATGGTGTCTACCCATTATCAGCTGCTGAATACTCTGCAGATGTCGCAGGAAGAGGTGGATGAGTTCCTCGAACCGTCCATCGAATACATGCGACAGCTGAAGAACAATCCGGCGGTTATGCGCTATCATCTGAAACAGCAGTCGGCGGCTAGTGAGATGAAATCTCCCCTGCTGACCAGAAACGATATTATCTTCCGTCTGTTGGGTATCAACGACAGATTCGCACAGACGCAGATGTATGCCGAGTTCCGAGACGGGCTAATTCGTTCGTATCAGAACAACATCCGTCGCGGCCATGTTTTGGTTAACGGCAATTATTCAACTCTGGTCGGCAATCCACTGGAAATGCTGAAGGCGTCTATCGGGCAGTTCGACGGCGAGTCGTCTATCCCGGTCGGTCATGTGATGTCACTGCGGTTTGATGACGGTCAGCGCCTGCTGGGGTCACGCAGTCCGCATGTGTGTCAGGGTAATATCTTGCTGACTGACAATATCCATGTACCGGAAGTCAACCAGTATATGAATCTGACGGAAGAAATTGTGTGCATCAATTCAGTTGGAGAGAATATTCTCCAGCGTTTGAGCGGTTGCGATTACCATAAAGGTCGCCTGCGTTCGCGAGGGCGCAGTAAAAATTCGGTGAACCCAGAAATCTGGGGTGTGTAAGCTAACGGTGGACGCCTTTGCGTATCGCAATGGTAATACCGTGCCAAGCTCGGGCAGCAATGCCCCCGAAGGTGTAACGATCAGGGCATACCGGCCTTATAGGTCGATGAAGTCCATACTGCGGCGGCGAAATTCCGTCGCGGGAAGTGCCGAACAGGTCTCTGACCTGAAGAGATGATCTACTCCCCTACTCAAATATCGGGAAACCGAGGGTATAAAGGTTCGACTCAGACACTATGATGCTCACAGACAACGAGCTGCTCATTCGGGCAGCCGAGAAAAACTACCATCTTTTCAAAGTACCCACCTCTCTGGTGGAATCCAAGAAAACCAAGCGTTCCTACACGAGCGCACAGCAAACCGACCTTGATATCAAAACCAGCGAAAACATGATCGGAGAGATTATCAACCTCTCTCAGGAGCTTAACAGCCTGCTTTGGGATAAGCTCAACAGCGGCGCGGCTTTTGAGGATGTGGCTGAGATTTACTATGATACGTCTATGCTGGACGTCATGTCGGGTATTGAGATTCGAAAGAGTCCTCTCGTACAGTGATGTGCGAGTGAATGGCATTGAATTGCTGGAATACCGTAAAGCCGAATCAGCTACAACGCGGCGGGAAACCGTGAACGTGAATGCGGCGAAAGCAGAAAAAATGGTTCGGATGGCGTATGGTTAAATCCTAAGCGCTTATAATTGGCAATCAGCATCCAAGGCCCCGACAGGGGCAAGGTTCAACGACTAAGCGCCGCGAAGCCGCGGCCTGTGGTGTCCCCTCCCTCCGTGGAGGTGAAGATATAGTCTGTGCTCACGGGAAACCGTGAGGGGCAACTGCCCATCCCGAGTAGCGACCGGGATTAACACAACAGCGACAAAGCAAAAAAAGAATTCGTGGTAAACAACCGAGACGAGTACAAGCGCCTGAAAGCTAAGTATGAACGCCGTGACGACAAGGGTCGCGCAATTAAACCGAACTTCTTCGGGACGCTGGCTCGCCGTAAAGGATACTACGACAGCGAAAAGAAAGCCTATCTGTTTCACAAGACCACAATGGACTACGTCCAGCACACAATCAACCGCTGCCGGTTCTGGCGAGGTTCTTATAAGGCCGACAAGCCCTTTAGCTATGTGATCGACCCGGTTATGGTCGGTACGGCTGGGGCGCGTTATGAATTAGCGCGGAAGTTCATTGATGCCGCTCGCGATAATCGTCAGAGAATTGCTTGTATTTTCGCAAGTGGTGAAGGTGTTTTCAATATCGGAGACGTTGTGGAGCCGGAGTTGAATTTTCTGCGGATCAAAGAAGAAGTGGCTGCAGCTAAGCAGGAACTCATCAATTTTGTAGCTAAGTATAAGTGCAACCCGGCGACTATGTATGTAATTCTGCGTGATTTAGAAAAAGAAGAAAACAAAGATATCCGAACTACGCTATTCGATGCTCTTTTCGGAACTGCGAATTCTTCGTTTTTCGAAATGATCGAGACGAGTCGCGAACCAATTAAAATTGCAACAGAGTGTCTGACTGGTAGTCTTACACTCTACGGATATACGTTTGAAGCCTATGAATCTAAGAGAAGAGAGTTTGAGGAATTATACGAAGCAGAGAAGGAAGCGCGACGCAGAGAACGTCATCGGCCACATACAATGCAGGAGATCGCAATGATTTTTCGAGAACGCAACGGCTGATAAAATCTGCAGAAAAGTAACGAAAATCATGATAAGAATGCAATAAAATGAAGGACTCTTTTCCCGAAAACTCGGGGATTGAGTCCTTTCTTTTTTAGATACAACAATGGATAGAGAAGCGATTTTTCGCTACTTTTCCGTATCATTTTTTAAGGAGACATAACGATTTGATCCGAATTTCCAAGGCTGAGAGAGCCACCATCTACAAACTTTATCCAGAGCTTCGTGTTCCGCGTACCGCCACCGGCAAGTATTGGCTGTGCGAGGAAGAGAAGTATCTCCGCGTTATCCCACATAACAAGGACGCCGCTGCACTGCTTGACGTTATCGACCGTCGCCGCGCACGACTGGCTGCTCTTGCCGAGGAGGCTAATGCGTGAAGACTGACTGGCTCAGAAAAGAAGATGAGAGCGAGTACGCCTACATTTACCGTATCGGCAACATCAAAGAGCAGATTGGCTCTTGGCAGGACGTGGCTGACCTGCTGAACTATCAGCTTGGCTACCAGTACACCGAGAGCAAGTACCGCAAGGACTATGCGGCATTCTGCAAACTCTTTGAAGCCAACCGCGATAAGCTGACCGATAACAGTGCTCAGCTTCACGAGATTGAACAGCGCGAGCTTGAGCTCCGCAAGGAACAGCGCAAGTTCTACGACCAGCGTCAGGCACTGACCCGAGTAGTCAACGCAAAGGCACGCGAAGAAAGCCTGCACGAGTGCATTATCCGCTCGGCTGAACAGCTCAATATGAGCAAACCACTGGTCCCGCTGTCTCGAGCGGGAGAAGTTCATCGCCTCGGGACGGAAGCCCTGTTGGTTCTGACCGACTGGCACTACGGCATGGTATGCGACAATCCGTTCAACAGCTATAACCCAGAGGTATGTGCTCAGCGTGTCCGCCGCCTGATTGATGAGACGGTAGAGCGTCTGCTGATGCATCAGGTCACCGACCTGCATATTCATCTGCTGGGCGATTTTGCTCATGGAGCAATTCATCCTACGGTGCGACTGGAATCAGTCGAGAACACCTGTGACCAGCTGATGCGCGTCTCAGAAATTCTTGCCGAGGCAATTCATGAGATCTCTGCGGCTGTAGACCGTGTAGATGTGTTTGCTACTTACGGAAATCATATGCGAACCGTCCAGAACAAAAAAGAAAGCATCCACGCCGATAACATGGAGAAAATCATCCCTTGGTGGCTGGCAACACGACTCAAGGATGACGATACCATCAACGTCTGCCCGATGTGCGAGGAGTTCATCACAGACTTCATCGGCGGCAAGACCGTTGTTTCTACACACGGCGATCTGGACACGGTTCGAGACTTTGGCGTGACGGCGAATATGCTGCTGTCGCGCGACCTTGGCACTCCGGTGGATATTGCCATCATGGGTGACAAGCACCATGCAGAATCGCTTGACCGATTCGGTGTGGACAGCATGATCGCGCCGGCTCTTTGCGGTTCGGACAATCATGCACACGGCAAGCGACTTTATGCTAAGCCAAGTCAGCTCCTGATGACTTTTGAGCAGGACTATGGCCGCGATGCCGTGTATTATCTCAAACTGGAGGAAAATTAAAGCATGGCAAGAGCCAAGAAGAAAGAAGATAAAAACACGCTGTATTACGCTGCACTGTACTCGAAACACTCCGAACTGTATGAGATGTCTTACGAAGACAGCAAGAAGGTTGTAAACAGCGTGCTGGATAGCATTAAGCAGCTTCTCAAGGAATGCGAGGTGCTCTCGCTGCCGGACTTCGGCAAGTTTGAAAACCATGAACGTAAATCTTACCAGATGGTAGACAATTTCCCGGGTTCTGATGGCAAGAAGCGCATTGTACCGACTAAGCACACGGTACGATTCACTGCTTTCCCGAAGCTGAACGAAGCCTCCGATCAGTTCTACGCTACGATGCAGGAGGCGGAAGGTGGTGAGGGTTAATGGCATTAGTGCCTAAGATTCCCACCATCCCTAAAAAAGAAGACAAGCTCACACCCGCAGTAAAGCCGCACCAGATTAAGCGATGCGTATGCTGCGGGACGGAATATTCCCGCGCGACCGATTTTTACAACGCACCGAACACAATGCTGTATCGCAACAACAGCGGCCGACTTCCTGTCTGCCGCGGCTGTATTGATGCGCTGTTCGACCGCTATCAGGAAATGTTCGATGCAGACACGGCGATTCGGCGTATCTGCATGAAGTTTGATCTATACTACTCCCCTACTCTGGTTGAAGCATCCAAAGAGATGGGAGCACATAAGAGCCGTATGTCGGCTTATATCGCAAAATTGAACCTCAACGCTTATGACAGTAAGACTTACGATTCGACGATTCGTGAGGAACAGGACTTGGCTTTGCAGACCTATGAAGATACCGAAACCCCTACTCAGCAGACAGATTTCCAAGTAACCAAGGAACTGATGAATGAGTGGGGGCTTAACTTTACCGCCACCGAGTATGAATTCTTGCAGAATGAGTATGAGGACTGGCTAGCGAAGTGTGTCGTTAAAGGCAAGTCACAGCAATCTCTGGTTCGCGAGCTCTGTATCATCAAGCTGCAGCAGAACAAGATGCTGTTGGACGGCAAGGTGGACGTATATCAGAAATTGACCGACACCTATCAGAAGACACTCGACCGTGCTGCTCTGACGCCGAAAATCGTTGAAGCAAAGGATCGAGAGTCGGAAATCCCGCTCGGAAAGATGATTAAGCGATTCGAGGATCACGACCCGATTCCGGAACCGCTTCCAGAGTGGAAGGATGTGGACGGTATCGTCCGTCTCATCAGCATTTACTTCCTCGGCCATTTGTGCCATATGCTTGGCATTAAGAACCGACACGCCAAGATGTACGAGGACGAAATGAACAAATATCGCGTCGATGACCCTGATTTGGAGGATCTCGATGATGAGGACGTCTTTGACGCCATTATGAATCGCGCTATGGAGGGTGTTGACCTTCTGGCAGAAAAGGAAGCCGGAGAAGAGAACGGCGGTGATGCCTGATGGATGCCACCAAAGCTGAAAAAATTGAACGAGGTATGTGCAAGTGGGTTAGTTTCTATCGAGCTAATCCACATCGTTTTGCTCAGGATTATCTCGGCATGAAATGGCTGGCGATGTTCCAGTGCATCCTGCTGGACTTAATCTGTCTGAACACCTATGTGATGATTATCGCTTCTCGCGGCATGGGTAAGTCCATGATCGTGGCGGCGGCCATTTGTGTTCGGTGTATTTTGTATCCCGGTTTGGAAGTCACTGTCGCAGCCGGCGTCCGAAGTCAGTCAACGAACCTATTGAACAAGATAGTCGAAAAGTTCATGCCTGACTCGCCCAATCTAACGAACGAGATTGAAGATTACAAAGTGACGCCTAGCGAGGCGTATATCAAATTCAAAAATGGCTCCGTGGTCAAAGTTGTAACAGCGCGTGATTCTTCACGTTCTGCGCGTACAAACTGGATGATTGCGGACGAATTCGTGCAGATTCCGAAGGATATTATTGATAAGGTGCTCAGAAAGTTCAAAGCTGGCGAGCGTACCCCGGGCTTTTACAGTTTCCCGAAATACAAGAACTATCCAAAGGAACGTAACACGGAGACCTATATCAGCTCGGCATACTTCAAATGGCATTACAGCTGGGCGAAATTTAAGGCTTATTTTAAGTCGATGATCAAGAGCGAACCGTATATCGTGTGCGGATTCCCTTACCAACTTCCTGTTTCTGCGGGATATTACCCGATGGAACAGATTCGAGAAGAGATGCAGGAAGATGATTTCAACGAGATAAGCTGGAGCATGGAAATGTGCTCAGAATTTTATGGCGAGTCCGAACGTGCATTCTTCTCTTTTACAGACCTAAACTCTGTCCGGCGCATCACGCGCCCAGTCTATCCGCGGCCTATGTATGCGGCACTCGGCGATCCCAAGCTGAAGTACCCAACAAAGGAACCCGGAGAAATTCGCCTGCTGAGCTGCGATATCGCAACCTCCGGCGGCGCGAAGAACGATGCAACAGCGATCACTCTGTTGCAGCTCCTGCCTAACAACTCCGGACAGTATATCCGCAATGAGTGTTACATGGAGACCATTGATGGTGGTCATGGTCAAGACCAAGCAATCCGCATCCGTCAGCTTTATGATGATTTGGATGTGGATTATGTCGTAGTTGATACCAATGGTGGCGACGCCCCTCCTTCTGGCGACAGTTGGAGTGCAGCGCGGAAGAAAACGGGAACCCTGAGACGGGAATCCGACTGGAAGGCTTCGAGTAAAGACGAAGTCACAGGCAACGCATACGAGGTGATCTCGCCGGTTTGGCGAACTATAATCCTCGCACGAGTCCGCGCCATCTCACGCAGATGAAAAGATATGCTCATCTTACGGGAAATAAACCGTAAGTTTCTGGATAAAAAGCCAGAAAGAAAAGGTGAGGTCGGAATATCAATCTATGATCAACTCGTTCAAGACCTTTACGACGAGACCCGAGGAGTTGAGTATAAAGCATGGTCGTGCATCAATGACGAAAATATGGCGGCACGAAGTCGCAATCCGAATGCTCCGAGAGTTATATACAGCATCAAAGCATCTGCTTCGAAGAACTCCGAGATGGCAGTTTCCCTTCGAGACTGTATCAAACGAGGCAAACTGCGCCTGCTTATCAACGAAATTGACGGCGTTGAGCTGCTCGAAAAGAGCAAGGCTTACCGCAAACTCTCCGTTGAGGAACAGGTTGCATACCAGCACCCGTACTACCAGACTACCGCCTTTGTAAACGAGACGATCAACCTCGAATACGAGATGGCCGGTCAGAACATCAGGGTGTACGAAGTATCCGGAATGCGTAAAGACCGTTACTCGAGTCTGGCTTACGCCAATTACATCGCATCCGAACTGGAGCGCGACCTGCGCCGCCGGTCAACGGATGAATTCAAATACGCGCCACGGTGCGTTTCGACCGTGGAATTTTAACTTGGAGGTGACATCATGGCTGAAAATCCAAAGCCGCTGATTGATGAGGCGGAAGATGGTGCAACTATCGTCACCTCATTTGCCGACCGCGAGACTGCGGAACGATACAAGCACGCTGTTGCGACATATGACCCGCAAAATCGCATGTACAGCGCATATCTCAACGATGGCGCTTCAGCAAGTACGCTGACTACCAGCACGATTTCCTCTCTGGGCGAAGGAGCACAATCCAATCTGTCCAGTATCCAGAGCATCAATGCTATTATCCGCAAGTACATCAACATTGATGACATTGTTGGCATGGTCGTACAGTCCATTCAGAACAACATCAATACGGATATCCGGCTGTCGTACCGCAACTTCAACGGGGCCCGAAACAAGACCAAAACGCTGGAAAAAGCACAGGCTATCCTGAATGATTTCAACTCTCAGGTGCGAGTCGAGCAGTTTATCCGAGAGGCGATTATCACGGCATATATTGAGGGCAACTTCGCGGCTGTGCTTCGCAACAATACGGAGAACTGGCAGATTGATTGGCTCCCGCTGGATATTATCGAGAACTCCGGCTATGAGAGCAATGGCAATCCGGTTCTTCTGGTGGGCATCGAAAACCTGAAGTCTGCACTGCAGAAGACCATGCTCAAGAACAAGCAGCGCAAGCCTCTATTCTTCAACGACACGCAGGAAGAGGTTGAAGCAACCTTCCCGAAAGAGGTCGGTGAAGCGATGAAGGCTAAGGAGACCTATGCCATTCTTGACAACAACTACACTTACATGGTTCGTGTCAACAATTTTGGCAAAAAATACGGCGTCTCCCCTATCTTCCGCGCAATGTCTTCTGTTTTGATGTTGGAAACTTACCGCAACGCAGATGAGACCACGGCGAAAAGCAAGGCTAAGAAAATTATCCATCAGGTGATGAATGAGAAATGTCTTGGTCCAAGTGCTGACCGCCGTTGCTTTGAAGAACAGGCATACAACCATGACAACCTGATGCAAGCGTGGAAAGCCAGTACGGTTGTTGTTACCACTGGCCCATCCGTTAAGGAAATCAAGTACGTCGAGCCGGAGGTAAACGAAACCTCTGCAGAAACGGTGAACTTGTACCGTAACAAGGTTCTTTCGTCTTTGGGTGTCGCTTTTCTGGCGGCAGATAAGTCCCAGACGGCTTCTACTGCCAACATCAACCTATCTCAGTTGCTCAAGTGCATCAACTCTATCTCTGAGCAGGTAGAGCGTATGCTGGAACATTTCTACCGTCAGGTTCTGTCGCTCAACGGCATTGGTGCCGAGTATATCCCGAGTGTAAAAATTATCGACTCTGAACTGCTCGACATGGATATGCGTATGGAGCTTAGTAAGCTGCTGTACAGCACATTTGCTGTCAGCCGCGAGACTGCCCTCGGCATGGTCGGCATCGACCTTGAGGATGAACGGGTTAAGCGCGAAAAGGAAGAGGCCGACGGTCTCAGCGATGTCTTCCTGCCGTATGCTACCTCGTATAATTCTGACGGCAATGCTGACGGTGAGAGCGACCCCGGCCGACCGGCTGATTCCAATGACCCGGACAAACAGGGATACGACGAAACCTACAACGACACACGGGAGTAAGCCATGGGAATAAAGCTGAAACTGGTTTGCCCGCATTGCAAGCGGGACTACTTTCTATTATGCAAATCAGGCATCTGCAAACCAGCGGATGCCTTTTTTGAAGAAGAAAACGCTGAACTGATCGCACAAAAGCTGAAAGAGCGCGGTCTGGAGTTTGGCGTGACGAAGGAGGTGAACGAGACCGATGAATAAAGAAAAGACATTTCTGACCAGTAGCACGATTGAACTGAGCGAGGACGAAGAGAATTCTCAGTTTCTTACGCTTGTCAACCGTATCTGCTACTACGATGAGCCAAATCTGAACTCGGTTCTGCTTCCCTCCGATACTGCTGAAGAGTGCGCTCAGTCTCTGATTGACATGCCGGTATATGCAAAATGCCGCACGAACGCAGACGGCGAGCCGACATTCGGCAGTCACGAAGTTGCACTGGATGCAGATGGAGAGCTGTTCTTCGACACGACTCCGATTGGCGTTCATACAGCCGTTGAAATCAAGGATGACACGGTGGACGTAAACGGAAAGCTGGAAACACTCCCCTGCCTTTTTGCAACTCAAAAGATCTGGAAGCGCAATAAAAACGCTGTAGCGGCTATAAAACGGCTATTTGCCGAGGGCAAACTCCACAATTCGTGGGAGATTGCCAGCTATGAATACAGCTTTGCAGATGGCGTAAAGACCATCACCGGCTATGAATTTGAGGGCAACACTTTCCTCGGCTATGAATTTGCCGACCCTGCTTATGGCAAGGACGCGAAGGTTGTTTCTCTGTCGCAGACCGATGAGCTGATGGTTGCTGAAGCGTTGAGCCGCGACCTGATCGACCAAAAATCGAGTAAGGAGGACGAAACTTTGAAGAAGAATAAGACTTCTGCACAGGTTGAGCCGCAGGTTGACCCTCAGGTTGACCCGCAGGCAACCGAGCCTGCTGTTGAGCCTGCACAGGCAACTCCTGTTGCGCCGACCGTTGAGCCGGCACAGACTGAGCCGCAGAATATCGAGCCCGCTCAGGCTGAGTCTGCTGACCCGCAGCCCGCAGAACCGGAAACCGTTTCTGAGCCGCAGCCAGAAGAGCCTGCAGAACCGCAGCCGGAAGAGCCACAGGGCGAGCCGGTAGTTGCTTCCCTGACTGACTGGGATATCCAGCGAAAGATTGATAAGGGCGTACGCGGTCTGATTGACGGCTGGTACTGGGTGGCTTATCTGTTCCCAGAAGATCATAAGGCACTTCTGCGCGTAGAAGGCGGCGACGAACTGTCCTATGTGCAGGTATCTTACGTTGTGAACGACGACGATACCGTTACCGTATCTGACCCGGTTGACGTAAAGCTGTCTATTTCCGTATCGGAAATCAACAGTAAGGTCGCTGAACTGACGGATACGATTGCTTCTCTCAACCAGAAGGTGAATGACCTGACGGCTGAGGTTGAGACGCTGACTCCGTACCGTGAAGCTGCTCAGAAGGCAGAGCACGATGCGGCTGAGGCAAAGCTCCGCGCTTATGCAGAGAATTCCAAGCAGTTCACTGAAGAAGAGCTGCAGAGCGAGGAAATGACGAAGATTTTCAGCGAACTGGATGAGTCCGCGCTGAAGATGATGATTGCTGACCGTGTGGTTTCCGCACAGGCGCAGCAGATTCAGGCAACTGTATCTGCACCGCAGGCTCAGCTGTCCAACACTTCCAACCTGACGGTCAATGAACCGTCCGCAGACGGCGTATCTCTGATGCGTGCGTTCCTGCGCCACTAAAATCTAAAAGAAAAGGAGAAATTGACATGATTCGAGAGCTTGAAACTGTACAGAACAAGCCCGTTGAGCTGCTTCTGACTTCCGCAGTTGTTAAGAAGGGCGCGCCGGTAGACGTTGACTCTGAGGACCAGACCGTAAAGGCAACCGCAGAAGGTCTTGGCACCAAGCTGTGCGACGTAAACGCAAAGTACGAGGGCATCTACTCTATCGTTGAGCCGACCGACGGCGAGTTCGAGAAGGCTGCAGCTGGCGAGCGCGTTCGCGTTATCCAGACCCTGCCGGGCGAGATGTATGCTACCTCCGAGCTGGACACTGAGACCCTGCAGGCTGGCGACAAGCTGCAGGCTAAGGACGGCAAGTTCGTAAAGGCAACTGCTGGCCAGTACGCTTACGAGTACCGCGGCATCTACTCTGATCCGACCGGTATCAAGATGGGCAAGATCGTGCGCGTAGAGGTTTCTACCGTAGCGTAAACCCTGTAAACCAACTACATTTGAGGAGTCTTGTACTCCTCTTTTCTATTTTTCAAAGAAAGGAAGATACACATGAACACTGAAATCAGTGCAATTATGGATCAGTCTGGCCGTGTTCTGGACTGGGCTAATGCTGTAAAGTATTCCCCGGCTGAGCTGTCTGCTGAGGACAAGGAAATCTCCGCAGTTACCGACGCTTGGGTAAAGGAACTGGGCAAGACCGGTTTTGATAAGGATCACGAGCTGTCCGCTCTGGTTACCAAGACCTTCACTCCGGACACCGTTTCCGCTCCGTCTGAGCTGATCGACATGCTGTTCGACAACGATTCCATTGGCGAGTTTGATGACTACCGTGTAACCGTTGATCCGGAGAACACCATCGAAGTATACGACGCAACCATCGGCGGCAACGTACCGCGTTCGTTTATCGACTTCAAGGTTCTGAAGCCGACCTACTGCCTTCTGCAGGCTGAGACCTCTCTGAAGCTGGAGGACATCCGTCGCGGCGGCTACAAGTCTGTTGCAAACATGATCACCAACATCAACGAGGCTTTCGAGCTGGCTCGCGTTACCCGCATTCTGGACATCCTCGACAAGGCTCTGGCTGGCGGCGAGAACGTATTCACCGAGACCGGCGCTACCCCGACTGAGGAAATCTGCCGCAAGCTGGCTACCTATCTGATGGACGTAACCAACGGCGAGACCCCGGCTATTTTCGGCCAGAACAAGTACATCGTTGGCATGACTGGTCTGCAGTCCGCTCAGTACGGCTTCTCTGATGCTGTAAAGAACCAGTACAACAAGGTTGGCAAGCTGGATATGTATGCTGGCTGCCGTCTGTTCGGTCTGTCCGGTGTTAAGAAGCTGGCTAATGGCAATTTCATCATTCCTGACAAGCGTCTGTTCGCAGCTGCTGGCAAGATTGGTAAGGTCATCACCCGCGGCGAGACCCGCACCTATCAGGAGACTGATATCAACAACGAGCAGATCCACATTAAGGTCGGCGGTTACTCTTTCGGTACTGTTGTTACCGACATTTCCAAGGCTGCAAAGGTAGTTTACAATCAGTAATCTGCCCTCGCGTAGGGCGGGCAACAGCCCGCCCAAAAAATAAATTTTCAAGGAGACAATATCTTGACTTATAAAGCAGATACCCCAGTAAAGGTATATAACCACAGCGTCAGCCCAATCAACCTGCCCGGTCAGTTCCGTGCATATTACCTTGATGGCACGCACGGTGTTCCGACCGTTGTAACGATGCCGTTCTCGGATGTAGAGTACATCAACTCTCGTTCGCCGGTGTTCCGCAACGGTACGGTACAGTTCAGCGAGGCAGAGCGCGAGGATGTTTATCGTGCGCTGTATCTCGACAACTGGCGTGATACCGTTCTGTTCGATGAGGAAATTGACCGCATTATTCGTGAAAACGATATGGACGCGGCTGAGAAGTTCCTCAAGCTGACTACGGTTGCTGAGATTCATCGTGTTCGCGGTCACATGGTCTCTCTGGCAAACGACGACAATCTGGATATCTCCAAGCGCATGATCGACCTGATCGACCAGCGCTATGATGAGATTAACCACGGCGTTCGCAACACCAAGGTCAACCTTGGCAAAACCAAAGAACGCGCAATGCAGGACGAAGACCCGCGTATCTCGGTAATGATGGAGCAGATGGCTGCACTTCAGGCACAGCTGGCGGCCATGCAGACTGCATCGCAGACTGCGACTGCGCCCGCACCAAAGAAGCAGACCACTCGCAAGAAAGCTGCTCCGGCTGCAAAGACCGACGCTGAGTAAACACGAGGAGGTGTACGCCCAATGTCCACTCCTTGTGAATCTGTCTACGATGTTTTCTTCGACTTGATTGAAGAAGATCGTGACTTTTTCAACTACTATGAAGCGACTGACGAAGAGAGTTACATGCTTGCCCTTCAGCGAGCAAAAGCTCTGCTCCGCGACGCCGCAATCAGAATGCAGATGGAATGCGATGCTGAAATCGACTTCACTGACACCTATACGGAAGGCGAAGGGCGCAAACAAAAGGAGTTTTTCACTGCTGACTTAACTCCCTTCGAGATCGACCTTCTCGCCAACCTGATGTATGAGGGCTATCTGAAGCGAGATGTTTCCAAGCTCCGTGCATTCCAGCACCAATATACGCCGAGCGACCTTCAGGTATTCTCCCCTGCTAATGACCGAAAGACCTTTATGGCTATGTACAATACGGTCGTAGAGGAGAACAAGGTAAAGCTCGACCGTTATGCTCGCAGAGACCGAACGACCGGCAAGCAGCGCAGTATTGACTATACCTCCTACGAAACGGAGGAAAGTTGATGAACGCGCTGGAAAAAAACCGTTGGATTTGTTTCGGCAAAGAAGCCACTTACGCCAAAGACTCGCGTATTGCTGCTCTTCAAAAGGACTTTGCAAATCACTTCAAAGATTCGATTGATTATCAGCCGGAAGCGAAGGTCAATGGAAAACAACAAGAACTAATTGTGGCAAAAAACAAGAGCGTTACCAACACCCGCCGTATCTACGCCTATCCGGGCGAAACCTTTTATGCGGGCGATGTGGTAGATGCACTTAATGCCAAGTGGCTGATCACAGAAGTTGATCAGAACAAAGAAGTATACACCAAGGGCATTATGCAGCTCTGTAACCGCGAGCTTATCTGGCAGAATCGCCATACCGGCGAAATCCTTCGCCGTTGGGTTACGGCCGAAAAGCCGTATTACTCCAATCTGGATGAGTCAAAACCGCTCACAGTTTCCAGTCGTGAGTACAAGATTCAGGTTACGTTCGACGAAGAGACCTCTCTTATCGACGTAGACAAGCGATTCATGCTCGAAATCATCGGCGAAAGCCCGAAAACGTACAAGGTTACTGCTGTCGATACCATTACCGCGCGTTCTTACCAGAGCGGCGAGATTCGCGGATTCTTGGTGCTCAACGTAACACAAGACCTTTACAACCCCAAGACCGACCGCAAGGACTTGCTCCTTTGCGACTATGTTGAACCGGCGCAAATGCCAGACCCAACACCATCCCCTGCCGACAACGGAAAAATTACGTTCACCTACAATGGCAACGCAACGATTCGTCAAGGCGGTTCAGCTAAGAAGTTCATCGCGCATCTGTATGACGGCGCGGACAATGAGATCCTTGATGCTGAGTTTGAGTGGAGTATTGCTGTGGACGGCGTATTGATGGACAAATTCACATTGACACCGAGCGGCGCTTTTGCTCGTCTGGCGGCTATGGATTTTGTCGAATTGCAAGGTGTAGTGGTTCAGCTTACCGCTAAGCATGGCGAGATTGAAGGAAGTCTGGATGTGGAGGTGGTTTCGTGAGAAACGGAGACAAGCAGTCCGAAGTGACGAAGCTCAAGCGAGAGATTATCAAGCTGCTGTATTCAAATCCTGAAATCATTGAAATTCTGGACAACGAGCAGGTTGACCCTGACTGTCCAGATACCGCTGAATGGGTTTGTATTTTCCCGTATGTAAAGCTGGCTAATATTCAGGAGAAGGTTGGCACTTTCATCGGTGTGACCATTGACTCCAATGGCCCGCTGGAGAACGACCGATTCAAGCAGTTACTTGTAACAGTGACGGCCTTTTGCCCGATTACCAATATGCAGGTAAAAGGACAGAAAGGTACGCGCACTGATATTCTCGCCGGAGATATTTCAGAAACGCTCAACTGGAACCGCAGCCTCGGCATGTTCCGTTTGAAACTCGTAAATGAGCAGGAAGGCGTTATGTCTGCCCAGCAATACTATTTCAGAACATTGCAGTTTACTGCAATTCGCGGCAATGACCTGAAGAATGGGCAGGCCAATATTCATTGAATGACCTGAAAATGTACCGAGGCGACCCTTTGGTCATCAATGACTTAATCCAAGTGCGGCAGCCGACACTCGGAGAGATTGCAGATTTTGGCGAAGAGCGTTATTTTCAGATGCTTTCCGCTATCTGTGGTTCGCCGAGCGACTTTATGGTGGCACTTGATGACATAGGTATCCGATACGAGGAGATCACGGACTTTCAACTGTTCTTGATGCTCACTCGCAACTTAACACCAGATGATACCCGTATTTTACTCGGAGATTTAGACTTGTCTGCTTATGAGCCGCAGCTCAACCCGCAGGACGGTCAGCTTCGCTTATACAATCCTAAAACACAATCCGTCGTTGACAATGCGGTCTATCAACAGATCACGTCATTCATTCGTCAAATGCACTCAATGACGAAGAAGATTGTCAAGACGGTAACCGAGCATGACAGAGAATATATGCTGGCCAAGGAGAGACGTGCTGCAAAGTACGCTCGCCGCCACCCGCACTTTGAATCTGTCCTGTTCCCTTTGATTTCCGCACTTTGCAACCATGAGGGGTTCAAATACAACCCCGATACGGTTTGGGATGTGCGGATTTTTGTGTTTTATGACAGCTTAAAGCGGACACAGAAAATCACCGAAGCAAGGCAACTGACGGCCGGATTATATGCCGGCACGTTGGATAAAAAGAGCATCAGCGATGACGCTCTGAACTGGTTAGGGAACCTGAGTTGAGGTTTCCTTTGCTAACTTACACTAAAGAAAGGAAGAGACACACTATGAATATGGAGAATTTCCTTCTGGAGTCCTTCGATCTGGCGTCTATCTACGACATCACCACCGGTGAGCTGTACGCACTGTGCGACCAGATTAAGGATGGTTCTCTGGAGAACACCGTTGATTCCAGCGATGTTACCGGTAAGATGGGCATGCTGCTCGCTTCCCTCGACCGTAACAAGGCTGCAACGATCACTTGGAACAACGCATTCCTCGTAGCTGGTCTGCTGGCTGCTCAGGCTGGTACCGACATTGAAGAGGCATCTGAGGACAACAAGATTCAGGTTCCGAACTTCGAGCGCGTTGAGCTGGACACCGACACCACTGCTAAGCTGTCCTACGTTCCGGTAGGCGTTGAGGGTGCTGAGGTTAAGCGCATCTGGTTGGTTGCAAGCGATGGCACGCAGGGTGCTGAGTACACTGTTGTTGCTGACACCCCGGTTAAGGGCAAGTCCTTCACTGTTAATGCTGCAGAAAAGACCATCACCTTCGCAGCTGATGACCTGAAGAAGGGTTCCGAGATCTACGTTGCTTACGACCACGAGATCACCGAGGGCCGCAAGATTTCCAACATCGCAGACAACTTCTCTAAGAATGCACGCATTCTGGTTGACTGCACCGTTGCTGAGAAGTGCGACGAGAACATCAAGCACCATGCAATCCTCGAGATTCCGAAGGCTAAGATCGACGGCAACTACACTCTGGATATCGGCGACGAGCCGGCTGTTCATGCGTTCAGCGCTAAGACTCTGACCGACGTATGCGCCAAGGACAAGACCCTCTGGAACATCTATCTGGTAGCCTAAGTTATCTGATTCATCGGGAGGCTTTCGAGCCTCCCTTTTATATAGAGGTGTGGCCAAGAGGATACGGCAATCGGCTTTGACCCGATGATCGCTGGTTCGAATCCAGCCATCTCTGCCATACATGCGAGTGTGGGCTAATTGGTATGCTATCGGTCTCCAAAACCGTATGATCTTCGTCCGAATCGAAGCACTCGTGCCAATTTTGAATAAGAAAGGAAACTATTATGGCTGAATATCTGAACGCAGTCTGCAAAATCTGCGGTAAAAAGTATCACCATTGCGAGAAGTGTGAACAGATCGGTAGCTGGCGTGCTGTAGCATGCTCGCCCGAATGTTGGAACATCTGGGTAGACACTGTTCGCGCACGCAAAGCCGCTGAAGCTGCGGCACAGGAACCGGTCGTAGAAGCTCCCGTCACCGAGGAGACTCCGACCATCACCTATGAGGATTCGCGTCCTGCTGAGGATGTATATGACGCGGATGTAAGTGTATCAACCGAGGAATGACCGTTTTTGTCCTCGGTTTCTTTACATTTCGCAAATAAAACGAAAATTTTTTGAACGGAGGCGAACTCGAATGGCTTTAACCGATTACAAACCGTTTCAAACGGTAAAAATCAACAGCTACACACAGCTTGACATCGTGCCGCACAGCTCGATTGAGGCTGTGGCTTTTGAAAAATGTGCCGACCCGAAAGAGACACTCGGCAGTTACTATTCCAGTAAGGAAAAGAAGCCGCAGATTATGATTAACGGCGGTCTCTTCAACATGTCCACCGGGCACAACGTTATGTCCTTTGTCTGCGACAGAAAGGAACAGAACTACCAGAACGGCTTTACAGGTATGGGTGTGCTTGGCAGCGACCCGGCGAAGTTGGTATACGGAACTGACAAGGCGCGGAAGTGGAAATATTTCATGACCGCATACCCTATGCTCGTTATTAACGGCAAGGCAAACACCGTTTACGGCAATGCTTCTAACCTCAACTACTTAACCTTGCGCTCGGCGGTGGGTGTTCGTGAGGATGGAACGCTTCTCATCCTGACGGTAGACAAACCGGGCATGAAGTTTGCCGAGATGGCGAAAATCTTCGTTGAATACGATGCTCAGTATGCGATGAACCTCGATGGCGGAGGTTCTGTCCGCAAGATGCACGAGAACAAGGTTGTGAATGCGCCGATTGAAAACCGACCGGTGGACAACGTGTTCTGTGTATATCTGAAGGAAGACCCGCTCGCGAAGTTGGCCGACCAGAACGAGATTGCAAGCTGGGCACGACCCTATGTTGAGAAGATGGTTGCATCTGGCATTATGCAGGGAGACGCGAACGGGAAGTTCCGACCAAAGGCTGCTGTAACCCGAGAGGAACTCGCAGCGGTCATTGCGCGTGTATTGGATAAGGTTGAGTGAATCCAATGCGCGTATTAAGTTTTGATCAATCGACCTTGATAACCGGCTGGGCTGTTTTTGAGGATGGTAAATATGTCCGTCACGGAATGATCGACTTGCACAGCCAGAAAGACGGCAGTATACGCTTTACGGAGATGTGTCTTGCTATCCGTGATGTCATCACAAAATACAAGCCCGACCAAGTGGTTGTCGAGGATGTTATGTACATGAAGTCGGCGCAGGCGCTTATTGTTCTTGCCCGACTGCAGGGTGTCATTCTGGGATACTGCCACATTTTTCAGGTACCCGTAACGATTTACCTGCCTACCCAGTGGCGCAAGGTGCTCGGCTTTAAGCAAGGGCGCGTCACTCGCGAAAATCTGAAACAACAGGCTATCGACCTGATTCGCGAAACCTATAACTTGTCCGTGGAAACGGACGAAGCTGACGCGCTTTGCATCGCGTTGGCGTATCTTAAAAATTTGGAGGAACAAAAGAAAAATGTCCAAGAAGACTGATATTATGGCGGCTCTGACTCCGTATGTAGAGTCTGTAACCAAGGATCTCACTATCGGCGAGACCATTATTCCAATCAAAATTAAGCCGCTGATTACCCCGAAGATGCGTGCGACTATTGTAAATGAGGTCGGCCAGCATATTGATGACGGTGACGGCCGCAATTTTGGTCTGGTTGACTGGGCTTTCCGCTCCGCTGTCGTGAAGGTTTGCACTGACCTGCATATCTCACTGGATGGCGGCTTTGAAGCTGCTCTGCTGTATAAGACCGATATCTATGCTCTGATTGCAGAGGTTATCGGCGAGGATAATCTGGCTGAGCTGGAAGAGGCTTGTTACAAGCAGATTAACGCCGCGATTGATACCGAATTGGTACTGATGCAGGCAATGACCCAGTCCAACCCGTTTGACCGCATCGCAGACGCGGCGACTGACCTGATGAGTGGTCTGAAGAATGTGATTACCGGCATTGATGTGGATACTGCGAAGGCACTGCTGTCCGGCACACTGGATGATTCCGCAGCGGACAACCTCGTCTACGGCCTTTTCGGAAAGGAGGGTGAAGATGGGACGCCAGACACAGATGAACAAACTGACCTCTCCGGAGCTGACGAAGCAGATAAATCCGGAGAACATTCAGTTGATGAATGATTTTCTGGAGTATCTTCGTTCTCTGAAACGCAGCGAAGGCACGATTAAAGGATACAAGAGCGACCTGCTTATCGTATTCACTTATGTGCTCCAGCACTGCGGGAATAAGTCGTTTATTGATTTGAAAAAGCGAGAGATTGTATCTCTCCAGAACTGGCTGATCAATGAAAACGGCAACTCCCCCGCCCGTGTGCGCCGTGTAAAGGCGGCGCTTTCTTCTCTCTCGAACTACATCGAGAACATTCTTGATGATGAATATGAGGACTTCCGTCCGATCATCCGCAAGATTGAGAACCCGCAGAATACGCCCGTCCGTGAGAAGAGCGTCTTCTCCACCGAGGAGATGGAGGTAATTCTGCAGAAGCTGACTGAGGCGGGCAAGTTTCAGATTGCCTGTGCTCTTGCTCTGGCGGTCTACAGCGGTCGCCGCAAGGCTGAACTGACTCGTTTCAAAGTAGACTGGTTTAAGCCTGAGAACGTGGTTTTCGACTATTTTTACTGCACTCCTGAGAAGGTTTTGACCAAGGGTGCTAAGATGATCGACTGCTACGTTATAAAATCAGGATTTGACCCGTACCTGAAACGCTGGTTACAGCAGCGTAAAGACCTCAGCATTAACAGTGAGTGGCTGTTCGTGACCAAAACAGATAAAGGTTACGAGCAGGCTTCGGCCGAAACTTTGAACAGCTGGGCACAGACGATTGACCGATTTACCGTTAAGCCGTTCTACTGGCACTCGATGCGGCACCTTTTCGTGTCCAATCTGGTACGCGACGGTATGTCCGAGAGCGACATTACCGATGTGGTCGGCTGGGCAAACAGCGCGATGGTACAGGTTTATAACGATGTGCCGGCCAGCGAACGACTGAGTAAGTTCTTTGAGAACAAACGCGCAGCGGAGGCAGAAGAAGCCGAAAAGTGATTGGAGGCGACCTATGAAGACTTTTAAGAGTATTGCAGCTCTGGAAGCTGCCGCCAAGGCTTCGGCAAGAAAAACACTGAACTATCAAGTGAAAGACCTTGTGGAGAAGAAAATACGAGAAAAGGCACAGGAAGTAGTTTATGATAGCTACTCTCCTACTCAGTATGTTCGCCGAGGTGGTTTGGGTACAGCATTTGCGGAAATTCCCGGAACTTATACACTCCGTATTTTTGATATTAACTCCGCAAACACGCCGCAAAGAAGCGGCAATCCTCCGGGCCCAGGATATTTCGCCCAGATGATTAACGATACTGGTGCGCCGAACGTATTCAATAATGCCGACTATCCGTGGATGCATCCGCGCCGCTTTTATGATGAAACTGTCAAGGCTCTTGACGGTTCCAGCGAGCTTATTTCTGTGGTTCGCGCCGGCTTTTTAGCCAACATTTGAGGGGTTCCCTCACACCAATGAGCATTCGCTCAAATTTTCTAAAATTTAAGGAGAAACCAAATGGAACTTTTTCTGGAGAATATTGCAAAAGACGCAATGGACCCGACCATCTATCAGTATTTTAAGGGTTTGCAGGATCGCCGCATCGTATTCAATGATGAGGTTGACGACCGTATTGTCGAGAGCGTCATGCTTCCCTTGCTGGAGATGGACAACGACGGCAGCGGCAAGCCAATCACGATTGTACTGAATACCTGCGGTGGCTCTCTGTTTGACGGCATGCCTCTTTGTGATATTATTGACAATCTCAAGACTCCGACAACCATTTTGGTGACCGGCCACGCCTATTCGATGGGCGGCTATTTTCTGATGGCCGGATACAGCAACCCAAACGTAACCAAGAAGTGCTTCAAGCACTCTACTGCCCTGCTGCACGGTGGCTCCAGTTATATGGAAGGCACGAGCTCATCGGTGAAGGATACGTTTAAGTTTACGGAACGCTTTGAACAGCGTCTTCGCGACTACACACTCTCTCATTCCAAAATCACGGAGGATGAATACGAGCGCATGGAACGCTACGAATGGTACATGGACTCGGATGATATGCTCAAGTATGGTCTTGTGGATGAGGTAATTGGCGCATGAAGAAATTCTATGACACTTGTGCTCTGCTGAACGCCGGTGAACGTGCGTTCGCGGAGCCTTTTTACATCTCTATGGTGACGCTACGCGAACTGGAGAATATCAAGACCAGCCGCAGCAAGGATGCCGAGGTCAAGCATAAGGCTCGTAAGGTGACCCGACTGCTGGATAGTCACCCAGAGATGTACACGGTGGCAAACCACGCTACCGTGATCCCGAGCACATCTATCGCTCTGCATGACGGTTCCCCGGATTACCTTATTTGTTATGATGCGGCACAAACCCGCGCGGCAGAGCCGATTGTATTCGTGACGGATGACCTCTCCTGTCGCTGTATTGCGCGGGGGCTGTATCACATGGAAGTAGCATCTTCTGACGTAGAGGATGATGTCTATACCGGATATGTTCAGTTCGCTGGTACTTCTGATGAAATCAACCAGTACATGGAGCGGCTCGACACTGCTACTATGTTCCCGAATCAGTATCTTCTGCTGACAGACACGGAGACCGACAAGACGAGCGAAATGCGATTCGACGGCGAGAAGTTTGTTGAACTGCGCTTGCCGCATTCCGGCTATCTAAAGGGGAAGAACTCGCTTCAGCGTTGTGCGCTTGACCTGCTGATGAACCGAGACATTGACATTGTGGCAATTCTCGGCACTTACGGCAGCGGCAAGTCTTTTCTGACCACACAGATGGGGTTGTACCATGTGCTCGAAAAGGGAAACCAGAGCAAGCTGTTGGGAATCCGCGAGCCTGCCGGGGAAGGCGCTCCGGTCGGCTATTTGAAAGGAACGCTCGAAGACAAGACGCGCAACTTCTTCCTGCCGATTGAGCAGCAGCTGAAGGGCGGCGAGTTTGAGCTTGAAGCTCTTCGTCAGCGCGGCCAGCTTGATACGAACATCCCATATTATATGAAGGGCACGACCTACAACGACACGATTATGCTTGTGGACGAGGCGGAAGACTTGTCTGAAGCACAGATTCGACTTGTAGGAACCCGTCTCGGCCAGAACAGCCGTATTTTCTTGAGCGGCGATTATGGTCAGTCACTGGTGGACAGAACTGCGAACAATCCACTGGTAAAGATGTGTAATGAACTGCGCGGCGAGAAGTCCTTCGGGTGCATTTACCTTGATGAGGATGTAAGAAGCAGCGCAAGTAAACTGTTCGCTAAGCTGTTCAAATAAAGTAGACAGGCGAAACGGAAAGATGTATAATGTCTCCAGAAATAAAGATTGGCGGAGATATTATGAAACGGAAGACTGTTAGAGGAAGAATTCGAACCAGCAGCAATATGCACGGTTGGTATATGAGCGATAATCATCGCAGGACTTCCAATATCCGTATTTACGGATGCTTCAAAGGGCAATGCAAACGACATGCTCGCCGTGGATTTACAAAGCCCGCACGCCTTGTGTGTGGTGGAAAGCGTCGCAAACCTATCGATGATGAATAGGAGCATCTATGAACATTGAGTATATTTTAGAAAATCTCGACAAAATAATGGTATATTTTGTGCCTGCTACTGTTTTTATGTTCGCATATAAACTGACAGCACGCTATTCGGCTAAAAGAGATATTTTCTCCGCAACTACAATTATTTGGAGCTATGTTCTGACTGTCGTTCTTCGCTCTGTTTATCCTCAAATTAGTATTTTAGCAATCCTTGCATTTTCTTTTGCTTTCGGGTTCGTTGGTGGCATTCTCCGCAATTCTGAATTTGTATCATGTATTCTCGACCAATTCTTCTATAAAACGCTCGAAGAAGATGTCTGGTATGCAATATCCGACTTCGAAAAAGGAACTACGCTCCGCGTATATCTAAGTGATTCTGATGTGTCTTATCGTGGATATTTTACAGAAGATCACAAAAGCGAGGATGGCCGACAGTGGATTGTTTTAACTAATTACAAAAAATATCAGGGTAGCGAATCACATGCGGATGAACCGATATTTGATTACAAAGAAGACGACACTCGAAAAATTGCGTTAGACACTGCGAAAATTTCTCGGGTCGAAATTAAATATCCCAAGAACAGTTCTAAAATTTAAGAAGATTCCCAAGCACCACGTTTCCGTGGTGCTTCTTTTATTTTAGCCGCGCCTTTCCGCGGCTTTTTTGCTATAAGGAAGGTGAATTTATGGCTGATTTAGGCGTTACTGTCGAACTTATCCCTAATTTTGACAAACTCGAAAGCGCCCTCAGTAACTACAAGGATTTTCCAATTCAAGTTGATGCTGCAGCTCTGCAGAAAAGTATCAGTTCAGCAATCAAAAACGCTTCCTCAACCAAGCTGAAAGTAAACGTTGATACTGCCAATATCACTGCTCAGATTAAAAAGGCTATCTCGGCGGCCGGAACTGGAACAAACAGCTCCGGCAAAGCTAAGTCTTCTGCGGCTTCAACTCGCTCTTCTACCACGAAGAGAATCTCGTCTAAAAGCTCCACATCGGGCAAAACAGACGCAGAAAAAGCTGCGGAACGGCAGCTGCGCACAATGGAGCGTCAGGCAACCGGCTTGAGACAGACGATGTCGTATCTGAAGAACATGCCGAGTCCTATCGATTCAAAGGCTATCTCGGCGGCTGAAACCGCGATGAAGAAGTTTGAGTCAACGACCAAGGGAACTGTAGAAAGCGTTAACGCGCTGAAAGAGGCACAGCAGGCGACCAATATTGCGTTCTCTCGCAACAATTTGAAGGCTGCGGAAAAGGCCGAGCGATCTATGTTGGATGTTCAGCAGATTCGCTCTAAGTTTGGAAAGCTCAAGCAGGGCAACCTTTTTGGTGAGGAGAATGTAGCAAGCCTTGATAAGATGCTCAAACAGTACAAGAGCATGGCGGATTTTACGCCAGAGAAGTATGCGCTTGAGAAAAGCATCAAGAAGATGTGGACTACAGTGTCCAGACAGAACTCTCAGTCGGTTACTGATAATGTTTTGGCATCCGGCCAGAAATATATAACGCAGCTTCAGGCTCTAAAAGATAAAGGGACGCTACAGAATTATGACTGGACAGCATTCGAGAATGCAAAATCTGTTTTTCAGAATGCGGCGGCCGGTACTTATGAACTGGAGCAGGGTCTGAATGGACTCCGTTCCGCGTGGGCTGATGCGAGTGCACAGGCGGATTTGTTTAATGCTAAGCAAACTGCGACCGTTCGTTCTCAGAGATCGCAGGAGCATTTGGCGAACATTTATCGGCAGGCCAGCGAAACGCTTAAAAATAATCCAAAAGCGGCGGGCTCTTATTTTCAAGGCGAACTGCGGAACATTATGAGCCGTGCGAGAAACCCGGGCGAAGGTGACAGCGTTGAGGGACTTCAAAGAGACCTCGCGGCAGTTCGTTCCAGTATGGAAGAACTCGGGTTTACGTCTGAAACTGTCGGGCAGAAGCTGACTCGTCTGTTCAAGGATCACTTTAACACGGCTATTGCGATGGCAGGACTGCACTTATTGCAGAACGGCTTACAGCAGACGCTCCAGAATGTTGTCGACGTTGACACGGCGATGACCGACCTGAAAAAGGTTTCGGAAGGCTCAAGTCAGGATTACGCTAATTATCTTGACAGCGCTGGTGAACGCGCGAAGAGCCTCGGCGCTTCGATTACGGATGTAATTGGAGCAACATCTGAGTTTAGCCGACTCGGATTTAATTTGGAGGATGCCTCCAATCTTGGCGACTGGGCGACCAAATATATGAACGTGTCGGAGTACACGAACATTGAGGACGCGGCACAGTCGCTTGTTTCTACTCTGCAGGGCTTTCATCTTGCTGCTGATGATGTTGGAAGCGTTGTAGACCGTTTCAATGAGGTTTTGACCGGCCTCCCTGCACAGCGATGTGCAGCGTAAAAGATGGCTATATCGGTGAACACCCAGAGATGGGCAATACCGAGGAAAGACTTGTGTTTGACCACAAGAATCCGTACAGACTAACCGATTTCATGCGGTAACGTGTGAGGTCATGCCATCCCCTCCTTTTCTGGAGGTGAAGATATAGTCGGGTCTGCAAATATAATCGAATAATGAAATTGCAGAAACAGGCAGAAATGACCTGTTCTTTTCGTTTTTAAGACGAAAAAGTAACAAACAGCGGAAACAACTACGCGATAAGTTTAATCATTGGACTTCGTTCACAGAAATGTGTTCGCAAAATCACCTATTGAATTGCTGGGACGTCCTAAAGCTCTCATGCTACAACGCAGTGCCGAACAGGCGCAAACGTGAATGCGGCGAAAGCAGAAAAAAATGAGGGATGGCGCAAGGTTAAATCCTAAACGCTGTGACAATGGATAATCAGCAGCCAAGCCTCGAATAGAGGAAGGTTCAACGATCAAAGTAGGAGCAAGTGCTCTGAAAGTGGTAGGCACCCTATGGGGTGAAGATATGATCTCGGCTCCGTTGAGAGACGGAGGACTTTATGTCGGTGCGGAGTAACGACCCGCGCTAAAGGTACGCAGAAGGGCTTGGCGAAGCCCTCAAAAGATCAGCAGCAGCTCTGTACTCAGGCGGCAACTCTCTCGATGAGAGTTTGGGCCTCGTAACAGCAGCAAACGAAGTGGTAGATCTTTGCCACGCGGCGTAGTAATACGTTCGCAAGCAGATTGGTAAAACGGTCAAAGGCTGGCGACAGCAGAGACCGTGGGTAGCAATATCCGTAGAGACTGCGGGGTTCTGATGGTAACACCAGAGCTGAACCAATCCACCCCACTCCTCTGGGAAGGGTGTAATATACAGTCCGGACTCACGCAATAATGAAAGGAAACGTGAGAGTAAGGCCGAAAGACCTTGCCGCCGCTTTTGCGGTCAGATTAGCGGTATATCAGCGCTAATAAGTAACAGAAACGACAAGATCCTGATACAGTGGGTGAATCCATGCGCCCAGCCGCATAGTAATATGCGAGCAAGCAAATGGCTATATCGGTTAAAGGCCGGAGACGGTTCAGACCGAGGAAAGATTGAATTTTAGCTTCCATTCTCTTCTATCTTAATGTATAATTGAGGTAAAGGAGTGGATGAAAATGAAAAGGAATATTAGTATTATTGCTCTCATCGTTATGTTGTTGGGAGTGTTGTGTGGTTGTTCCAGTAGAGTTAAACCCGGAAGTGGCAGCGGTGACGCTAATGCTGACTGTTATTTTCCCCTAAAAATAGAATTTGATTCGCAGAAATCTCCATACGATGGTTCTATTGAATATTGGTTTACCGGAGAAAATATTTCTCAGGATACCTTAGAGAATGCTGGGTTTTTAGTTGATTTACTTGATAAAAAAGGACGCACATTGACTACATTAGGTGCTCCGTGTGGTTCTACAGTTGAGCCAAGTCGTAAGTTTAGTACAGCTGTTTATATAGACGATACTTTTGATATGTGGAACAAACGAGACAAAATTGTGGCGTTTGCCATAACAAAATATTTTGATGATAACCATGAATCTTGTGAGCTTAATGAACCTATCTATATTCCTTTAAGCTAATTCAAAATCCGTAGAGACTGTAAAGCCCCGCTTGGTAACAAGCGGGGCTTCGCCATTCCCCCGCTCTGGGGTGAAGATACAGTCCGAACTCGCGCTATAATCTAACAATGAAACGCGAGAGCAAGGTTTAACGGCCTTGCCGCCACAAAAGTGGTCAGTAGGCGACCCGCCGAAAGTAACAGATTGACATGGGCTAAAACCCTTACTATGTACCTCCGTGCCGCTAAAGCTGATGCTGAAGAGGCCGGAATCGAAACGGATGGTATGGCAAACTCTGTAAGTGAGCTTCGCGAAACCATCAAAACTTTAACTCACGATAAAGTGGACATTATGTCTGATGAGGCTGGAACGCAATTTAAGAGCACTACGCAAATTATGCGTGAAATTGCAGAAGTTTATGACAGCCTCAGCGACGTGGATCAGGCCGCTTTGCTCAAAACCATTTCGGGTAGATCAACCTTGCCCGGTTGTACAGTAATGTGCAATAACAACATATTTAATTGCAGGTACCCCCTAAAGCCGCACACCACAATAAGCGCGAAAGCAGTTTATGACGGTGCGAAAGCAGAAACAACGTGCGGATTGCATACGGTCAAAAGCCTAAGTGCAGTAACAATGGGTGATCATGCAGCCAAGCTCCTATCGGTCTCATGACACGGAGAAGGTTCACAGACTATCCCTCGGCTCTTTATGAGCAACAGGAGTACGGCGCAAGCAAAGGCGTGGGTGAAAATCCCTTAAATGGAAAAGGTATGCCCCTTGGTTGCAAGGGTGAAGAAATAGTCGGGTCTCATGTGAAAACATGAGGTTGTAGATACAACATAAGGCTTTGCAAACCTTGTAAACACAAACGAAGAGAATGGCGAATACAACTTCAGCGCTCATCCAGAACTGGTCGACCGTTGAGGACGTCATCGAGTCAACTAAAAACGCAACTGGCTCAGCTGATGCCGAGAACGCAAAATATCTTGATTCTATTCAAGGTAAACTTGCACAGTTCCAAGCGCAATTCCAGTCCGCAAGCACGAGTGTTCTTGACTCAGGCTTTGTGAAAGGCACAATCGACGCCGGCTCTGGCATTCTCGGGTTTTTCAACACCCTGATTGATAAAGTTGGCGTTCTTCCGGGGCTTCTCGCCCCTGTAGTTTCCCTGCTTCTGTCAATGAACGGGAAAAGCATTATCGGAGGGAAAGGAGAATCTGGAGAAAACACTTTGGACGGAAGTGGTTTGTTCAGTTGGCTTAAAAATTATAACACCAAAAATCACGACTACTGGAAGGAACAAAATGATATTCTGAAAAGCTACGCTCAGATGAAGCAAAAACTCCGCGGTGCTGATTTTGAAAAAGCTCTTTCTGGTGCAACTATTCAAAGCCGTGAGTTCGCTAAATCCCTTGACACCGTTGGGAATGAGTATGATGTTGTTACCGGACAAATCGATAACTTCACTGCAAAGCAAGAAAAAATAGGAACCCTCGGAGCTAAGATTACATCGACTTTTAAGGGGATTGGGTCTGCTATTGCAAGTATGGCCGTTTCGATGGCAGCAGTTATGGCTATTCAAATTGCAATAACCGGAATTGCAACTGTTATTGATAAAGCGATTATGTCCGCAAAAGAAGCCTCGGAAGTAACCGGAACTGTGCTGAGTAACTATTCCAAAGCTACGTCCGAAATTGATAATAATCTTTCGTCTGTGGACAATATGCGCGAGCGGTTTGAAGAATTGTCTAAAGGTGTAACCGAAAGCGGCAAAAACGTTTCTCTTTCCGCTGAGCAATATCAGGAATATCAGGATATGGTATCCCAGCTTGTGTCCATAAACCCAGCTCTTATTCAAGGATACAACGATGAACAGCAAGCTATCATCAATAAGAACGAAGCTATTCAGCAGACAATTGATCTACTCAAGCAACAGCGTATTCAGGAAGCAAACGAAACGGTTTATGGCGGTTCTTCGACAAACGATGGTCACAAACAAAATTACGAAGCCGCTTATATCGACATGGAAGGCCAGATTGATCAGGCAAATCAAGAACTGGACAATGCTAAGGGTGGCATAGCTTCTTTCCTCAAAAAAGCATACAAAGAAGCTGCTGAAGCTGGAACAGGTGAAGCATCAAAATTTCAAAAAATATTAGAATCTGCAGCCGGTCAGACGTTCGACGAATATGCCGATTACTGGAAAGCTAAAGGCTCGAAAAAAGTTGGAATGGATGGCTTTATTCTCGGAAACAGCGACAAATTTGGAGATAATATTCAAGACATCATCAATCAATTAAATGATGCCAACTTGCTTTCTAAAGATCTCGCCTCGGAAGGAGTTAATGTCGAACGGACTTGGTCTGCTGCAATGGATACTTATGATAACGCGAGCGGTTCTCTGAAGCAAGTTATGCAAGCAGCTCTTGAGGCAAACGCTCAATACTACGACCTTTCACAGTCACAACAGGCATTTCTTTCTGATTACGTCTCCGGCATTGACACTTCTATGTTAAAAGGCAAAGGCGAAAAAGCCGCGCTGAATTATGCAAATGCGATGATGAAGGTCGTAACCGAAACTGATGCTGGCAAGAACGCTATCGATTCTTATTACAAATTGCTTGATAAACGTGACAGTATGCCGTTCGACCAATTCGAAGGACAAGCGACTCAACTTTTTGATATTATCCGCGCCCAGCTTTCTAACTATTTGACGGATGATGAGATGGCAAGTGTTGACCTCTCGAAAATTTTCGGGATTACTCAATTTGAGGAAGATATGAAGCAAATGCGAGAGGCCATCCGCAGTAATTTTACCGAAGCTCTCAGTGGTGCAGAATTTGATGGAACTTCGCTTGAGACTTTGCTCAATGGGTTAGACCTTGAAAAGTTATCTAAGAATCAGCTTTCTGCTCTAAACTCAGCCCTGATTGACACCGGTGAACGGGCTTCAGAATTTGCTGTCCGTCTCGCGACCCTCGCTCAAGCAGGAGCTCTTCCTGAAGCTCTGGATGCAATCTCTAAATCGTTGGATACTCAGGCGGAATCATTGAATACAGTTTCCGGCGCTCTTACAGAATACGAGACATCGATGGAAGGTGTGACCGACCACGTTCAAGACCACGAGAGCATGGTTTCAATTTATGATGATTTCGCAGAATCAGTAAATAAAGGACAAATCAACACCGAGGAAGCTCGTAATCAGATGGAACTTCTTATCGGTAAAGTTGTCAGCTTAAAAGAAGCGAAGCAGTGGATCAAGGACAACGAGGGTCTCTTCTTAACAGGCACAGATGAGGATAATGTCGGTCAAGATCTGACCGGAACGCTTAATACCCTTCATAAGAAGTACAACGAACTCAGCGCTGACAAGAAAAAAGTCGTCGATGGACTAATGGACGTAGATTGGAACACCGGTTCCATGCAAGTTGCGCAGCATGATGTTGTCGCCCTGGCCGACGCTTTTGGTATTTCGGCAGCCTCTTTGCAGCAGTCTCTCGACCTAATTTCTACTTATTCGGACTATGTTCCCAAAACGGTTGGTTCTGTTGTGTCAAGTATTCAGACATTGAATAATGAGACTTATCGTATCAAACAATCTGTGAATGAAGCAGACCAATCAACCACTAAGGCTTGGGAGCACATGAGTAGTAGTGCCAAGCTCGCGCTCGAGTCGCTGACCGAAGGTATGGACATTGACGTTAAGAACATGTCTGTAGCCGAACTTGATTCTCTCGTGGCTGCTATGAATCGGTTCAAAGCAAGTATAGGTGGAGACACACCTACGTTCGATGGGTTGAAAGCCTCACTTGAAAGTGTTAAGACAGCGTCAGGTGAAGCTGCGGCAAGTGTTGAACGTCTTAGCGACGGTGGTTGGTCGATTAACGTAACCAACTTGGATGCGTTCGCGGGTAGTCTTGGTATTACGAATGAGCAAGCGCAGATAGTGCTGAACACATTGGCTAAAATCCAAGATGAGTCTGGTAACCCCGTTCAGCTCACCATTGAGGGAAACACTGTTGAAGCCGAGAAAAAGGGCAACGCTATCGATGAAGCGCTCGCTCCTATCGAGCGCGAACGCGGAATAAAAATTGAGACTGCGAGCGCTAATCGGGCAATAAACTCACTGAAAGTTAAGGTAGACAGTACACTAGGCCATCTGAGTTATGCTATCAATTTTACCAAGGGCAGTGTTCCAAGCGCTCCGGTGTACAGCGGGTCGAATAGCTATCCAAGTGCTACTGGTTCTCCACGTCGAAACCCAAAGCAGTTCTACACTGGTCATGTTGGCAAAATGACTCAGTACGCATCTGGCGGTAACGCGATTGGAGGCAAAACCCTTGTTGGTGAGCTTGGCCCTGAGCAGTGGATTTCTCGAGACGGCAAACACCATAAATTTGTTGGCCTCCACGGAATGGAAGTTATTGATACTAAGCCCGGAGACGCTATCGTCCCTGCAAATCTAACCGCGGGCCTGATGCGTGGGAATATCCCTCACCAAGCCGATGGCGGAGTGTGGGGCGGCGTTAGCGCAAGTAACCCTTTGGGCAATTTGAACTATGGTACGGGCGGTAAATTCAGAAATTGGACATCTTCCAGCTCCCCTAAAAAGTCCAACGCCACCGTCAAAGTCTCTGCTGACACCTCTCAGATTTCAGATTCCGCAAAGGAAGCTCTCGACAAGATTAAAGAAGAAGTCGAGGACATCATCGACCAGATTGAGCACAAGATCTACCTCGTCGAAAAGCAGCGTGGCGATCCGATGCAGATTGTCGCTTATTATAAGCAGATTCAAGCTGAAGCCAAGAAAGCTGCCGACAGATTCCGTGCTCAAGGGCAAAAAGACTCGTCAGAGTATGTGAGGTCACAGCAAAAGACATGGTGGGAAGCGCATGACAGCATCATCGACACGATGAAGGACATGTACGACAAAATCACGTCGGAACATGAAAATGCTATCAAACTGGCCGAGCGAAGCCTTGACCGTCTGCTCGATACTGATAAGCTCGAACGCTCTTTCACTCGTGCTCAGCGTAAGATTTTCAATTCGGCAAAGCTGTCGCAGAATATTCTGAACGGTGTCGCCAAGAAGGGCAATCCTCTGGCCGGCATCTTCAGCGGCATTGCAGACAGTTTCGAAACCAAGACTGTTGATACTATCTTCTCGTCTATCGATGGCGACGCAATTGAGTCTACGCTCAACGGCATCATTGACCATTATCGCGAAGCTCAGAAGAACCTGCACAAGGAAGCGCAGTATTACCGCGGCATGGGATATTCCGATCTCAGTGACGAAGTGGCCGACCTCTCCGACCAGTGGTGGGAGTACGAAGACGCTGTTAAGGATGTTAAGCAAAAAGTCATCGACTATCTCTCTGATATCGTTGATGCGGCAAGCGAATCTGTTGATACGATTCAGGACGTTCTCGACACGTTCAAGAAGGCCGCCGAGGAATACTCGACAAATGGTGGTTTCATCTCCGTCGATACCTTCCAAGAAATCTCCAAACTTGGCGTCGAATACATGGGATACCTCAAAGACGAGAATGGTCTTCTGACCATCAACGAGGAAGCCATCAACCGCGTTATCAAAGCTAAGACTGATCAGATGGCTTTGGAAAGCGCCTCCGCTTATGTGGAGCGTCTGCGCATGGCTCTGCAGGAGAACGACGTTGTTTCTCTAAATAATCTGCTGAACGCAACGGCCGACCTGACTGAGGTTCAGTGGAGTTCTGTGTACGCGCAACTCGCTATGCTTGACCTCACTAAGGAAGGCTACGAGCAGGCAGTTAAGAATGTAGATGCATACCGCAGCGTTCTGGCTAACGTAAAAGCCGGCGTCGGAATCGACTTCGATGACACCAAGGATAGCGTTGACGCTCTGTTCAAGTACGTCGAGGATATGATTCGAGACGAAATCGACCAGCAGGTTGACGCTCTGGAAGAGCTGAAGGATAAGTATAGCGAGATCATCGACAAGAAGAAGGAAAGCCTGCAACTCTCCAAGGACGAAGCCGACTATCAGGACGAGGTAGCCGACAAGGTCAAGGAAATGGCAAAGCTCCAAGAGAAGATCAACGCTCTGTCTCTGGATGACAGCCGCGAGTCAATCGCAAAGCGTAAAGACCTTGAAGAGCAACTCGCCGATCTCCAAAAAGAACTTGGCGAGACGCAGGCAAATGAAGCCTATGACCGTCAGACCGATAATCTTGATAAGATGCAGGAGGCTTACGAGAAGGAAAAGGACGCCGAGATTAAGAAACTGCAGGATTCAATTTCATCGGAGGAAAAACTCTACCAAATGGCTCGAAAGAGAATACAAGATGGTTGGGCAACACTTTACGATGATTTAATTGAATATAACACTCGTGCGGGTTCGGACATCAATGCCAAGGTTACGCAAGCATGGCAAGACGCCCAAAAGGCTATGGAGAAGTACAATGCTACTTACCTCGAAGTCTATGATCGTCTTGGTGAAAACGGTTCCAATTCTTCTTCCAACGGTTCCAACTCCAATATCATTGGCGATTCGAATAAATACGGCACTGGGGATGCAGATGCGGCTGGGATCGCTCGAATCGTGGCGAAGATGAAGAAGAACAGTGATACTTGGTCTGCCAACATGACGGTGGAGCAGAAGAAAGCGCTCAACCAAAAGAATGCCGACTATGCTGGTCAACTCAACAGCCAGTACGATCTCGGTGTTCACTATGATGGTCACACTGGTGTTTGGTATGACAAGTATGGCAATAACATCTATGATAAGTACCTCGGTATATACCACACCGGCGGCGTTGTCGGCGATGCCTCTACCCTGCGTCAAGACGAGATGATGGCGATTCTGCAAAAGGGCGAAATCGTGCTCGACAAGCCCAAACAGCAGTCGCTCGACTCCATTCTCAAGGTGATGTCCGCCATTACCAGCGGTTTGTCCGCTTCTGCCCTGCCTGACCTGTCCAAGGCCGCTCAGATGCCTGTTTCCGGCGTGAACCGTGAAGTTGTCACGATCCCGCGTGAAAACGTCACGAACGTTACCTTCGGTGACACCATCATCAAGGGTGCGGACGGAGACACGGTTAAGCAGCATGAAGCTGTATCTCGCCGCATGGTCAACGACATTATCGAAGTTCTCAAAATCAAAAAATAATGGCCGGCGCGGTATGGAAACATGCCG